TGTAGCAAATTTCAAACATAATAATATGCAACCATTTTTTGGTTCTAAGGTGCGGGGTGGAACGGCCGATGCGCAGCAAGAGAGTATATTAGATAATATGTTAGGGTCTGGCTCTCAACAGCGTACAAAAGAGGAACGGGCGCCATTATTCAAACCGTCAACAGATAATAAATTTATAAATGGTGCGCCGAATATGAGTGAATTTTATTTGTCGAGAGTAAATGCGAGTCATAAACAGGCAAATACAAAACCATGGGAAGAAGAGAGAGTAGCACCAGGTTTAGGAAAGGGATTTACAACAGATGGAGGGGATGATGGTTTTAATAATGGCATGGCCTTGCGTGAAACCTGGGCACCAAAAGATGTAAATGAATTACGTGTGAAAAATAATCCCAAACAGACATTTACATTAGATGGATTAGAAGGTCCGGCAGGGTCAAAGGTTCATGAAATGGGTAAGATGGGGCGTATGGAAAAGCATACACCAGATACGTTTTTCATAAATAATAAAGAACGATGGCTATTGACAGGTGCAGGAAACAGTGCGCCTACGCGTCGTTCAGAACAAATGCATAAAGATCAGAATAGAAGTGAAACGAGTATGGAATATACTGGAATAACAGGAAATGCAAGCAATAATAGTGGTGGTGCTAGTGCGACATATGCTCCTCACACATACCTAGAAGGTCATAAGCAGCAATTAGATGCTCAGGCTGTTTTGGGTGGGATATCAATGTCAAAGAATGCAGGGGTGAGTGACACTAATGGTAGAGAGGGTTTTAATGTGTTAACAAATAATAGGTCGAGTCAGAAACAGCCAGAGAGTACGGGTTTTATGAGTAGCGTGGTGGGTTCGATGATGGCGCCTTTATTAGATACGATGCGTCCAGGTCGTAAAGAAAATACTTTGAAGAACCTGAGAGAATGTGGTAATATAAATGGTGTTGCCCCGGCAAGTTATGTAGATAACCAGAAAGATAGTTGTCCGAAAACCATTCGTGAAATCAATGGTTCCAAATTCCATATGAATATCCAGGGGCAGGGTGGTGATGCTTATCATGTAACCGAACATCAGAAAGTTTTTAATCAACGCGACAAAACCAATTATTCAACCTTTGGAAATGTTGGTGGGTCTGTTCAGGGTTTAGCACCGGCATCGAATGATTCGGCAATGAATCAACGAGATAATCCTTACAAGGAGGCTACAACATATAATAGGTTCGAACATGGTGCCTCTTCACATTTTAATAATGGTATAAATGTGACAATCGACAAAAATGATCAGGACCGCAATAACAATAGAATGTTTGTTCCCACAGACGGTCCAACTGCTAATATTGGAGTAGACACCATGAGTCGTACTACGAAAGTCCCGCAATTAAATAGTATAGGTCCGAATCGTATGGACGGAGACCTATTAAATGCTTTTAAGAAAAATCCCTATACACATAGTCTTCATAGTGCACCTTAATGTCCAATAAAATTATATTAAAGATGTAATATAATTTTATATATGTTATCAATCCATAAAAATATATACAAATCATTAGAATATTATAAGAAAACCAAAAATGTTCCCAATATTTTATTTCATGGTGAAAGTGGATGTGGAAAAAAAACGATTGTTAAAACATTTGTAGATTCGCTTTATACCAATGCAGACGATAGAACTAAATATGTACTGGTGGTAGATTGTATTATAACAAATGGTATTAAATTTATACGGGAAGACCTAAAATTTTTTGCACAGTCTCAAATTAATGCAAAAGATGGCGTGTCTTTTAAGACAATAATTTTATTAAATGCAGGTCAACTAACATATGATGCACAGTCGGCATTAAGAAGATGTATCGAACAATTTAGCAGTACAACTCGGTTTTTTATTATTATAGAAGATAAAACAAAACTATTAAAGCCATTGTTATCGCGGTTTTCAGAAATATTTGTTCCATTGCCATTTGTTAATAATCAAAATTATAATTTATATCAATATAAGAAAAAATCACAGGACGCATATAAAAATTATAATTATCGTCGATATATATGGTTGAAAAACTATTTTAAGAATCACCCCACTACACCTGATAATATATTATCACAAGTAAATATATTAATTGACAGGGGGTATAATGCAATTGAATTTGATGGTTATGTAAAAAAACACAAAACCCAGGAAGAAAAAATAATAATTGTTTCATTATTATTTGAAAAAATTCGAAAAGAAATCAAAAGTGAAAAACTACTGTTGTTAAATTATTTAAACAATTTTTTTTTACGTTCTAATGAACATTTAGAAAATATATTAGATATGTAAATGGACGACTATACGAATGAAAGCCTGATGGAATCACGTAATGAATGGGTTGCGCGCTTAATTAATATACTTCAACCCCATTTAGTAGAAGGCGTTAATTCAATATTTAAAGAATCCTATGATATGTGTGTTTCAAATAATGAAAATAACAAATATTTGATGACGTTTCAAAATTTTTTAAGTCGAATACCGAGTTGGAACCAAACGATAATTGATCAAGAATGTGAAAGAATTATTACGAATAGTAAATGTAATTATATAAATGATTTATTGACATGTGTTCATGTTATAATGTTAAAATCGTTAACAAATGTGCGTGTATGTAAAAATCAGAAGAAAATTGATATTGATATTCCCAAATTTGAAGGGTTTATCCATACGGTATATATTCAAATTGCTCGCAAATTATACAAAAATATATATTTATATGAACAGGATTGTACTCCTTTACAAAAACAGAAAAATAGCCGGGAGTGTGAGCTCATCATCCGAGAGTGTATTCTTGGGACAATTCGTGATACTATCCCAGTAGATACAATATTGAGGGCGTACATGAGTGAAAATATGGAAGAAGAAGTTGACGTTGAACAACCTGTCGATATTTCACATAATACCATAGCATCTCCTGCTGCTCCTGCTGTACCTGCTGCACCTGCTCCTGCTGCACCTGCTGCACCTGCACCTGTGCCTGATGAACTTGCTGCACATGCACCTGTGCCTGATGAACTTGCTGCACATGCACCTGTGCCTGATGAACTTGATGAACCTGCGCCCTCACGTCGAACATCACCTCCGGCGACGCCACCACCACCACCACCAGCAGTCAATTTATTAGAAGATATGAATACTATAATTAAATCCGATACATTGGAGCCAATCGAATTAGACTTTGATTCATTACCACACTCAGATGATACAGGTTCGATTAAAATAAATGGGGAGGAGGATAGTCTTTTATCTCTTGATGATATTACGGAACTTTAATTTGCGTTAAACTTTTTCGAAATCTATATTTATAATTATAAATGCAAGATAAACTATTGGTATCTGTTGTAATATCTGTTTTTTTCGTTTTATGTAAGTTTATTGATGTCCGATTTATACAAAAACAGCCGTCGGCTCCGCCCAAACATTTAGCAAAAGATGCAGTTTATACTTTTATGAGCAGTTTATGTGGATTATATATAGTAGAATATATTGGAGGTATGAGTGCGATAGGTACAAAACAAACAGGTGCATTTTTAGATGAGCCAAATTTTTAATCATATAATTTATTCAATGTGTCAATATTGAATATATTAGGCTGAGCCTTTCGATTGATTGCTTTTTTTCCGGTAAGTTTATATAAATCAAATATAGGATTGGTCATCTGATTTTGAGGCGTATGTTTATGAACAGTTCGTGCAATCATTTTATATAATTTAAATTCGGGGTATCTTTCATTTCCATTAGATTTATAAAGTATATTTTTACCATTGTCATCATAGCACCATTGACAAATTAATTTTGCGACGTCCGAAAGATTTTCATAAATATCCGGTTTGGTATAATCAACTTCATCATCAATAAAAAAATCGAAGAGGGAGCAGCCAAATCGACACAAATCGAAACTCGGATTTGGTTCAATTCGTGGTTTCTTCATATTCATATATGGTTCAAAGTTATACTGTGTAGCTGCATCACCCTTATTTGAAAAGCTATTACTGCATATTCTCTCTTTCTTGTATCGATAGATGCTTCTTCCAAAATCAATAATTTTGTAAATTTTCCCAAAGGTTGGTACTTTGTAATAATTACCATTATAGCAATAATATAAGTATTCTTTTTTGGTTTCTACGTACATAATATTATTTGTATGCAAATCATTATGTGTGAAATCAAATAGTTTTTGATACGTTAATAAGATCATAATTACTTGTAACAATATACTTATCCATTCATTGGTTTCTATACTATTATTTACCATATAATTATCTAACGTATTTGCACATTTTTCACTACATATTGCAAGTACTGGGAATTGTTTAATTGAAACAGTTATTACTTCATCAGAAGACAATTCATCTTCATCTTCGTCTTCGTCTTCATCTTCATCTTCATCAGTACTAGATTCATCATCATTTGTATATGAAGATCTGGAAGAACATGATGATGATGACGATGAAGATGGAGATATCTTTACATCAATATTATATATTTCTTCGCAATCAGAAGTGCTTTTAATTTCATTGTTATTATCTGAAAGGTCAATAATATCATCTAAAACAACAGTGTCATTTTTGATAGAAAGTTTTGACATATTTTTTCGGGAATGAAACAATGATAAATCATTATATGTTTCATCATCAATCTTAAATAAACCATTAATATTATTTTTAAAAAAATCGGATTCTACAAGATATTCAATATCATCAAATGCATTTACTTTTAGATTATTTTTAAGTCCAGTAAATCCGCCATAATATCTAATCCCGCCCATAAACTGAGTTTCTTCTGATAATTTACTTGACAAATACGAAAAGAAACTGTCGACATAAGATAAATTATTTGGGTCATTAATCATTTGTTGTATTTCATTCATAGACTCTGGGTTAAATTCTGGCAAAATACTAATAGTTTCATATTTTCCGATCATATATTTTAAAGGGTCAATCAGAGGCGAATATTTAATAAATACATTAGTAAGTAATTCAGGGTCATGAGAATCTTTTTTTACATTGCATTCATACGTATTTTCGCTTATTTTTTTAGTAATAGTATCAATAAAGAATTCATGATTTAAAGAAATCGAATTATAATTATTTTCATTTAAACTAAAAAATTTTTTATAAAGTGGCATGAATAATTGTGGTTGTTCTAATTCACAGATATCTGTGAATTTAGCCAAAAGGGTTTCGCGGTTTCGTTTTACATATTGCAAATCCATTTAGCTAATATTGATATTATTTGTTGTATTTTTAAACTTATTATTATATGCGTTTTAAAGATTATCAATAACTATATATATATAATACAATGTCACTTGAATTGAAAAAATTTAATATGAGGGATATTAGTTTCAAACCAAATGAAAATAAAGGGCCAGTTGTGGTATTAATTGGGCGACGTGATACTGGTAAGAGTTTCCTTGTGCGCGATTTATTATTTTATCATCAAGATATTCCTATTGGAACTGTAATCTCTGGGACAGAAGCGGGAAATGGATTTTATAGTTCTCACGTTCCTAAATTATTCATTCATGATGAATATAATACGGCAATCATAGAGAATGTTTTGAAACGGCAAAAAGCTGTTTTAAAACAAATTAAAAAGGAACAAGAAACACGTACTAGGTCCAATATTGATCCTCGCACGTTTTGTATATTAGATGATTGTTTATATGATGCGGGTTGGACCAAAGATAAAATGATGCGTTTACTTTTTATGAATGGTCGTCATTGGAAAGTTATGTTAATCATTACAATGCAATATCCATTGGGTATTCCGCCTAATTTAAGAACAAATATCGATTATGTATTTATTTTGAGAGAACCTTATATCGCCAATAGGAAAAGGATTTGGGAAAATTATGCAGGAATGTTTCCTACATTTGAGTCTTTTTGCCAAGTGATGGACCAATGTACCGAAAATTTTGAATGTTTGGTTATTAATAATAATTCAAAATCTAATAAATTAACCGATCAGATTTTTTGGTACAAGGCAGAAAACCATCCTGCATTTAAATTAGGTTCCAAAGAATTCTGGGAAATTAGCAAGGGAATGCAAAGTGATGATGAAGACGAAGCATATGATCCAGTATCGTCTCGCAAAAAAGGAGCTGGTCCTAAGATAAATGTCCGGAAGTCAAGATGGTAATTTTAAAAAATTGATTTTACAGCCTCGCACATTTAATCCGGCACAAAATACCCAATTAAAAAAGACTATTAATTTACAACTAAAGTATTTATTGTAATTATATTACCGCTTATTTTTTCAAGGTTCCTCCGAGAGCTTTGGCGATGCGTTGTGCGAGTTTCATATCCCGTGGATATCTATTGGATTCAATATCTTGAATAATTTTGGGGGTAATATTTAGCAAAATTGCTACTTCTTTTTGTGTTTTATTCCGAGATGCGCGAAGCGCAGTCAGTTGTTTAACAATGTCACGGGGCATCATATCCGATTTTTGAGCATCGGTATTATTAGTTAGTTCAATTGTTTTTTTTTGTTCGGATGTAAGATTTTTTTGGGGGACCTTTTCAGGAGCATCCGATTTTTTTGAATTCAAAACCATAGGGCTCCAGTCTTGCATATTAGTATCTTGCATATGTATATATAATATTGCGTCATTTTTTTATATCAATTATATATATAATGAACGGTGGTGAGATAATCGGACAAGGTTCATATGGATGTGTATTTAATGAACCATTATTATGCGAAAATGAAACTGTGCGTAAACATGGTAAGGTTTCTAAACTTTTAGCGACTGCTGATGCAAGAGCCGAAATCTCAGAAAATAATAAAATTTCTAAGATTGACCCAGGATATAAATGGCATTTACAATCGTATAAAAGTTGCAAGCCAAAATTACCGACCGAATCTGATGAGGCGTATAAATGTAATATTATTTCCGACGATGTCATGGAATTAATGTCTGAACAATGGAACACTGGTGGATCCGACAATTCTATGTTGAAAAATTATAGAAATATCTTGCAAGAAAATGGTGGTACTAGTGTATCTGGTTATATTGCGAATAAACCATCATCCTTCAGCAAACAATCTTCAAGAAATAAAGCTTTTATAAATTTATTTATCCAAAGTGAAAATCTTTTATTGGGAATTAAAGAATTATATGAAAAAAATATGTGTCATTTTGATATTAAAACTGATAATGTAGTTTATAATGAGGATAAAAAACGTTTTAATTTTATTGATTTTGGATTGACCAGACCAATCGATAAAGTGAAAACGTTCGAAGCACTATGGCGAGCCTATTGGGTATGGCCATTAGATGTCTGGTTGTGTTACCAAACTCATAAAACTCAATATTTGGACAAAAAAGGGGAGTTGGTACAAATTGGTGTCAAGTTCAGATATGAAAACTCATATGCAAAAACTGTCGTGGAATCGAATATTGGGAAAGGGAATATATATACTGATTGTTTAAACTCATTGGAAAAAATAGAGTCTTATAAAGAATATATTAAAAAAGAGGGATATGCAACCTTTAGGAGGCGCGTAAGTGAAAGCATTGATACGTTTAGCTTAGGAATTTTGTATATGCAAATGTGGGTTGGTTTTACAGGTACCCGTTTTGATGTTGGTGTGTGCAATTTAAATTCCAAAATGGAACATTACAATGAGTTGAAAGCAATTCATGATTTCATAAATTTAATGCTCGTATCGAATAGTTTACATCGTATGAGAGCTCCACAAATATATGAACATTATATTAATAATGTGAAGCCTATACTATCAGGTATTTTGTCTCATGGGACTAGTTCCGCTCCCAAAATATTATTAAATGCGCCTGATATGATTCCTTCTGGCGAAATCGTACAAAGAAAGCTCTGTCCAGATGGACAAATATTAAATCCTAAAACCAGACGATGCGTCTCATTAACCGGCGCAATTGGGAAAAAAATATTAAACCAAAGGAAAAGACATTCTGCAATGGTTAATCTAAGTAGTTCTCAAAAAAGCATTAATAAAACGAAAAAAGTCTGCCCTGTCGGAAAAATTCTAAATCCTAAAACCAATCGTTGTGTCGCCTTAACGGGAGCTATTGGGAAAAAACTTGCCACAAAGAAAAACAGCTCGAGACGCTAATCGAGACGCTTATCGAAAGCCTAATCCACCACTCATCTGCGGTTTGAAATCAGGGATTTTATCTTGACTCATCACTTTGTAATTAGGTACTTTCTTGCAAGAAAAGTCTGGCTCTGGGCACCGGCCACACGGGGGGCACGCAGGACATTTTTTCTCAGTTGGTGGTGCAACAGGACATGCAGGACATACGGGGGGCACAACTTGTGATTTAAGAATATATAAATCTTCCTGGTCTTTTGGTATATCTGCTTTTTTCACACCGCCTGGAATATATTGTCCTACATTTTCCGAATTCTTCTGGTCTAACATATTTCCCGGATGCGGTGTATTATATTGCCCCACTGGATTAAACATTGCACTTACGTTCTTTGGTACTGGAGTATCATGCAAATCATTATTGCCATATGGGTTGAGATTCTTATAGTGGTCTGCGGTTAATGCAGGGTCATTTGAATCCATACGGTCATGATCTTTCGCATTATAGGAAGTTGTTTGAAATGTATTTTCATCATAATATAATGGAACTTCATTCGTTAATCCTTCGTGTATATTTTCCGAGAAGAAACGCACACTTAATAAACAAAATAATGCAAATACAAAACTAAGTAAATTATTATTAATTTCTAATCCTCCACCAAATTTCATTATATTATTAATTGATATAAAATATTTAGAAAAACTAAATATATGACTCTTAAAACTAATTATTCAGAAGCTGATGTAGAAATTGGAGTAGATGAAGCTGGGCGAGGGCCTATGTTTGGTCGTGTATATATTGGTGCCGTAGTTATTCCCAAAAATTCAGATATTGATTGGTCTATTGTTAAAGATAGTAAAAAATTTAGTTCAAAGAAAAAAATATTAGAAGCGGCAGAGTTTGTTAAAGCACATGCCTTGCATTGGAATGTTTCATGGGAAGATGAATCAACCATAGACCGCATTAATATTCGCCAAGCGACATTGAAGGGAATGCATAGTTGTATTAAAACTATTTTAAACGAATGTGAGCATGCAACACATGAAAATACTATGTTGTTAATTGATGGCAATGATTTTAGACCATATATGATACTTGGTCCAGAATGTGAACTTATCCCAATTAATCATATTTGTATAAAAGGTGGCGATAATGAATATGTAGCAATTGCGGCGGCTTCTATATTAGCAAAGGTACATAGGGATGAATATATTAACGATTTGTGTGAAAAATATCCACTTTTGAGTGAATATTATTCAATTGATACAAACAAAGGATATGGTGCAAAAGTTCATATGGAAGGCATTAAGACACATGGAATAACACAATGGCATCGAAGAACATTTGGAATATGCAAAATTGCTAATACTAATGATTTATAATCTTTCTATATATTATGTTTGCTTTATTTTTAATTGTGGTAATTATGGCTATTTTAGGACGAGCATTTTTAATTTCAAAACACAGGGAGGGTTTCAATAATGGTGACGGTGCTGACCCAATAACTTTATTTGGCAATGGATCAGAATATTTATATGGCCTAAGACATATTGCTCAGTCGAATATAAACTCGACCATTTTAGAATATGATGTATCGTTATCGAGAGAATCGAAAGAGGATATTCAATATTTTGACATTTGGAATATGGCAAACCCAAATTCTATACCCAATACACAAAAAATTTATACGTACCTGAATGGGGGGGCAGGGGGGGCAGCTCCCTCTCTAATGAACACCGTAGGTGATGAAGTTGAAGATATTTCTGGATTTTTGATTGGATGTGCCAAAGCTGTTGCGGACGCAGATTTATCATATGGTGAAATAAGTGAAACTGGATGTAGAGGGAGCAATAGTCTAGCAGATGGTCCTGGTATGACATTGGGTTCTGAGAAGGTATCAAATGTCTCAGGCGCCGGCGACAAAGGTTACTTACTTACGTTTGATGCAAAGAAATTAGTAGATTTGATTGAAAAACCTCCAACGTTCAGGAATGGAGATGTTATGGAGACTGCTGGTTCATGTTCAATCGTCTATGATAATGCAATTGATGGATGGGTATGTGCAAGTAATTGCCTTATTAAGAAGGAACCTGATTCTACAAAAGGTAATATTAAAAGAGGAGGAAACGCATTAGAAGGTGACCTTGGAGACAACGACACTCTATATCACTTACCTATAAAGGGTGAAATTAAACATGGTGATACATATGAGTTTCAATGTGATACAATTAATTCCATGTATGCTTTACCAAGTGGTGCACCAGCAGAGCCACGAAAATGCCTATTTGGAAAATTAAATGAAGTGCGTGAAGATCAACAATTAGTTTGTGGGAGCGCGAGTGAAGTGCCGAAATGTGATGTATTAACAAATGTTGATGACGTTAGATGTTTAACTAGAACATATTCTGACGCTGCCACTGGTAAACGTTACAGATACTGTCCAATCATTTGCAACAATAAAGATGGTGATACGAGCCAAGGGGCATGTAATGTAGATCAGGATTGTGTTGGACATTTATATAAACTTGATCCAAGTGATACGACAAAACGCACACCATATAAACATCCAATTGCTGGTATAAATGATGGCATAGGTTATACGCGCATTGAGGTTGATGAAAATGATAATCCTTCAAACATAAATTTAGATAGAACTAATAGTGTGATATATGCAGACCTGATGCAATCGCAGACAATGGACCCAGCCGGAGAACAAGATATAGATGTTGGTGCATTAGAGAAGACAACAGTGGGCGGGTTATTTGAACATGTATTAAACAAGATGCCTGTAAAAAATTTGAAGAATTTCATGACAGGGTTACAAAGTTATTTTGCTGCGAGTCCATTAGAATTGAAAGACAAAACTCGGTGGATGAATAATCAGGGTGGTTATGGATTAGATGGCTCAACTGTTGAGGGAGGGTTAAAAAATGCACCATTTTCATCAGCAGGAAGTCACCTCAAAATGTCTCAACTAGCAGATCCCACTAATTTCAAGAATACTAATCAGTATATTGCGAGAGGAAGGGAGATTTTATATGAACGTAAGCGTTCAATGGGGAAGGAAAACCGGTCACTGAATCCGGAAGGTATTCCAAAAAAAACGTTGGAAGAATTGGGTAAAACAGATATGAAAATAGGTAAAATAGCTGCCCAATTAAATAATGAATATATTAGTATGGAGCGAAAACGAATCCTGAGAAAAAATTTACTGGCAGAGAAAGACAAAAAGGTTAATTTAATCAATAGAATTGAATTAGCCGAAGAAAAATATGATACTATTCTTGATGTTGATAAACTAGATAAAGATGCTAATCCAGTACAGTCATCATATTTAGATATGTCCGACGGTGCCCGCAAATTTTTGTTTAAACAAGACGGTTCGGCTGCAATAGAAAAAACGGATGGGAAGCGTGGAGGCATGTTAGGGTTTAAACAAAATGATGATTCATATATTCCATTTAAAACGAGAATGCCGACGTATTATAAGACAGATGACGGACAATATTTAGAAACACCCTCGGCGGGGAATATCTTTTAAGATGAACACATTTCGCATATATCAGGTTCCTGTGTTTGCCCTGAGTTGGCTGAGTGCCCGGCTGTTTGCCCTGAGTGCCCGGCTGTTTGCCCCGAGATGGCTGTTTGCCCTGAGTGCCCGGCTGTTTGCCCCGAGTCGCCTTCCACATTTGTTGTAGGCACAATTGTAAATTGTTGTGCCTGATGTTTTGCCTTACGTCTTAGGTAATACATTCCGGTTTTTAATCCTTTATTCCATGCGAAAAAATGCATAGACGTAAGAGTCTTATAGGTTGGATCTTCCATCCATAGATTCATGCTTTGGCTTTGACAAATATATTTGCCACGGTCTGCTGCCATTTCAATAACATCTTTCATCGAGATTTCCCAAACAATCTTATATTTTTCTCGAAGTTCAGCGGGAATGCATTCACACTGTTGGACACTACCCTTATTTTCAATAATATTATTTTTAAGCTCTGGTGTCCAAAGACCCATATTAGAAAGTTCATTAATCAAATATTTATTTGCCATTACAAATTCTCCCGCCCCTGTGCGACGCGAATAAATATTACTGGTAAGTGGTTCAAAACATTCATTGTTTCCTAAGATTTGACTAGTAGATGCAGTAGGCATTGGTGCAACAAGTAGTGAATTTCTCATACCATAACAGGTAATCTTTTCTTTCAGAACATTCCAGTCATACCCGCAAGGACTAGTATGTTCACCTGCCCATAAATCAAATTGAAACAGTCCTTGGCTCATGGGGCTTCCAATAAATGAGCTATACGCGCCTTCATATGTACCATCCAAGTTTTTAAATTCGGCTTGTGTAATAAAATCCTCACCAAGGATTTTATATAAATCTTTTTTAATTCGCCATTGAGACCCAGGCAAACCAATAGATTGTATATAACTTTCTCCAAAGATAGCTAGCCAATCTTTTTTCATAATATTATTTAATTTATTGAAATCTATATCAAACTCCGTACAATGGGGATCATCATTGCGGAAATGTAGTAATTTCGCATTGTATGCTTCTTTAAATAGTTTAATATATTTGTTTTCTTGTCTTTCTTGTGCGATACGATTAGATTCGGTTACTGCACTAAAATATATTGTTTCAAATATTTTCTTATTAATTATTTTTGCTTCTGGGCTCGCAAAAGGAACATTCATCAATATAAAAACATCAGCAAGTCCTTGCACTCCTATACCAATTGGGCGATGCAATAAATTACTCCGTTTTGTTTTTTCTGTTGGATAGTAATTGATATCGATAATCTTATTTAGATTATATGTTATCGTTTTAACAACCGATGTGAGTTTTTCATAATCAAATATATTATTATTATCGACAAATTGAGTAAGTCCAATACTTGCCAGATTGCAAACCGCCGTTTCTTCACTGTCACTATATTCTATTATTTCAGTACAGAGATTACTACTTTTTATTGTCCCTAGATTTTTTTGATTTGACTTGATATTTGCTGCATCTTTATAAAGTAGATATGGTGTTCCCGTTTCCATTTGACTATCAAGAATACGAAACCATAAATCTCGTGCTTTAATAATGCGACCACTTTGTAATTGGCCCTCCCTATGCCTCCTTTCATAGTCTTCATATAATGTTTCAAAATCTTCTCCATATTTTTCATACAATTCGGTGCATTCATTTGGACAACATAACAACCACTCACCATCTGTATGTACACGTTTCATGAATAGATCAGGTATCCAAAGTCCATAAAATAAGTCTCGACAGCGCTGTTCTTCATCGCCATGATTTTTTTTGAGGTCTAAGAATGATTCTATATCAATATGCCACGGCTCAAGGTAAATTGCAAAACTTCCATTTCGTCTCCCACCACCTTGGTCAACATATCTCGCAGTATTATTGAATACTTTTAGCATTGGGACAATACCATTACTAACACCATTTGTGCCTTTAATATGACTACCAACACCTCGAATGTTATGGATATGAAGACCAATGCCTCCGGCACATTTTGATATAAGAGCCGTATCTTTAAGTGTATTATAAATGCCATCAATACTATCGTCTTCCATGCCTAAAAGATAACACGAACTTAGTTGTTCAAGTCGAGTGCCGGCATTAAAGAGTGTTGGGGTTGCATGTGTAAAATATTTCTGAGACATGAGTTCATATGTTTCCTTAACCTTTTCAAGATGATTGCCATGGATTCCAATAGATACGCGCATCCACATATGCTGTGGCCGTTCAATAATCTTGCCGTTTACTCGCATAAGATATGATTTTTCTAGTGTTTTAAATCCGAAATAGTCAATTAAAAAGTCTCTTTCGTAATCTATCATATTATTGATTTCCTGACCATGTTGTCTAGTAACAGACCATAGTTTATTAGAAACAAGAGGATGTTTAATACCACGAACATCTTTAAATGCATGTAATTTATTAACTGCCTCTGTAAAACTATTGGGTGTATTTTTATGATGATTTGATACAACAATATGTGCAGCCATCTTTCCATAATCCGGATGTGTCGTAGAAAGCATCGTACATTGTTCTGCTGTAAGCTCGTCAATCTTAGTGGTTTGAATTTTATCATGAAGTTGATCGATTACTTTCATAACAAGAGAGGAATATTTAATATTTAGCTGCTCTTTTTTGCCAATATTTTTCACACGTTTTAAGATTTTATCGAAAGAAATGACCTCTACTTTGTTGTTACGCTTGGTAACATACATTTCATTGTCATCCATTATAATATATATAGTTATAATTTTAAATCAGTATATATATATAATATGACACAACTAACATTTAGAGATTGTGCAGTTCCGCTAAGTATATTATTTCTTTGTATGGCTTTAAATGTTGCACTTAGAGAGAACTTTGTAACAGTTAATGGAGAAAGCCAGTATATAAGTGGTTCAAGTGCCGGCATTAAAGACGTGACTAGAAAAGGTTTAATGGGCAATTTGGATAGAAGCGAAGATGCCAAAAAATATGAAAAAAAGAAATCACTTAGTGACCTAAAAGCCGTCGGTATATTTGATAAATCCGATGAAAATGCCGACAATAATGTAGATCTCACAAACTGGGCATCATTTGACCCTTTGGTTGGCCTCAATAGCAAAACCAGTTCTGATGTTGTTGGTTCTTTTGCACAAGTTACTAATCATGCAGCTTGACCACTTTTCCAAATTCCTTTGATTTTTTATATAAAAATGATGGCATGCATCTTCGTTTGAGATTACATCTGAGGCAGCATATTTCACAATTTGCATTTGTATGTCCGATATCGTTATTTATTCTCTCTAATGTCCATTGATCTTCTTGTTTAATATTATTATAAAGTATATTTACATTACCTCTACAATAATAACATACTAGTTTTGATGTTATAAGCTTCTCAATGACATCTTCAAATGATATATTATTATTGATGTCCCTAACTTTCTCTCTATCTTGTTGTTTATAACTATTCAATTTAGTTCTTATCTCAGATAGATATATTTTCTTATCATCATAATCAATATCTTGGTATAACTTCAATAAACAATCAAATTGTTCTTTATGGGATGTTACTATTATCGTCTTGGAACGCAAGTGTTCTGTTTTTTCAAAGACATAAAAATCATCTTGCTTTTTTCCCGGTTTTGTTTCTTTGGGTGCCTTTATTGAACAGTTTATATGTTTAGCCATTATATATATAAGAATAAGGTATTAGGTTTATATTACATATAACTATAATGGCAGCGATCAACATTGAATCGCTTGATGAACTTGGAAAACTTCTGGACGAGCCGCAAAAAAAAATGGCGTGGATTAAACTTGATAAAAATTCAAAAAAACTAGCAACTACCATTTTCGTTGATGAAATATTAACTAGTCTATATGAATTATCTCCCGAAAATGTAAATATATGTAAAGACCTTTTGATTGATTTAATTAACAAAAAAAAATTATCAAAAGCCAAAGATATCATCTTCAATATTGAAGAACACCGAATTGAAAAAATCCCATGTCTGACATTTGAAAATAATTGTTTTCATATTGCTACTGAAAAACGCCCTGCTACAAGTAAATCATTACCCAATATGAAAAATTTCGTACGAACCAATCCAAATAAAACATTGGGAAATAAACACAAACTATCTTTTGATAATGAAGACACGTAAAAAATTGATATAATATATATAAATACTATATATATTATAGAATGCTGAGTGATACATATTTCGCCCAAATTATTGCAGATATGTGTTGCGTTGCTGAACATTTTATTCGGCATAATTTCGAAAAATGCATGGAGTCCAATTTTCATTCGCAACTGTGTAGTTATATGGTTGATGTATTTTCGGCTCAGCAAAAATACATGGATATAGATCCAGATTTGTTTCTAGAATATATCGACTATGCAATTAATGAATATATTTATAAATTTGTAATTCCCGCAAGGCACTACACCATATTTTCATTTGGACTGATTCGCGACCACAATTCTCTCCATCAAAAGATGAAGTCTCTTATGAATGTTGTACAACCTGCACAACGTTCTCCCGAATGGTTCATACAGCGTAGTAACCTTATCACTGCAAGCAATGCATACAAAGCTATCACTTCTCCGGCGAATATTAATGCAATTATTCTAGAAAAAATAAAATCCTATAAAGCACTTACCGTGCCTGTTATTAATACAAGGGGGTATGCGGGTGCTGAAACACCATTTCAATATGGTATTCGCAATGAACCCGTCTCCACAATGTATTTCGAACATGTATATAACACAAAGGTTGGTGAGTTTGGGTGTATGATTCATAAGGATTACCCCTTCCTAGGCGCATCGCCTGATGGCATCGTCATCGATAGTAGTAGTAACATGTATGGTACTATGCTTGAAATTAAAAATCCAAGATCTCGGGTAATTACTGGCACTCCAATCAAGGAGTATTGGGTACAAATGCAATTGCAAATGGAAGTTTGTGATCTTGACAATTGTCTATTTTTAGAAACCCACATGTTCGAATATGAAACCTATGAGGAATTTATTAACGACGGGTCTTTTCAATATTCCTCCGAGGGGCATTTTAAAGGAGTCATAAATGAGTTTAAAGGTGAGTGTGGCCCCCATTATGAATATTTGCCCTTTAACGCAACTCAGGAAGATTATGATGCATGGAAACCAGATACTAATCTCGACTTTGTTCGCAATTGGTACTGGAAAATGGACAAGGTTAGTTGCGTATTAGTCAAACGCAATCGAGAATGGTTTGCTTCCGTCATTCCACAATTTTGCACTGTATGGCAAAGTATTTTGACTGAACGTGAAACTGATGACTACTCACACCGCCTTCCACGGCAACGGGTTAATAAAAATGAGACACCTGTGATAGTCCAAAAGAACATACCATTTGATTTACAATAATTTACAATAATTTATAATTTACAATTTACAATAATTTATAATTTACAATTTACAATAATTTACAATTTACAATAATTTACAATTTACAATAATTTATATATTTTTAATATATATATATGGCAAAAAGTATATTAGGTCTTGGTATATTTAGATATTCTAACGAAATAATACAAAAAATGACAATTCATCTTATAGTATTGCTAATCGCTACACTAGTCTTTTTAAGTGTCGGTTATAATTCTGATGATTGGAATGGGATAGATGAAAAAAAAGATGTGACATTGCAGGATAAATGTTTCAACCGTTTTTATTTCTCCGTTATTACTTTTTCAACAATCGGTTATGGGGATATTAGTCCAAAAACAACAGCTCTTCGCGCATCTACCATTATATTTGCCCTTATTATGACAGTTGAATATTATCTATTGTATAAATATTAAATTGAAATTATAATAATATTTTTATTATAATTACATGACGTTCATGGAAACACATTTTCTGTATCTCCCAGTCGAATTGAAAATTCGCATTATGAAATGCATCCCAGGGTGGAACAGTCCCTATATAAAAAAACAGTATATCTATGTTGCACTTGGTGGCAAAGGATCAGAGTATACTATTGCACAAGTAACCGGATTTGTATATGATAATAATCAATATGATTATGAATTACGAATCATGCCGCGTATAACAAAAGACATTTTGAATCCACTACCTCGTGATAATCATTTAGACACACTTCATTATCTTACCATAAAACGCTTCCATTGGCGGCGCGTTGAGGCAATTAAGTGTTGTAGCGACGAAGATTTTGTATCTGATTTAAAAAAATCCTATAATATTTTAATAGAATTGCAGGAAATAGAATCTAACAAAGCTGACACAGACCCCCGCCCGCTATTCTATATAACTAATATACTCCGCGATTTTAGGAGGAAACTCATTTGTTTAGATAAATTGATTTAAACTTTAAAAAACTTATATATATATACATGATTTTTAGTATCGAAGGTAACATCGGCTCCGGTAAATCCACTATTGTTAAACATCTACAGCACATGATGCAAGACGGCCAATCATTTGTCTTTGTACAAGAACCTGTCGACACATGGGAAGAGATTAAGGACGAAGAGGGTGTATCTATCCTTGCAAATTTCTACAAAAGCCAAAAGAAATTTGCGTTTCCTTTTCAGATGATGGCTTATATCTCTCGTCTTGCCCTTATTCGCAAGGTTATCCGAGAAAACCCTGGTAAGCACATCATCTGCGAACGGTCTGTCTATACTGACCGTAATGTATTTGCCAAAATGTTGCGTGAAGATGGTAAAATCACCCAAATTAATTACACAATATACAATATGTGGTTTAACGAGTTTTTGGAAGATGTCAAAATTGACAATTATATTTACATCAAAGCATCACCTATTGTTTGTTGTAACCGTATTAACAATCGTAACCGGACTGGGGAAGAAGGTATTCCAGTAGAATATTTGCAGCGATGTGGTATGGCACATGATGAATGGTTGCTGAATAACAATAATAATCTTGTTTTGGATGTGAATCAAAATGTAGAAGAAAACCCCCAAATTTTGCAAAGATGGATGCAAGAGATTAAAACGTATATTGAAAAAAAACTGGTATCATAATATCTAAGTATTTTATATATGGGTTCTAAAAGAAAATGCACTCAACGAAAAAAAAAATATGTTATATTATGAAGCCCGAAACAATGCAAACAATCCTGCAGCGAACTAAGTAATTGACCCACCGTTTTTAAATAGTCATATGTTCGCCAAGTCATAAGTTTTTAGTCGGTTTGTATTTTAATATATCCAATGCATAGTTGAACTATATTGAAAATAAACTATTGTTATTATATAATGCAATCTTCTCGAAGACGAAAGAAAAATGCTAATTCTGCCAGTCCGCATAACAGAATTAGAAGTCGTACAAGATTCAATAAAAGTAAGGGCGCAAATAGTGCGTCGTTTGGCAAAAGCAAACGTTTTCATAATATTAAGTCCCTTGTTCATGAAACTGGTATAGGTGGGTTACTTGGAATATTAGGTAACGATGGGATGCAAATACAGGTTACTCGTCAAAAAAATAATATACATGTTGTAGGACAAGGTGACCCTACTCGTGCATTAACTGTTGCATCATATTCAACCTTAGATGAAGACTTTTGGAAGAAATATGGTGATGCCCATGGTATTTTTTTCAGGGTAGATTTTAATGCAAAAAGTCCAAATGTTGGTTATGATTATTGTAGTCGTCCAGAGGGTGACGTTGCGTTTGTGTTTTCGCCACAAATATTAAATGAAACAAAATCGTGGATTTTGAATTCTACTGAGAACAATGGTTTTTATTTGGGCACTGTCCCAGGGCTCGTTGGTGAATCTGCGTGGTCAGGATATCTTGGTATTACATATAATAATAAAAATATTCAAAATTTTCCAGAACGTAAACCTGGTATGGATCCAATAAGAGGTGATGATACTGAGTTGTTAATATTTAAAAATATTAATTTAAAGCATTTAACAAAAATTATATTCAAATCCCAGCGAATACTTGATACTCACAAAGACCAAGTTAATGAACTATTAAAGGTTAATAACTTAGGGCATGTTAAATTGAGTAGTTGCTCATAGTGTAACCAAGTCATATGTTAGTTTTTTTGTCGGTTTGTATTTTAATATATCTAATTCTTGCGTTGTGGTAGGAAATTCTTCTTTTCCATAAATATCCTGTAATAGTAGCCATTCAAATAGGCCACCTTGATACACATATACTTGTGTAAAACCTAATTTGCTTAATTGATTGTATTTAGTATCAACTGCATCATCATTACAATGTTTTCCATAAATAATAATAGTTGTAGAAGTGTTTTTAGAGAGAAATTCATTTACCCTCCGCGTTTCTTGTGTAGCCGGAATTGTGCCAACAATCAAGCAGTTCTGCTCTTCGGTTGGAAGCGTATTTATTATCAAGTGAGTTCCGCGGCATTTTTGCACATCTTCATAATTAATCTTATAATCGGTGCGTTGTGGCGAAAACCATCGAAGCATTATTTAACTATAATATTATACATTTAAATATTTGTATAATATAATATGAAAAAAACCCGCAAAAATAAAGCGAGGAACATCACCAAGCGTGGTAGGAGGAAGAAGCGAACTGGGAAAAAATGGGATGTTAAAAAACGAAGTATACGTACTGGGAAAAAACGAAGTATACGGAAAAAACGAACTGGAAAAAAACGTAGTATACGGAACAAACGAAGTATAAGGCACAAACAAGAGGGGGGGTGGTTCGATGCTGAAGACGATGATGAAGGCGAAGTAGTTGGGCAAGAAGTGGCCGCCCAAAAGCACACCCAGACGATGAAGGCCAGGCTTAATGCAGGCATTGATAGGGATAAACAGGAACGTTTGCAGATAATTGAGAACAATATACACCCGATTCAATTTTCTACAGATTGCATGGTTGCCCAAAACCAATTCAAGAGGAAGGAAAAATTAACTAAGGAGGCGAATGAAGAAAATGACAGAATTGAACAATATTTGTGTACAAAAGCGAATAAACATTGTAAATTCACCAAGCAATCCACAAAAAATGATTGTTCAAGATTCAAAGTTCCGTCGTTCTTGTCGATCTTTGACGATTCGAATTCCGATTCCGATGAAACCAACAACAAGCAATATATGAAAGTCCAAGAAAATAATTGTGATAACACGTGCCGGAGCGGTGTGGCGGACTGCACAAAGTTCTGGTGCAACTCGGACGAACATATGAGCTGCCAGAACGTGAAGCACCAGAGGGTTGGTTGTTTTTGTCAGCGCAAGGGCCTTGAATGTGTGGAACAGTAGTGGATGAAGCAGATGTGGCAACGATTGGGGGGGGTGGAGGCTCCGCCACCCAGTCCCAGGTTGAATGATTAATTATACGATCATTTTAAATAAAAAGATATTCCACAACCGCACGTTCCGGCCTTGTCTTTATCAGGATAAAATACAAATTTACTTTCATAAATGTTTTTATTATAATCTTCATGAACATAATCAACAGTGGTTCCTATGAGATACATTTCAGATAATGGCTCAATATATACAACATTATTATTATTTTTAAAAGTATTGGGAGGTATTTTAGAATTTTTAATTATTGAATTCATTTTGTCAATTGCAATTGTTTTTAACGAAAAATTTAATCCACTACATCCACCAGATTCAGCTGAAAATAAAAAAGTATTCATATTCGTTTTCACACTTATATTTTCTAGTTTTTCCCATGCAGAGGAAGATATATTGATCAGTGGCTTTCTTATGATTTTTTTTAACATATATATATGTGGTATAAATAATCCAAGTTCCTCCTTAGCAGCAATAAAAATTTAGCACATCGCCAAATATTTACCACTGGTTACAGAATTGACTCAGATTAGTTTCTGAATTTCTTCTTCCAATCCTGACAAATCGGGAGGTTTCAGCTCTGAATAATTTATCATCAATTCGGAATTTCCGTATGTTTGGGGCTGCAACCCATTTACATGTACCGGACAAGGCCAGTGCGAAGTGGTGCGTCGCTCTTCAAAATATTTCTGCCGTTTCTTTTGAATCGCCGGTGTATTTTTCTTATGATTTCTTGGTAAATAACAAACGTATTGTACAATTCTGTCTTCACTTTTTGGGGCGCCGTATTGATTTTGATGAAAAGTCCGAGAATCCCAAACGACAACAGACCCGGCCGGAATTTCCAAAACGCGCTTCCGGTCTGCAATTTCCGCGAGATATTCCGGGTCAATTTTTTCCCAATTTTTTGTACCGGTCTGATTTCTATCCGCAAAATACCGCTCGTGAAGCAAATGCGAACCTTCGTAAACAATCAAAGTCCGTTCTTTGTTATCAGTAAGCGAAACGAAACCCTGGTAACATTCTAGTCCATGATTGTTTGCACATTGGTCAGTATGCGTCCAGCATTTGTCTTTCTTATCCCAGGTTTTCGGAATCCAACAACTGCCATCGTACGAAACAATTAAATCAGTGGTTTCCCACAACTCTTCAAATACTTTTTTAACACCGGGATGTGTCCTCAGGTACCAGGCGTGTCTTTGGTGCCCAGCTTCCTGGTGTTTATAAATTCCGTGAGGGTCAATTTTGCCATGAAGTTCGTCACTGATATCTTTTTTCCAATCCAGAAACATTTCCCGCGCCGTCTCAATTTCTTCCTGAGACAGGATGCCGGTGATAATAGCGTAACCTTTCTCGGCGAGAACTTGTTTCAGTGATGCTTCTTTCAGTGATGATTCCATTTTTCCTGAAATATCTTTAATCCAGAAAAAAATTTCAATTTTTTTTGCATAGAATATACAATTAATATATATATTAAAAACAGCTATATATATATTAATATGGCTGGTTATACGACACAAAATGATTTACTCCTTAATAAATTGGAATCATATTATGAAGACACTAGTAAATTAACACGAATGTTATCTATAATTAATGGTGATTCGAATATTTCCTTACGTATTGTGGATTGGTTTGTAACAAATTATGCAAAAAAACATTTTACATGTTATGAATTACCAAAATCGAAGCTTCGGTTGAAGGTTTATAATGACTATAAGCTGAATTTGCGGTCATATTCTAAGAAACGGTTTGACCCTTTTTGTAGATGGGATCGTATTTCAATTCCATATAAGGATAATACATCGATTCAGACAACTATTGGTCAATTGAATTTTTTTAAATGGGCGATTGATAATGCTGTCATAGAATATATTGAACAGAATTATAAAAATATTGAACGGGATATGAACGAACGAAATAGTACTGCCAAAAAAAACGATAAAGAAGTCAATTTGGATAATAAGACACGGAAGAAGCGTGAAGAATTGTCTCAATTGGCGACTCGCAGTATTAAAAAAGAAAACATTGAAATTGTCGTTTCATTTAATTAATCCGATGGAGTAACAGTATATTTCGGTCTATTATAGGGAATTTTTGTTGGTTTCGGTTCTTCACGCGCCATGCAAACATTATATCGAAACTGGTGATTCTTTGTATCACCCAGCATCATATTGTATGCAGCCTCCATTTGACAGCGTTTCTCTTTCAAGTACAATGGTGTCAGCGGCATTATGCTATACAATTGCTTTCTCAAATGATGTCAATTTTTATCAATCTCCACTTTTTTTTGTCAATTTTACAGACACAATGGCATATTTTGTGTAGCTTGAATTTTCATATACTAATGTCCAGTGGGTTTTATTTTTACTGTTACATCCACCCGCCGGTCTGTCGCCCCAAATGCGAAGTTTTGAATCATGATTGCACCATTTATTATCAATTTTTTTAAATTTTGCCTTAGTCTTAGTCTTCAAATCATTTGGGTCATTATTATTGTCATACCATCGCACGCCCGATTTATCTTCTGGGTATTCAAAATCATGTTTAGAAATGCTATAATCTGCTTTGTAATCACTGAGCCCATACGAAGAATTCTGATTTGTAGATTTATTTGCAATTAAAATTGCAGTTTCTTCCATTCTGTTAATTTGATCGTATGTAGATTTTTGGCAAATAATTATCGGAAAGGTATCGTTTTCAAATTTTTTAAAGTTGCGAATATTACCAAGAATACGAGCTCCAATTTGATATTTATTTGCTTTGGGCATAGATGAAATTGCAGGTCCATAAATAGCATGTGAAATTGAACATTTTTCTGATTGGATTGATATACCTCTACCTACACAAATATTTCCAGTAATCGCAAGTCTCCATTTTGTCGAGCCTTCGTTTTTTTCATAATAATCACCTAACCAGTGGCTAAGTTCTTTTTTCGTTGAACCTTCGATGTCTTTAAATGATATAATTTCTTTCTTTTTTTCGGTAGGTGTTTGTCCTCGTAATATAGTAATTTGCTTTTTAAGAGCATTGATTTTAATGACTACATTAACATAATCACCATCAATTAAAACATCCTCTATTTCATCATGATCTTTGCGTTTAGTACTTGTTGGTATAAAATATACTTCACCATTATTCATTGTATTATTTTTAAAATATTCCAAAACATAATATGTATTGGGACTGTATTGATTTTCATCGCTAACGATTTTGGGATTAAAATCCATATATTGACATTCTGAAAATCGAACATAATTCTGATGGGTTACCTCATTTACTGGCAATAGAGTTATGTTATTATATTTCTTTAACAATTGCTCTGATGTAGCTGTTATCATAATTATTTGATTAACATTAGAATTCCTCTCCCAACTATTCACATAATCGACTACCTTATTACTTGTTGCAATTTTATCGGCTTCATCAATATAGATTGTAAATTTAATTAATGGGAACCGAGGAAGAAGCCAATCAATATCACTAAATCGTGTAGTATGCCCACAGCATATAATATTGCCTAATTTTGGATTATCTAAAATGGTGCTCCGTACGACATCTGCAGAGTGAATTTCGCTTTTACTTGTAAAATCTATTGATTCACATTCTTTTAATATATTTTGCGATCTAATTGATGTTTGACCTGCAAGAATAAGATTGTTGTCAACAAATGTGATTGCGATATGTCTTTGTTTCCCTTCGGTATTAAATTCTTCGATTAACCCATTCAAATGACTAAAAGCTTCCCCTGTCTTACCAGATTGGCAAGGTTTAACAAGTAGAAACATTTTAGGTAGTGTAAGAGATACATCGCTTGATTCAACTGGTAAAGTTACATCCGGATCAGGCGTAGATTCATTAAATGATTTTACATATGATTTCCATTTTTTAATAATATTATCCCTATGAAGTTTACTATCAATTCCCTCTGATAATTCAGTAGAATTATCATATGATGAAAGTAATTCACCATCAATACTTTGTTGCCTAAGAAAATTTATATATTTTTCTTTTCCCGGTATGTTAGGGAATGTATCAGAATACCATGCGATAACTTGGACGTCAGTATATTGTTTGGGAAGTGTCGTCATTATGCTATCCATACTATCTATCTATTTAAGTCAATTTTATCAATGGTTTTGCCATCAGTGGTAAATTGTCGCCAATTCATATTTTTCCCATGAACATTTAATATACCATACCCATAGGTTGTGTTGAGATATGCTGACCAGTCGTGCTTTGTAGTTGCTGCAGTATCTAATCCCTCGCGAGATCCACCAACGCCATTTAATATATGTACGATACCACCGTTTTCCTGTACGGTGCTATCATATACGGGTTTTGTACGTTCATAACTGTGAATATGTCCAGCGAAATATACTTGAACACCATACTTATACAATAGTTGTTCCAATGGTGCAATCGGTTCTTTACCGTCATATGACATACCTTTTCTCATAGTCTTGGTATCTTCGGTGCATCTCTTTCCAGTCATAGAACAATACATAGGTCTATGAGTATATACAATTGAGGTGGCATTAATATTCTCTCTAAGAACATTTTCTAGCCAATAATATTGTTGTAATATGTTATAGTTACTATATAGATGTGGATGAAAGTAGAGTTCGGATGAAAGTGAAATGAAATGTGCGGTACCAATTTTAAATGAATAGAACATCTGAGGCATATTAAATAATGTTCTATAATATGAAAAATTATTTGCTTTTTCATGATTTCCAGGGGTTGTCATATACGGTTTTTTGGAAGAGATAGGTTCTATCATATTCATAAAAGCGTCGCCCTCCTCCTCCAAATCATAAGCAATATCACCCAAATGAATAACCATATCATAATCATTGATTGAATCATGCAACGATTTGAAAGCCGCAGCATTTTCATAGCCGAAATCTCCAATAACCGCAATGCGTGGTGCAGATGGGTTGAGTGTTGTGAATTCTATGGGGTTTTCGGAATCCGAAATGCGATAGTTATATTTAGTTTGTGGAGCCAGATTATACATTGGTGCAGAATACATGGTTTTGCTTGGCGACAACATAGCAATCTTTGTTGTTCTCGATGTGACACATTCAGTATTACAATAAGTTACTTGTTCTACAACTGGATAGAATTGTAATCCAGAGAGAATACTACATAATAGCAATATGAAATAGACGGAACAAAAGCCACATGTTTGTGTGTCTCTATTAGTAAAATTAAAAATGTGTGAATTATATACATAACAATCAAAAAGGGCAGGTGCCTTACTTCTATAATAGGCAATTGCTGCAAATGTTGTAATTATACTGATGCCAACGATTGGAAAAATAATATTATAACTAGTTGTCAATGGTGTGCCGATGGTTACCCATGATACCATCATATTTATACCCGTATCGGTTGTATTAATATAACTAAGGTGCACCTGACTCATTACACTATATATAATAGTATGTTGTTAAATTGTTATAAAGATATATCAGTATATTTATATGAACCTATGCAAATTTAGCAAAATCGGCGGGAAGGTCGGGAAAGGTATTCACTCCTATCGCATTCTCGATATCGCCATCGTCGATGTAATCATGACCATAATCGGTGCATATATCATTCATCATTTTTATCCTACACTCGTACATCCCGAATATAATTTACCTATTATTACTACCGGATTGTTCGTTTTTGGTATCATATGTCATAGACTGTTTTGTGTGAGGACAACTGTCGATAAATTTCTGTTTCCCTAAACGTCCATCCAATCAAAATCTGTCCCAATCACAAGCCCATGATGTTGTACATAATTACGTTCATCACTCGGAAATTTTTCCCAAATATTTGTCATAAATTTTTGTCCATCATCAAACTGTAATATATATGAATCTTGCGCCGAAAAATCTATTATTGTACAACGCAGCCACCGCACTTGTTTTGGGTTAGGGTGGAAGATCTTGAGGTTATTTTTAAGTTGTATATATGAATCTGTATCGACATATGCATTACACTTACGTCCGATCCATGTCCTACCTCCAACCCATTCAAAATTGTCACCTACAATAGCATTCCCCCATTGTTTGCCCTTATGTTTCCATGCTGATGTAGCTATTTTAACATTTAATTGTTTTGGTACATTATCATTAAACATTATTCTATGATTTTTCGTCGTCTTGTGCAATGATTTAATGACTCCATCTAAAAGTTTATAGTTTTTCCCATTTGGGTCAAAGTTACACGTTCCATTTGCTTCTACATTAACACTTATTTTACATCGATTTCCCACCCATTCTTCTCCAAACTCTGGAATGAGTGCCGCGGCCATTATCGTTTTCATCCGCACCGATTTTTTTTTCAATTTCTCTTTGCTTTTTTTGCTTTTTTTGCTCTTTGTGCTCTCTTTGCTTTTTTTGCTCTCCGTGCTATCTTTGCTCTTTTTGCTCTCTTTCTTTGCGAGCACTTGGCACCGTTTTTTTTGCACTTAACGTACATAAATGGGGCGACACCTTTGATGTTTTATTGCACCGTTTTGTTTTGGAATCATAGCCACAACTCATATATATATTATATTGGTATAAAGATATATCCGTATATTTATATCAACCTATGCAAAATCTATTGTTTCCATTATTTCATCCGCAATATATGATATCCCTCCCAATGACATATTATATTGCGGTTTATGATGATGTATGACATGGAACTTCCTTCTCTCCAAAAACCATTCTCGTGTCACTTCATTTTGTTCCAACCAGCTATCCCTTCTATGTATCTCTTGATGTATTACATTAGATATAAATAATAATATACTTGTTGTAACTACAAATAGAGAGAATATATCATTCATAAACCACCATACACATAACCATACTACCATCAAACATGGTATAAATACCATTTCACCCGACGCACCTTCATATTCACCTTCCTGCAACAAATTCCCTATATGATATTTATGATGATGTGCCATATGAACACGATATATTATTCCACCCCACCTTTTATTATGTCCTAATTTATGGAACCCCCACTCCAAAAAATGATAAGCATAATATGATGCAGTGATTTGTATTAGCATTTCATATATAACTATATCTATCTATTTAATATACTTTTTGTCTTATAATCGGAGGACCAAGTGCAAAGTTGCCTCTTTTTGAATGTTGTAATCACTAAGAGTTCTACCATCCTCCAACTGTTTTCCTGCAAAAATCAATCGCTGCTGGTCTGGGGGGATACCTTCTTTGTCCTGAATCTTCGTTTTAACGTTATCAATCGTGTCGCTGGACTCCACTTCAAGCGTAATAGTCTTTCCAGTTAGGGTTTTTACAAATATCTGCATTTTATATGAGTATATATATTATTTTTATATCAAATTGATTTTTATATAAAATTTACTAAATGTAGTATGAATATTTCACATACGACCCATTCACCCGCCAATGGCACATACTTCGGCCCCTGGTGCATTGCCGATGGGACCTTAGAATATATAGGTCCTCTGGAACATTACCTTCATAAAACATGTGAAGGTGACTACGAAATATATAAAACAAATCCTATCCTAAATGATTGGAATGAACTTCAATTTTATGACAATGGTGTCATGATTAGAAAATATAAACTTATACTCATTAGTTATGACAAAGGTGCATCATGGAGATGTCTAATTCACTAAATATAGTCACATACTACCAATGTCGGCACTGAATCTTCATATACTATTTTAAATGGCTTCCCACATCCCCATATTTCTTCTTTTTTTGATAATTCATCACATTTGTCTTTACACATATGTGGGTCAATTTGTTCACCACTTTCTTTATATATCCCATGACGAAATATTGCACAATTAATATCTTGTATATATACCAATAGGTTACAATTAGGACAGGGTAATATGATTTCCATTTATATATTAATACAAATATTCATATAATGCATTTTGACCCAATACCGCTAGGCGACACAATATCGGAAACACGCTAATTAATACCAATATTGTTATATTCGCGGCTGACGTTGTAATCGAAAGCCACGATATCAGTATCATATTCATCATAAAACTCAACCCTGTCCCTAAATTAATATATTTTGTTATATCATTTCTTACTGTTTTTTCTTCTTCTTGTATCTCTTGACCACCATCCGATGCATATTTACGTATCGGCTTTTTATAACCATCAAATGTATACATTATATGTATCTGCAATGCTAAAATCAACGACCCCAACCATGCGAAAAAATATGCACACGACAGCAGAATTCCCACCTTATATCTTCGATCATTATAACTTTCTGGCAACCAAACTATATATGAGGCCAACACCATTATTGAACTTACAATCAAAAAATAGGTAACCATTGTTAGCGGATTAATAAGTTCTAAGTATGGCTTACATACATTCAATGTCATCATAATATATGTATATACTGGCACACCTATTATTGATGGTATGCCAATAAATGCTGGCGTCGCATACAAATATACTGCTATTCCATACCATGATGACAAAAGTAATGTTAGAAAATATGCCGACATCATCACGACTAATGAAATCCATGAATACTGTTTCGTTTTTACGTCTGTTTTTTCATGCGAGGTTATAATTGCCACCATGCAAATTATATTCCAAGGCATCAGTCCAGATAAAATCATTATACTCCAAAATGTCGATGACACTGCGCCATAATATTGGATTGTATCCAGATATTCTATGCATTTTTTATCTTCTGTCGCATTCCACACATAAACTGCATTATATTTTTTGCAAGATGCAAAATCTGTCTGCATTGGCAAAATTTCTATTGCAACTGAATAAAAACACCAAACAATAGATATGCATATGATACCTATAAAGCCCTGTGTGAAATTATACAAGGGATTCGATTTTTTAATTTCCACTGCCATTATACAAATATTATTCCTATAATATTTTTATATCATTTAATAAAGTGTAATAAAGATACCCACCCCCTTTTATATGTTATAATGCCTGTTCGTACTAGACAAGTACATCTTATGGATAATGATGAATTTGTTAATATTATTAATGATCAAGCAAATTTGTATGGACGGGAAAATGAAATAAATCAACAGTACGGCGCGCCGATGTATTCAATGACAGCCGAAAGCACTCCTGCATATATTCATGAGCCACCACCACCATCATCCGCGACTTCGGTGAGTGCGGACACTTCGCCTCCGGCAACGCCCCCAGCAACGCCCTTAACAACGCCCCCAGCAACGCCCTTAACAACACCCTTAACAACGCCCGTGGCAACACCTAATATTGAGATGAGTGTCACTAAAAAAAACTGGTGGGAAATAATTTCACGCTTTAATACAAATCTTTTCAATACAGCGGTCGGACTTATAGCATGGTATATTTTCAAATTCGGAGCTATTCTTATGTTTGTTTCATTTTTACATTGGATTCTCGTGTCTATCTATGTTAAATGGTGCTATGAACCATCATTAGGTGGGGTATTTGGAACTATATTCATGGTAAGCTCCCCTCTTTGTGGAGGAATTAATAATCTCCAACAAGCAATGTCTAATCATTTTATTAGCTTTTGGCTAAACGGTATCCTTGTTTCGACTTCTTTTGTCAAAGGGATATTGGTTATGTAAATTATAGTTCCTTTCCATTTATAAAAAACTGCACCGGCTCAAATGGCTTAGGGGCAGGCATGCTAATGGTAGAAAACGCCCTTAAATCACTACCACTTGTAGATAATGTTACTGGCTTACGAGCACCAGCTATCTTAACTTCTATTGTATTAGCTGTTTTAATTTTTATTTCTGTTTTCACAGGACTTGTGTTTTTCCTCGTAATACTGCCTTTTTCCTCATTTTCCTCGGAATTATCAATATATTCTTCTATTTTAATATTATATTTATTTGTATTACGTTTAATTACCACGCCAAATTTGTCACCTTTATTATTTACAAGACCAAATGTTAGTTCCCCTGTAACAATAAAGGTATATACATCACCAATTTGCGCATTTGATGATAGCACAACAGATATTGGATCTATGCCGGGATTTCTCACTATTGGCCAGCCTTTCGAAACACTCGCCATTTTCCAATGGGGTTCTCTGATGCTCTTGTTTTTCTTTCTCGTAAAACGCATCAATTGTGACTTTTTTGGCGACTTTTTTGGTACATTAACACATCTCCCTTTATTGCCCATCTTGCATTTTTCTGTACCAGTTTTTGAAGTTTTATTACATCGATTTGTTTTGACATCAAATCCACAAACCATTTTAATATATTTATAAATATATTAAAAATATCGCTAAATTAAATATGTTATGGATACTGTATTTGAGCACACACTACATGGGTGGTCTGATTTTCCAGATAATCAATTACTACGTTGTCCACTGCATAAAAAATACGAATCCAATCTCATTCTGGGTTGCCCATTGAATACGGTGTTTCTGGACGTCGGTGCACATTATGGCGACACTTGTCTCACTATAGCACTCTATGCTAAGAAAAACGGAAGAGACGATATCCGTTTTTTTGCATTTGAACCAAATGCTCGCAAATGCAAACATATTAAAAATATCGCTAAATTAAACAAACTTCCTATTAAAGTATATAACGCATGCGTTGGTGATGTATCTGGTGCTTATGCAGTTGCATATGGCGATTGGGATTCACGTCTTGGTTGCTGCGCATTTGTTGAATCTAATGTTGGTAAGGTTAGAACACTATGTTTAGATGATATATTACTTGAAAATAGAGAGAATATTATAATGCATATTGATGTGGAAGGTTGGGAACCTAAGGTACTGCGTGGCGCACATAACCTCTTAAATAATGCCATGAGTAGTACGGTAATTGTCGAATGTTGGACATCTGAACAATCTATTGAACGCGGCTTTTCAAACACCCCAGAAAAAGATATTTTGCATGAGATGAATCAGTTTAACAGATTACCTGATATTATTGATAATGAACGTAATTTGGTGTTTAAAATATAATACATATATATATATATGGACAGGACCCGAAAAAAGAAGACTAAATTTAGCAGGAAAAACAGCAATCGAGCAAAACAAGTTGGTGGTACTATAAGCGGGACGTGGCCTCCCGGAGCAAGCGGTTGTTTATTCACAGATATATCCCTCTACGACAAATTAACAATAACAGATAATATATACGATAGCCGTAGAGATATCGAGCTAGATATAGGAAGACTGTTGTCAACATTTATCACTATGTGGAAGCCACTCTCCAACTCCACTGGGGGTAAAAAGCAAGGATATGATAAAATGGCAACACAGGGGTGGACTAAGACACTCTACAAAGAAATCCATACTATAGTCGACGGCCACGAGAAAAGGAATGAGGACCCGACCCTGCCTCCCCTCATCCTAGTTTTAGCGCGGAATCGAGACTCCAAAACCCTCTATTATTTTTTCAGGCCAGCCACCGGACACGTCAACAATGACACCGACGTGATTGTGAATCAACGCACCAGCACCCTCGCGGTGGATGGCGGGTGGTTAGGTGTGGAAAAAGTGCAAAGCCTGGATGGGACGTGGTTTTGGAAGGGGCCGTCCGTACCTCGCTTTATTTTCGTGAAGGGTGGATTGAGCGGAGAGAAAAGGAATGAGGACCAACATGCAGCGTGGGCGCAGAAGCGGGAGGATGAGCAGAAGGCAATAGAGACTAACTTAAACGACTCAACCCCGGGAAAAGGTGAGGTGGCGGAGAGGGAGAAAAAAGAGGAAGAATATAAAAGGGCGCAGAAAAGTGTGGAGGAGGATACGAAGCGGATGATGGAGGCGCGGGAGGTGGAGCAGACGAAAGATAGATTGAAGAGTCTTGGTGGGTATCTGGCGAATGCAAAGATCGTGCAGACGATGTACAACCTCGACCCCACCTACTTTAGTCGGACAGGAGGCGGGAGGAGAGCCGAAGCCGATTGGGTGACCGAAATATTATTAAGCCCAGGAAAACCGGCAGAGTTTCCGGGGGGCTTTAATTCACAGGACGAATTGTCTGCATTTTACAATGATATAAGGGAGCGTGTTTCTTATCATGGAAGGTACGACAGTGCGGACAAGACTCGTCCCGAACCCAGTCCTTACCCGGAAAATTGGAAGTGGCGGTGGGAACGGTATCTAATGTCCCCTAAAGAGAAAGAGAATGAGGAAAAGAAAGCGCAGGAGAAAGACGAAAATAGAAGGATGAAAGTAGGGGAAGGTGAAAGGGAGGCGACAGACCCAAATAAAGAGGAAGCGAAGGAGCAGTATAAGGATATAGTACTTTATGCTAGCTTACGCCCAAAAGATTTTTACGAGAAGAATAAGGTGTTGCTGCGAGCCCCTGTAGAGTGGGATGTGCTGAGCACCAGCCCCAGCACAGGGCGGGAAATATATATTAAAATGGCCATCGATGATGCCAAGCAAAGGAAGATGGACCTCGCTGAGATGTTCAAAAAACCCGACTACCACCACGAGTGGGAAATGCAGGATGATGGCAGGAGACGCACTTACTACCTTAATAGTCTGCCTAACAAAAAATTATCTTACGCTGAGATGGCGCTTGTTAACTATGAGACTGAGAAGTTATCGTTGGTTCAGATGGCGGCAGAAAAGGTCACGCAGATGGACAAGGAGGACGAGAGCGACAATTCCATGTTCTACAAAAATTTGGCCACCGACGAAAACTTCAGCTTTGAGGCTTCCTCTCCTCTCCACTCCTACTTGTCTCATGACAACTTCAGGGTTGGGCCTGACGGCATTGCGCACTCCGCCGATTGGGTTGGGCGTGTGCGCAAAAAGTGGGGACCCGGTGACATCGTGACTATGTATCACGGAGAGGCAGAAAAAGCTGAGGAGGCAGAGAAAGAGGCACAGAAAGAGGAGGATAAGGCGACAGAACTGGCGGAAGACATCACAGGGTTGGGCGAGGGGAAGCTTGCCAGGAAGCTCAATGAGGCGAAAGGGTATGTGGTGGAGGTGGAGAACGCCAAAAACAGAGGCGATGAGAAAGCACAGCGAACAAGAGACAGGGATAATGAAGAACCCATTGCTGAAAGGTTGTCATGGAGACAACAGAACGTAGAAGAGTTACAAACCAGGCTTAATGCCGCGGAGGAAAATGAGGGTCACGACGCACGAGTGAAAAGAAAACATAAACTCCTCACCGAGGCAAACACCCGCAGCTACGTCATCTCACAGGCGGCCAGACAGAGGGAATTCGCCCTGGCAGACAAGGAAGCGAAGGAAGGCTGGGACGCCTGGAAAAAAGAGAAAGAGCTTAGCGTTTCGATTCAAGCCAAGCTTACTACGGCAAAACAGTCCCGCTCCGTCGATACCGAGAAAGTGAGCAAGTTACAAAGAGAGCTCACTGACGCTGAAGCAGTGGAAAAGCGGCATGGTGGGAATAGATGGTTTGCAGCAGTGGATAAAGAATGGCGGACAACGCCGGGGTCACCGAAATGGTGGAGGAGTGAGGTGCATCCTTCCCTGCAGCCGCGTTTCATGAGCATTCCGCCACTGGAGAAGACCGCTGTGTGGGAGATGACGGTAGACAAATTTGCCCCCCCCCCAACAGCATGTAAAATTGGATTTACAACAAATCAGTTTTATTTTCAGAAATATTGGCCGGATTGGGAAGAGGATTTTTTGGCGGTGGTGAATCTACAAGATGGTTCTTGGTCAATCGGCGAGAAAATCGCCAAATCAAACAGAGCGCACCAATCAAGCACCACCGGTAGGTGGTGGAGCACATTCAGCAGGCTGGTAGCTGAAGCCAAACCATTTAACATTCGGCTTCGTATTAGCAATCATGTGCCACAAATCCAGTTTGATGATAAAGGTGAGTGGTTCCCCTTTGGTCGGGATGGGTGGGGGAAAGGCATCAAACTAAAGTCCACAAACATGCACCCTTTCATAGAGAGTGGATTAAATAATTTCGGCAATTCATTCTCCCCGAACACTGCATCGAACGAAATAACTGTACTTCAGCAGGAGGGGCAGGTTCCAGGGGGTGATGCTAATGCAGAGGACCCTGCTGAGCCAGTGCCCGAGACAGAGACAGATCAGGTGGCGGACGAGCAGGAGAAGGAGCAGGAGGAGGAGGAGGAGGAGGGGCTCGGTGTTGCGGAAGTCCCTTCTGCACTTGCCAACCATGAGCAACAGCTGGACGGGGACGTCTCGGCCAAGTCTGCCGTGAAAGAGCCAGACTTGCTGGAGGGAGGGGGGAAGGTTGGAGGACAAAAAATTTCATCATTGCCAACGCCAGGGTGCAAAAAAGGTTTGAATCCTTCATTCAATAATAGAAAACTACTTATTCCGAAAGTTAGAACCAAATGCAAGCGCAAACGGAGTAGGCACAAACGGAGTAGGCGCCGCAAGGGTAACAATAGTAGGCACAAACGGAGTAGGCACAACAATGGTAACAATAGTAGGCGCCGCCAGGGTAACAATAGTAGGCACCGCAAGGGTAACAAGACCAGGCACAAACGGAGTAGGCACAAACGGAGTAGGCACAAACGGAGTAGGCACAAACGGAAAGGCACAAGATGATCGCAGCAAAGGCACAAGAGGAAGCACCCCCCGACCAGGAGGTATATGAGTCGGACAGCGACAACGATATATATATCGTCAGCGAGTCAGGCAGAAGATAGCGCAATCGGCATAACCTATTCAATGTCAGATGCCCAAATTGGCGAGCTTAAACAGGCCTCTGTGAACGTAGATGCGCCGGACAGCAACGACTCAGAAACCAAAATTAAAGTATTAACAATATAATATATATATATATGGCAAACATATAATATGTCATGCATCTAAACGTGGTTATAGTATAGATCTTATATGTAAAACTGGTCATGCGTGGGGATTATTGCCTGACCCTGAGTATCATTCTAAACATCACGAACATTCAATATCATGTGATTGTCCTATTAAAGTATGCAAATGTAATGAAACGAATTGTAAATGTTTTAAATCTGGCGATGCACATACAAGTCATTGGGCATTCGCACTACCTAGATTATCAGAAATTTTCGAAAATTATTATAAATATAAACTAGGTGGACCCAAGTCACTTCGGTCATATCAATTTATTGAAATGCTATTTTGGATTTCCAATCCATTAATGACACCAATATTAGTTTTTTGTTTATATAAAAACTTTAGAGATTTGATATTAATAATAAGTATACAATTATTATTAATGGGCGAACAAAGTATGATTATACACTGCGCATTCTGTCGATGGCAAAGCAGATGTCGATGACGACGTTGAATAAACAATTTGGTATTTATTCAATCACCATTTCAGGATATTTTTTTTTCAACCCCAAATTAAACGCAGCAAGTTCATCTTCAATTGATGAACCTGGTGTCATTTTCATAATGAAAGTATACCGTTTTCCATCCTGTCTGCGCTCATACATCATGTTAGGAGCACCCAGTTGGGTTCTAATAGCATAATACTTGGGCAATATCTTGGGCTCATCTACTATATCATTTTCCAAATTATATAGTTTCGTCTTAATATCATCCAATTTCTGAATCACTGTAAGTTTTGCAGATTTCGAACTGGAAATAATTTTTTTTGACTTAGGATGTTTCTCTATGCGAAAGAAGTCTCGATAGCTCTGCTTTTTAACATCATAGCATTCTCTATTATAATTTACATATTTCGGCATCATATCTTGTGTTAATCCTTCTGGCAATGCACTAGCAGTCTGCTGCCTCTTCATTTTCCCCCGGTTCGAATTTTGGACACTTTGGGTGGCCAGACGCAAGTTAGCTCGACGATTATCCAATTTATTTCGATTAATATGGTCAATTGAAAGCCCTTTGCACTTTTCACCCTCTGCACCCTTGTTTTTCATGATAAACGAGTGAAGTGTGTATTTTTTTTTATCTGGTAGCAAACCGTAAACGTAACCGGTTATGATATGCAGAGTCCATGCCATCCTATTTGGTTTATAATTTTTAATAATATCAACATCTTCTTTTGATAATAAAGTATATACCGTATTGTTTTCATTGCAACTCATTTTATAATATTCCTCACCAGTTTCTGTATTTTTAATAAGATAGCAGATGTTTTTACAAGTGCCAGCCTGTGCACCCATTTGAATATGTAACCCTTCATCTTTATGCAGTAGCACTTCATTTTCATCCAAAACCGACTGCTGTTGGACAGCCTTTAATTGCAAATTTTCGCGGCGATTATCCAATTTATTTTGATTGATGTGTTCTACTGTATGAAACTTGCCTTGTGTGTCTTTTTTATTAATAATAAATTCATGTAAATAAAGCGTTGATTTGTCCACGGGGTCTTTGGCGACCAAATATCCATTAGAATGTATTGAAAATATGGGACGAAAAGGTTTGTAGTTTTTCAATAGATTGACATCTTCTTTTGATATTAGAGTATGTGTTTCATTGCAGCTCATTTTATAGTATTCCTCATCAGTGACTGTATTTTTAATAAGATAACATATGTTTTTATAAGTGCCAGCCTGCGCACCCATTTGAATATATAAACCGGAATCTTTATGCAGGAACACTTCGTTTTCAGCCAAAACTGGGTCAATCGCTTGCGGATGTTGTTGCGCAGACTTTAATTGCAAATTTTCGCGGCGATTATCCAATTTATTTTGATTGATATGTTCTAATGTACGAAGATTGCCTTGTGGGCCTTTATTATTCATAATAAATTCATGTAAATAAAGCGGTGATTTATCCACAGGGTCTTTTGCGACCAGATGTCCATTAGAATGTATTGAAAATACGGGACGAAAAGGTTTGTAGTTTTTCAGTAGATTGACATCTTCTTTTGATATTAGAGTATGTGTTTCATTACAACTCATTTTATAGTATTCCTCATCAGTGACAGTATTTTTAATAAGATAACATATATTTTTATAAGTGCCGGCCTGTGCACCCATTTGAATATATAAACCGGAATCTTTATGCAGAATCACTTCGTTTTCAGTCAAAACTGGGTCAATCGCCAGGGGATGTTGTTGCGCTGGTTTTAATTGCAAATTTTCACGGCGATTATCCAATTTATTTTGATTGATATGTTCTAATGTACGAAGATTGCCTTGAGGGCCTTTATTATTCATAATAAATTCATGTAAATAAAGAGGTGATTTGTCCACGGGGTCTTTGGTGACAAGATGTCCATTTGAATGTATTGAAAATACAGGACGAAAAGGCTTGTAATTTTTCAGTAACATGACATCTTCTTTTGATATAAGAGTATGTGTTTCATTGCAACTCATTTTATAGTATTCCTCATTAGTGTCTGTATTTTTAATAAGATAACATATATTTTGATTAATTCCTTTGAATTTTCCGTGGTGTGTATACACACCAGAATCTTCGCTTAGAAGTTTTTCATTTTCACTCAACATATTATAAGTTAATTTATAATATGTTTCTAAATCAATTTATTATATCTATCTCCATAGAGTACAAAATATATATATAACATGTATCAATGTGTGGACATGAAGAGATAAGATTAATTGCTATACGCAAGTCCTCCCATGCCGCTCATAACACGTAGTACATTGTAGTTGGTGGCATAGACGCGGACCTTGGCGGTGGCAGAAGAGGCAACAGTGTTGTGTGAAAGGACAAGCTGGAGAGTGGCGTTGTCAATACGACTGAAATTGCAAGTGCCAGAGGGCTGGTGCTCTTCGGGGCGAAGGGCAAAAGAGTACACGTTAATACCGGAGTCGGGGTTACGAGTGTGGTGCTGGTAAGGCTGTACAAGGTCGAAGTAAGAACCCTCACGCTCAGAGAAGCGGTCCTGGCCATTAAGCATGAGCTTAGCGGTTACGACGGGGTTGTTACCCCAGCAGTGCATGTCAAGGGCAGTCTCAGCGAGTACATAGGTACCGGCGTCGGAAACAGTAGAGCCGCCTACGACATCAGGGCCAAGGAAGGAAGGATGGACGGAGGCATGGGTAGCGGGGTGGGAGTCGACACCGGCATCATTAGCCGCGGCATCCATGAAAGTATTCGTCCCGGTGAGGAAGTCACCAACGGCATCAGGGCCACCGAAGGCATGCACGGCATTGGGTAGTACGTCAAGGGCATCAGTGTAGTTGAAAGGCTGGGCACCGAGCAACTTGTATAGATCCTTAGAGGCGCGCATAGACTCGCAATAGTTGACATGGGCATCAGGCTGCACAACCCATAGAAGCTCCTTGCAAGGGTGGTTGAAATTGAGCTTGATCTTGTTGGAAGAAGAACCAACAGACTCATCGCCAGTGAACTGCAACTGCTCAATGAGGTACTCGTGGGGGTTCTGGGCCATGCGTCTGCGCTCATCAGTGTCAAGGAAAACATAATCAACGTACAGGGAAGCGGCTACGATTGACTTATTAAAAGCGTCGGTGGCTTTTACAGTAGCGTTGGCACTGGTATTATCCATTGCAGATACAGCCCAAAGGCACTCGTCAATAGGACGAAGATCAAGGTTAATCTTGACCTCGTGGTACTGTAAGGCGATTAGGGGAACGGCAAGGCCGGGGTTACGGCAATACCAGAACTGCAAAGGAACATATAGCGTAGTCTCAGGAAGAGCATTACGGGGGGCACATACCTGGTTGGGGGCAGAATCTACATCACATGGGCCATCAATGCTGGCAAAATCAGGGTCAGTAATGTAAGTGAGCTGAGTAGTGTTACCGATCATCTTGTTGTAGCCACGAGCCTGCTCGGAAGTAAGCGTAAGCTGGTTCCAGATGTGCATCCAATCACCATACTGACGGTCAATGCGCTGGCCACCAATCTCTACCTCAACCTGCTGTACAAGCTGCTCGCCAGGGCAATCAAGCCACCTCGCGTTTTTAGCATCGGTCGTGGAAATCTCAGGAAGAGTTACCTGTAAATACGTGCGGTAAGCTAAATCACCATTACGAGAGACAGTGCAGGTTACACGCCGACCGAAATCAGCCTGGCCATTGAAAGTCTGCTCGATACTCTCCATAGAGAAGTTAGTGTGACGTCTGTACGTAACCTTCCAGAAAGTAATCTGGGGATTACCCGTCAAATATACGTCTTGTGCGCCATAAGCGACTAATTGCATAAGTCCTCCACCCATTTTATAATACCTGCTTAGAAAAAAAATTTGGCTAAATTAAATTAATTAATATATAAATATACTATACAAAATTTATATAATATGCAGGATGACAAACAAACACTTGATACATGTCACACAAATCAAATGAATGAAATTGCAAATAATGATGAGTTTATCATTCCAGAATTAATACAAGAGAGAGAAACCTTGCAGTATACTCTTAAAAATAAACACCATTCATTCGACGAAAAAATACGAATACTTGACCGAATTAAACAATTGCGTATTGATATTAAAAATCTGAAAAAACAAAAACAAGATTATCTCCTAAATAATTCGAAATTTGTATTTGGATATTTTGAGGAAAAAAAAGCACTATCTACTGGACAAAATGATATTACTATTGTTGATAAATTCTTTAACATTAAAGATGCACCTGTGCGCAATGATAAAACAACCAATATTTCTAAACAATATTTTCAAAAACTCCTAAATACTCGCTTCAATATTAACGATTATATTGAAGATAAAGACATTTGTAAAATTTGCAACAATGGTGAATTAATTCCGGTCGCAAATGAAGGCCTTCTTATATGCAATATGTGCAGTGCTCAAACGGCCCATGTTATCGATAGTGATAAACCTTCTTATAAAGAACCGCCTAAAGAAGTTTGCTTTTATGCCTATAAAAGAATCAACCATTTCAGAGAAATTCTTGCACAATTTCAAGCAAAAGAAACTACTCAAATACCCGATGAAGTTATACAAAAAATCGCCGCACAAATCAAAAAAGAACGCATTACCATTGATAAACTAACCAATTCATATACCAAAGATATTCTTAAAAGACTTGGTCTAAATAAATATTATGAACATATCCCTTTTATAAAAGATAAACTTGGTATTAAACCACCAGTAATGACACCAGAACTTGAAACTACTTTATGTAATCTATTTTTAGATATACAAAAACCATATGCCAAATTTTGCCCAGATGGTCGGGTCAATTTCCTAAATTACTATTATACCATTTATAAATTATGCGAACTATTGGGAGAAGTCAACTTTTTACCATATTTTCCTATGCTTAAAGATAGAGAGAAACGTATCGAACAAGACGACATCTGGAAAAATATATGCAAAGAGCTCAATTGGGAATTTATTGTTACCTTATAAATTATTATCGCATTGTAATAATTTATATAAAGCTATTATTGTGGTCTCATTATGGTCTCATTATGCTAATACCATTGGTTATGCTAATACCATTGGTTATGCTAATACCATTGGTTATGCTAATACCATTGGTTATGCTAATACCATTGGTTATGCTAAGGCCATTGGTTATGCTAATGCCATTGGTTATGCTAAGGCCTTTGATTATGCTAATGCCATTGGTGTACCGCTGGGGAAACCAACAAGATTGGCACCAATACCAAAACCGGCACCTGAACGGGCTGATGCACCAATCGCTGGGAGCCACGTGTCAAGGATTGCAAATGTCGCTGATGCAACCAAAGCTAAAATGAGGCACTCTTCTATATTTAGAGAACGCTTCGGAATAGTCCATGCAGCAAGGGCAACAAAGATACCTTCGATCACATATTTGATCATGCGTCGTGAAATTTCGCCTAAATCGAGCATTTTGTCCATTATACTATTATAATATATATTTATTTTGGCTTAAATATTCTCTCTATTATTATTATAATGTCAACGGAAGAAAAACTAATCGACCTACTTGATGAAGACAAAGTCGTCGCAAATCAAAAGTTTGTATGTGTTTCTTTCATCTCGCCAGAAAATGTTCTTAAACAAAAGAATAACTATTTATTTGAAGCATTTATCAAAAATTGGGATTATAAACATCATATGCAAAAATTTACAGAATTTATGAATTTTATTGCATTCAAATACAATGTAAATTTTGACAAACTTGTCGCCGATTTTGAAGAATTTGCTAAGACCGAAGGCGAGAAGCTAGCCGAAACTACCATTAGCGATGACTACAAAACGTTCCTCGACAACAATGAAGAACGTCTTATTGAACAGTTCAAAAAAGAGCACACATTCCAAACAAGTGTTCGCGGTGTGAAAATTCGTGGCTCTTATCCTTCTCAGGAAGAAGCTGAGCTTAGATGCAAACTTCTTCGCGAAATGGACCCCAATCATGATGTCTATGTTGGTCCTGTTGGACTTTGGATGCCTTGGGAACCTGAGGCATACAAGACAGGTCGTGTTGAATATTTAGAAGACGAATTAAATAAACTCATGCATGAGAAGAAGAAGAACGAAGATAGTGCCAAGGAACAATTTGAACAACGTATTAAATCAACTCGCGAAAATGCCATTAAAGACAACATTGAAAAAGCAAAGGCAAGTGGTAACAAACTTACACAAACCCTCAATGAAAAGGGTGAGCTCATTAATGTTGCAAATACGGTGACGCAAGCAAATGCATTGACTCGTGCTGGCGAAATTGTTGATACCGAGGCAGTACGTAAAGAGCTATTCGAGGGCGAGGACATTCTTACGGCAGAGGATATGAAAAACCCCGATAGAGGCCAGGCTCGTCGTGACAAAATGCTCGCAGAATAATATTAATTCATGTTCCTATATATGAATTAATACAAATATCACTACGTACTAGTCACTACCACTACTACTACTACTACTATCACTATCACTATCACTATTACTACTACTACTACTCCTCATACCAGAGCCAGCAGTAGTAGCACCAGAAGCACCAGCAGCAGCAGCAGTAGAAGTAGTATCATCATCATCACCGCCATCATTTTCATCATCTTCACCAACTTCATCCAACTTGGCTTCATCATCTTCACCAACTTTGACCGGATTGACTTTACCACTTGCACCACTACTACTACTACTACTACCACTACCATCACTACCACTACCACTACCACTACCATCATTTTCACCCTTTAAATTTTCAAGCATATATTTATTAAAAAATATGGAGTCTTCATCCTTTTTATGGTCTTTTACTATTTGGCTACATAAATAACAAAATTTATCGAAAAAACAATCAAATCTGTGATTTCTCGGCAATATCTTCTTTATCGTAATATATTTCATATAATTTATCAGATCTTGGTACAAATAATATCTAGACATAGACTTGTATGCCCCGTCCGTCTGCCCACCCACGACAGTTTCCTTTCGGTCATCGCTTTCGTCCAAATGACCCCACATTCTATCTTCGGATATATGTGGTATAAAAACTTCATCCATAAAATGCTTCTTCAATTTATCACCCCCTAATTCGGCCGTCTCTAATTTGGCACAATATATTTTTCTGTCTTTTAATAATTTTTGTACATCTGTTTCATCTTGTGTACCCATAACTATATTTCGTATTGCATCCTTCTCTACGTCACACATGTGTCTCCAATATTTCGGGTCACCAACTTTGATATAATTTTCAATACACTCTGTTGGCTTTGAATCGTCCCCGGGCATTCCCGCCTTTTTGCCAAAATATTTACATGCTCTTAAAAACTGCTCTATACTTAGAACATCATAGTCCATGTAATTATTTCCATGCAATAATGTAAAAAACATTAATTGAACAACCATCATCACCAATCGAACTTTCTCGTCAGCCTCCTCCTCCGTCGCAGCCTCCATCTTGACACAGAGCTTCTTTTTAATATCTTTTTTTAATTTCGTTATAAAACCGGATAATATGGGGTTTTGATTTTCTATTGGAACGCATTTCCCCCCTTTAATAATTTCTAATGTGACCTCATCACCACTAGCTACCCCAATCTTAGTTAATAACTGAGATAAAAAAAATTCATGTTTATTTTCAGCAGTTAATATCCTTGCATCCTCTATTGTAAATCGATATGCAGTTAGTTTATCTTTTATTTTTCTACCGAAGGGGTTCTCCTGATCCAGTGCATAGACTAAATAAATTTTCTTGCTCTGTTCAACATTTAACTCAAGTCCTCTTTTTCCCCAGTCTACAATAGACACTATATGCCAGTCTCCATCAACCATTTCCTCCTTTATCCATGCTTCAAAATATACACAAGGCATATCTTCTTTTTTATTATAAACGCAAACATATCTCCGTGTATATATCGTATATAATTTAGCAATGTATTTTACATCACTATCATCATTCAGTTTTGTTTTAATTGCTACTTTGATATCATTAAAATGATAATTGTAGAACGTTTCTATCGCCGTCTCTTGTGGGAAAGCTTGGTTAATATTAAAATTTACTAAGGTAGAATAATTAGGAGTATCGACCTTAGCATTCTTCAGGGGTATTGAGTCATAGTTGTTTCCCTCTGGTTTCTTTGGATATATTTCAGCAAATTCAAACCCAAAATTAAATAACTTCTTTAATTCATTATAAGTTACGTCGAACGTACTTTTTTCGCCTTCACCTAGTTTGATGGGGAAGTTCCCATCCCCATCTTCTTCGAAAAACCTCCAAATGTTAGATATTTCCTCATATGACGGTTTTCCAGACGTTCGTTTATACTCGTCCGGAAGATTTTCAGTAGTAGTTCTTATATAATTAGTTGAAAGATGATACAAACATACATAAATATACTGATTTAACATAAATAAATAATGAATTTTTGAATTTGACCGTTCCGTTACATCATGGTCCCACGATACCTCTTGTTTTTCACATTGCAAATTGTCATTGTTAAATTTCATTGTTATATTTCGCGTAAATCCATTCTTCGTCCATCCTGTGAATCCTTCGCTTTTTTCTTTATACCATACATTCATAGGAACAAATTCATTTTCATGTGCATGTGCAGCATTCTCAGAGCGCATCATACCTTCTAGACCTTCCTTCATTTTGTCAAATAAATTGGTTCCTTTTACTTCGGCTGCTTCAAAACCTAATTGTTCCGGGTCTCGTTCCCATTCTTCTGTCTCCGGTAGCTCTTCGCCATCCATCACTTCCTTATAAATTTCCTTATTAAACTCTTTTTCAATTTCATTTAGAGATGTATCTAGATTTTCAATTGCTTCGTTGTGGAGGTCTTTGATTTTGACAAAGCCGCCATCGGTGGTTACGTCGGGCAGAAAAGGCAGTTGGGTAGGAGCCTCGAGCTTCTTGCCCAAATCCTCAAGAATCGTTTTTCCTGTGCTATCGCCATTTTTCATCCATTTCTGCAATATTTTCGTAGTAATTGTTGATGTGTCTTTGGGGCCCATACTGCTACCTATTTGGATTTTGTCTTTTTTCCAGCCAGTGATCCACCCATTTTTTTTAATAATATACCCTTGTGACAAATTCGTCAACTTTATCAATTTTTTAACAGTCGCATGTGGGCTTTCACTCAGTTTGACAAGTTGTTGTTGCTTCCAAGTCTCCTCCGTCATCTCCGGCGTTTTTGTATTCCCAGTTTTCAGCATGTTGTTCACCTCATCAACCACCTTTTCCATTTCTTTAACTCCTTTTCGCTCTTCTTCCGTCATTATCATCTCCAATATTAATGTCAAAGATGGCGGTGAACGTTCATTAATGATTATTTTATATGTCGTTTCACCCGACTTGGCTTTATCATCTTTATTCGGCGTTTCCTCCGTTTTAAATTTTACATATCCAAATTCTGATTTTGGGTGGAAATTGAAGCTTCCGTCCCCCTCATTGGTAACAGAGACTCCTCCAACCGAATATGTTTTCTTACCACCGCTGTTAGTGCATTGATATTTATTTGGTAGCACACCATCCTCCTCCTCCCCATCGTAGTTTTGAAGGTAATCTAAACTATAAATTTGACCGGCATATAATATTCCATATGTCTTCTCGATCTTGGGATTATCGATTGGTAAAGTTTTATAATCATTTCCAATTGGTGGCCGTCCTTTTATTTTTAATTGTTCATCAATAAGTTTAAGTGCTAATTTGTACATATCATCACCACCAGCATAGCCACTCTTTTCCCAACCAGCAGGTGCAGTTTCAGCAGGTGCAGTTCCAGCAGGTGCAGTTCCAGCAGGTGCAGTTCCAGCAGGTGCAGTTCCAGCAGGTGCAGTTTCAGCAGTAGTTTTAAGTTTTTCCATCAACTGCATTTTATAATGGTTATTGTCTTCCGTGAAATCGGCAATATTGGTTCCTAATGAACGCAGAAATTGATTTGTATTATAATTTTTTGCATCTATATAGCCCTGAAATGCAGGTATAAATAGTGGCATTTTCTTCAAGAATATGTTGAGATACTCTTTATGATAAATTTTGTCTATGTTATCAGTCCATGCGACGCGTTGCACGCCTCCCGCTTTCATGAATTTCTCCACGGTGTCATAAAAGTACTCTCCCGAGATGCCATAAGCGCCATATTCTGGCACTAAGTTTCCCTGTTTATCATATTTTTTTATACGACGCATTATTCGCTTCAATTGTGCTATCGAACGTATATTATATCTTCCATCATTTGCTAAATGTAGAAGTCCTTTAGGTGCGAAATCGACTGGTTCAACCTCGCTCTTGATTTTAAAGCGGGCATTGGGTAGACCCACACCGAATTCATCGACAAATTTTATTGATTGATTGTCGTCCTCTATTCTGGGCTTGACTATTCCATCCGCATGGCCTTTGCGCTTCGCCTCACTCTTTCGTTTAAATTCGTCGAGTTCTTTTTCTTGCTTTTTAATATACTCCCCTACCGGAACGATATTCTTATTAATAAATGATGTATCGAAATTAATTGTTAAAAAATTAAGGTTATGCTCGTCAGTTCCTTTTTTTTTTGAATCGTTTTCTATAATCTCCGTTAGGTTTATGGTCATATCATCAAATCGCACAAATTTGCCAGTTGCAAAACCATCTTTATCTATTGATTTATTACCAAAACACCCATTTTTATCCATTTCAATGGATGTATATTTATCTGGATCGGACTTTATTTTAAAACGAAGTTTTGTATCTTTATATGATAACTCTTGTGTTCCCACAGTTGCATATCTATATAAATCCCCTATTGTTGGTATTTGTCCCGTAAAAATGAATGAATCATCATCATCGCGCTCACTATATTTATCATCTGGAATATTATCGATTTTTATAAAATCTGTGACCGACCCACAACTTAATATAACTCCATTATCATCTGTGATTTTTGCTACTCTAAGCGGAACAGTATTTGTGTCGGAAATGCCAGGAAAAATCTGATTGTTCATACTCATGTCAATATTTATGTCATGTTCAGGTTTGCAACTAGCACTTATGTACTCATCACAATCGCTCTCACATTCATAATCTTTAACAGGTTTATATGTGTGATTGTCAACTTTAAACACATTTTCTTTATATTTGAGTTTTTTGTTGATGGCATCTTCCACTATGAAAGTCTTATTTAGTCTATCATTCTCCCATTTTGCACCAACGGCCGCACTTAGTCTTCGCAATTGGCGTTTAGCAGTACTATTTTCGTAGGGTTCACTATTTTCAATAACAATGTTAATACTATTGTGTTTATTAGTTTTTGGATGTTTAAATTTGACAGCAAAATTAAACGATGAGCCGGTATCTGTATTCCATACGTTTTTTTTGCCAAAAACAGGTGTTTTATAAAAGTTAATCACCATTCCTTTGCTAAATAAATAATTCTCTGCCTGATTTACAGCAGGTCCCGCCTTCACTTTTTTATTACCAATTAACATATATTCGTCTGGGAGCTCGCGATAAACGCTACCAAATAAGCGTAAAATATTTTGGGGGTGGTTACGTTTAATTGGCGTTACCTTCTTGTAAAAATCCTTTTTAAACTCAAATATTGATGGCTCCTTTTCGATAGAGATTGCAGTATCAGGAGCAGCACCAGCATCGGTAAACATGTGGCAATAAGTCATTAGTTCATTAATTGTATTTCGTTGCTGTAATGTTAAAACGTCAACGTCTGTGGGAGTTTTTGTATAATCTCCTTCAAAAAAACATTGTTCTCCATTTGCAATTTCTATTTTTTCATTAAGTACTTTTTCTTTATTCATTATTTCTGTTGTATTGCTGCTATGCAATGCCTCTGAAAAGATATATCTAATTTCATTTATTTGGTCCCCATCGCTATTATAGGGATTATATATATCTTTTAGAAATTCTTTATCAGTCATTATATATTTATAATTATTTAATTTTAATACATTTCTTATCCATATCAAATGATTTAACCTTTTCATCTTGTGGTACAATTTTAATAACGCACTTGGATTTTTTACCATATAATGGTTCTGTGCAGCCATTCTCACGTTTTTTCGTAAATTTAATAATTTTAGGTTTGTCAATGGTACATCTAGAACGGAAATGTTCATATCTTTCTCTTACATCACAATAGGATAATCCTGATTTTTTCTTCAACATTTTATTAACAGTTTCATGTAAATTATATACATATCTAGAGAAACTATTGCGTGATGTCATACATATATTAGTAAGAGGTAGAGCCTTAAAATTTGTAGCTAAATTCTCTCTGCAATGCTGACAAGGAAGAACATTTTGCAATGACAACATAAATGATTTGTAGTTTTTTTTATCTTGTTTAGATGGTTTAATAGGATAATTGAAACTCATTGTATGTAAATAATGCCATATACTAGGACCCCATACGGATGTAAGCATACCATCACCGCTTATAAAATCTTTCTTACCAAACGTTCTTTTTTTTCTAGTCTTAGCCATATAAAATGGTAGAGATTATATTTTTGATTTGATTGTTTTTACCAACATGATGGCGATTAAATTTAAGGGCGACCATTTTTTTATAATAATCCGAATTTGTAATGTAATCATTGCGATTAATAATTTTCATATCGCCATTGTGTGTTCTTACCAGCATATAATAATATTAATACGTTTATTTAATATTATTTAATCTTTATATATAATATAAATGTTTGGGAAAATGAAAAAGGAGATGGGCAGGATGCCAAAGATGGGAAAACAGGTTACACAAAAAAATGTGCTTATTGGTGTAATTCTGGCATTATTTATTGCGACGGCGCTTGTTGGTTATCATAAATATGCGAAGCCATTGCTTAATCGTCAAAAAACCGCGAACATGGAACATAATACAAATAATGATGGTCCGGATGGAAATATACGCACAGCGGAAGTATTATTTTTCTATGCAGATTGGTGCCCGCATTGCAAAAAGGTAAAAGAACCAGTTGGCGATTCAATGTGGGATAAATTAAAAAGAAGTGAAAAAGTAAAGGAGGGTACGATTATCAATGGTTATGTAATTAAATATGTACCAAAGGATTGTACAAATAATAAAGATGCGGCGACACAAGAGACACTTGATAAATATAAAGTTGAGGGTTTCCCAACATTTAAGATTGCCAGAGGTAATGAAATCATAGAGTATGATGCTAAACCAGAGATTGAATCATTAGAGCGATTCATTCTCGCCACACTCAGCAAGTAATTTTTTTTTGCAAATAGTTATACCATATTCATATAATTTTTTGCGATATGATTCGTCTTTACATTTATACAATGTTGTTGGTGTTAAAGCTTCACTTTCCATTATGAATGTCGTAGGTTTTTCTACAAATGAATCAGTATTATTTAAATTAAAACTGCGCATAGTATTTGACAATAAAATCATAAAAAAGTTTGATATATTAGTATTTCTTGGTGGTCGGTTATCATAATTTTTATCAAAATGATAACGTTCGCATATAGCAATAATTTCTTCATGGTTATAGGCTGATAATGCATCTTGATATGGGGAAGCCTTGAAGAATCCGCCATCAAAATAGTATTTGTCATCAATACATATAGGTTTAAATATAATAGGAATAGATGCAGACATGGCAATAGCATCAATGACGGATAGTTCTGGAAAGGTCATGTGTGTAACAACAATAGATTTAAACGTATTAACTTCGCTCACAAAAATATTGAGATTTATTTTGGTGATTTCAAAAAAATCCTTTAAGTTGATATTTATATCTATATCGGCCGAAGCAAACAGAGGTTTAAAAAATGCAATAAATGATTCTTTTCCATACATGCCGTTTTCGTTTACTAATGATAATATGCGAGACGAATCGAATGATATGATATTATCGAATGGTCTATTTAATGAATATTCGACGACATCATTAATATCAAGTCGTAATGCGATAGCAATGGCAACTATACTACCACTAGATGTAGAATATATAGATTCGATGCTATCATAATTCCATAATTTATCATAGGTCTCTTTTAGTATTCCAATACTAGAAAAGCCATTATGTCCGCCACCGGTTATAGATAAACATTTGATTGGTAAAATATTCTCTCTATCTGTCATAAATATAGAGAGAATAATATTTTTAAGTATTCATTTTAAAAATAAATGTATATTAAATGACGAATATTTTTACATTGAATGATAATCTTGATGAACTAAATGAAAAGATGAATCTAGATGATTTATACGAGCGCAAGCGGCAAAGTGATTTGAATAATTTAGAATTATTTAATAAAATATTGAATCGTGTGCAGACTAAAATTCGCCAAACAACTAATTTAAATAAAGATGCAACGAATTGTTGGTATATTATACCAGAAGTAATGATAGGAATACCAAAATATGATCAAGGAGAATGTATTGGTTATATTATCGAAAAATTGCGAGATAATGGTTTTAATTTGAGATATTTTCACCCAAGTACTATTTTAATTTCATGGAATCATTGGATTCCAACCTATGTGAGAGATGCGATTAAGAAAAAAACAAACAAGAACATAGACGGTTTAGGAAATATAATAATCGACGAAAGAAAAACACCCGAAATGTTTAGTGATAACAAACCAACTACGGCTAATAATATATATTCCGATTTTCATGGGTTATTACCAAACCAGAAAACTGATTCAAAATCACCGGCGGTTAAACCAGAACCTAAAAATAAGGTGTCATATAAATCGATTGATTCTTATAAACCCACAGGATCTTTCGTCTTTAATCAGGACTTTTTTAATAAAAAATGAAGACCATGATATATTGTAGATTAAAAGTCACTTTTTTTTTGCAAAGTATTTTAACAATTTCAAAAATGGACATTGTCCATTTTGAGAATATACAAAAAACTTTGCAAAAAAAAGTGACACTTTGACAACCTCCCTAGAAGATGTAGGGAGGTTTTTTGACACAATTGAAAAGTCCCCCTACAACCTTTTGTCCAAATGTTCAAAATATTTTTTGGGCATGGAAAAAACTAGTTACCCTCAATGCTAACAAAAGTTACCATTTTTTTGAACATGTTTTTTCCATGTTTTTTTATTACTGAAAAAGCTAACAAAAAAAAATCCAAAAAATATTCTATGGTAAGCGAGCCGAAATGCTAACAAAATGGTAACCAGTTTAGACTGAGAAAAATATCTATATTTGTTTAACAAATTCCGCACCATTTTATGGTAACAACATGAAAATGTTCTTAAAAAACATTTTGGACATTTTTTTGGACATTTTTTGTGAAAATGTAGAAAATATGTTTGAGACCATTATATGGTAACAATATGAAAATGCTCAGAAAAAACTTTTTGGACATTTTGGACATTTATTTGAACAAATTTATAAAATGTTCAAATAAATATTTGAGACCATTATATGGTAACAATCTGAAAACATGTCGAAAAAACTTTTTGGACATTTATTAGTGAAATGTGCAAAAAAACGCATGTACAATTCTATGGTAACATCATGATGAATAAAACATTTTAAAACAAAATATATAGGTATATATAAATGATAGAAAATGTTACAAAATATAGTTGTAGAAAATGTAATAAATCATATACATTTAAAAGTAATTTATTAAAACATGAAAACTGTTGTAAAACCGACCTACATCGATGTAGGCATTGTAATAAAGGTTTTGTATATGCATCGGGACTATCAAGACATTTGAAAAAATGTGATGGGAATGGTTATAAATGTAGCATTTGCAATATGAGCTATACTCATAGGTCGAGTTTATCTCGTCATGGTAGAATATGTCTGGCGGATAGTAATTTGGAAAAGGTATTAAATGAAAAATTTCAAGCACAAAATGAAATGCTAATGAAAAAATTAAACGAAGTTGCAGTGCAAAACGTTATTATAGCTAATAATAATTATAGTGTAAATAATAATTATAGTGTAGGGAAGATCAATATATTTTTAGATCAGGAATGTAAGAATGCGATCAATATGTCAGATTTTGTAATGAATGTACCGGTAACAATAGATGATTTAATTTATACAAAAGATAATGGCTATGTGAATGGTATAGGAAATTTATTAGGAAAACATTTGGAAACATTAAAGCCGACAGAGAGACCAATTCATTGTAGTGATAAAAAACGATTAAAGTTTTATATCAAACATGAAAATGAATGGACAAATGATGAAAAGAATCATTTTGATGGAAATATAGATACTTTGACAGAGCGTCAAATTAGCCATATAAAAATTTGGGAAGAGAAATATCCACTGTGGTACAATAACCAAAATAAAACAGAAGAATATCTAGGAATATTGGAGCCATTATGTGATAAAAATCAACATGATATGAAAAAAATAAAACGTTTAATAAGTGGGTTTGTTAGTATTTAAGGAGCGGAGTGTCGTCTGCGATTTTTACCGCGCTTATGAGATTTATTGGAATTTTTACGACAGAACGTCCGCTTTTTACCACGGGCGATTTTACATCCAGACGTAAGAGCACACTGACGTACGGTTTGCTTAGCACATTTCTTAGAACGAGAACGAGACCGAGAACGAGAACGAGAACGATGACCAGGCATTATAATATATAAAAATATTTTATTATTCACATTTATCAATACTATTTATTTTATTGCTAAATGTATTTATTTCAAAATCAATAATATTTCCCATTTGTTCCATTCTCTCTAATGAAATATCATTATTAATACCAAACGTTTTGTCTTTAACGAACAACTCTCCTAATATGATATAAAAATTAATTTCTATAAAACGTAGTCTATTTAATTTTAGCTCTAATAATTCTATTTCGTCTGCAATAGAATCATCAAAACTCTCATGTTGATATTTAATATATTCCTGTTCCGCTTGTTGAATTAAATTATTAACTGTTACTATAAGACTTTTAATTTTATTAAATAATACATAAATTTCATAATAGAAAATTGCTAAAAATTTACATTTTATACGCGCATCTATTTTCTGGTTTGTGTAATGGATCGTATCTAGATCGATTTCGATCATGTTATCTTCGCCCCCAATATGATAAAAAATTTTATCAATTGTCGCCAAATCAACATATTTCATTAAAATATCAACAAGAATATTAATGGTATTATTGTTATATTGATAAGAATCAATCAAATGCAAATCTTTTGTGGATGATTTGAGAATATATTCAACTACAATAGATTCTAAAACGTGTCGTTCATTTATGGTTGAAAAGGATGCACCCATTTTATATATATAATTAATTGAATTTAAATGCTAGACATAAATTATAACTATTCATTAATGGCGGCTCATCGAACAAAAAAAATCAGGCAAACTTCTGTAGATATCAAAGCATTATGGGACAAATTTGATGATGAAATTGGTGAAAATAAAATGGAATGTGTATATAATCCAGCCCGTTCTATTGATGAATGTTCTACATGTAAATCTACACTGTCTCTTACAGACGATGGATTTTTAGGGTGTACAAATGTAAAATGTGGAATAATATATACAGATATGATAGAGCAAAGTGCTGAGTGGAGATATTATGGTGCAGATGATACTGGAAATAGTGACCCAACCCGATGTGGTATGCCAATTAATCCATTACTGGCCCAATCATCATTTGGGTGTAAAATATTGCCGGGGGGGGCAGGTAGTTGGGAGATGAGAAAGATAAAGCGCTATACGGAATGGCAGTCCATGCCATATAAGGAGAAATCGCAATATGATGAATTTCAAATGATAACGACAATGGCGCAAAATCATCATATTCCTAAACTAATTATAGATGGTGCAATTAGATACCACAAGAGAATCTCGGAGCAGAAGACATTTAGGGGGTTAAATCGTCATGGGATAATTGCAGCATCAATATATATTTCATGTAGTATGAATAATTATCCGAGAACGGCAAAAGAGATAGCAACAATATTTAATTTAGATTGTACAAGTGCGACAAAAGGTTGCAAAAATGCAATAAGTATAATTAATACATTAGAAACGGATTTTGTAAATAATGATAAGACCATTTTAATGCAAGCAACTCCGGAAAAGTTTATCGAGAGGTTTTGTAGCAAACTAAATATTAGTGAAGAACTAACAAAGGTCAGTAAATTTATTGCAACAAAGGTGACTAAGAATGGACTTATTCCAGAGAATACTCCACCATCAATTGCGGTAGGTATAATATACTATGTATGTTTAAGATGTAACCTAAATATTACAAAAAAAACAATTTTCAGCATGACAGGTGTGAGTGAAGTTACGATCAATAAATGTTGCCAGAAACTGCAACAGCACGACTTGATTCCAAATATGATTTTGAAAAAATACAATAAATAATCATCAAAAAATAATACAATTAAAAATAATACATTAAAAAATAATCGTTAAAAAATAATCACAAAAAATAATACAATAAATAATCGTAAAATTTATATATGTATATTAAATAATGGCTCCTCCGAAAATAATTTTTGTTGTGCCGTATAGAGACAGAGAACAGCAAATGTTTTTTTTTAAAAATTATATGAAATATGTATTAGAGGATTATGCGGAAGATGAGTGTGAAATATATTTTTCTCATCAAATGGATGGGCGGGAGTTTAATAGAGGTGCGACTAAAAACATAGGTTTTATGGCGATGCGTGATAAATATCCTAATGATTATAAGAATATAACATTTGTGTTTAATGATATAGATACAATTCCACATAAAAAGGGGTTGTTTGATTATGAGACCAAAAAGGGTGTAATTAAGCATTTTTATGGATTTAGGCATGCATTGGGTGGTTTTTTTTCTATTAAAGGGGTAGATTTTGAAAGATTAAATGGGTTTATAAATAATTGGGGATGGGGGTATGAAGATAATGCATTAAATGTTCGTGCTGATAAAGCAATAGGTATTACAATTGATAGGAGTCATTTTTGGGATATAGGAAATAATAATATCATACAATTATTTGATAGTGTAACGCGCAGTCTTAATTTTAAAAACAAAGATAATTTTTTAAAGGACAATATAAATGATGGATTAACAACTATCCAAGGTGTTAAATATAAAATCCAAGGTGATATGATAAATATAGAAACATTTAATACAATGCGTCCATATGTAGAAAGGGAAATTAAGACGTATAATTTATTCACTCAGGGGCGGACTCAGATGCATAAGATGCGCGGATTTAATGAAAAGAAACCTCCATCACCACTTGTGCCCCAATCCCAAAGACCCCCACCACCAAAATCGATGTCAGTTGGATTTCACCAAAACACAAAGCAAAGAAGGATGTTTAAGATGTTTTAACCATATCGGCAATGATTTCTTCGCGGACACGTTTCCATTTAGGGTCGCCGGCGGCATTAGTAACTTGCCCAGGATGCAAACGATAATGAAGAAGAACATCGGGCATATTGTGAATTTTACCATGAGTTTTCAACATTTTTAATTCAAGATGAAAATCTTCAATCATAGAATGTTCGGTGGGGTCATAATTTCCGGCATAAAGAATCGCAGATTTACGATAACAGACAGTGGGATGGTTAATAAACCAATCTTTTGGTGCTTGTTTATATTCGTCCCAATTAATTGAATGATGTTTTGTATTCATTGTAACATTTTTAATATCATCTCCTCTGAACATAGATACCTGACCTCCACAAATCATACATTTTGGATGAGCATACATATGGTTTAGTTGTTTAGCGATTCTCTCTGGAACCATTATATCATCACTGTCCATTTTAATGATATTTTCATGAGAACACATATTAACACCTTTATTTAAGCTATATCCGATACCCTTGTTACCATCATTTTCATCATAAACAACAGAAATCCAACGAGAAGTTTCTTTAAATTGTTTTAAAATAGATATAAGCTCGGTAGTCGAGGCTTCAGTAGAGCCATCATTAATCCAAACCACTTCCATATTGAATTTGCCAACTTGTGCTTTAATTGACTCCAAACATTCTTTTACATATTGTGGTTTCGTATTGTAACTAGAAACCAGGACAGAACATGCTAATGCATCTGCCGGAGGAGTAAATGCATCAGGAAGTTCAACCTGATTCATAACGTCATAGTTTTGTTTCGTAGAACCCCACTCTTGATAGGCATATACTTTTTCATGACCTTCATATTTGATGCCAGAATAATGAAATGGTAGGAAATAATGGCTAGGGTACATGGTAATGTTTTTAAATTCATACATTTGGCAGATGCGAGTAAGTAGTCCAGGCCCAACAGTATACCAAGCGCGATTACCAGTCTCTCTATTACTGATAGGATTCCGTGCAATCCATTCAAGTGCGGAATTTACAATAGGATGTGATGGTGTGAAACCCATGGTGCCAGTGGCAGCCAAACCTTTACGAACTTGTTCTTGTTCCCAGCCAGCAAATGCATCAACCCCATCCGCCAAAATGTGCGAATCGATTGGCTCAATGCATATGGAATCCGCGTCAACGAAGACGCCGCCAAATTTTTGTAGAATGATCCAGCGAAAGACATCGGCTTTGCCATTAATTTCTTCAATGCTATTAACACGGCGAGCGTAACGACCGATGTCAACATTGTGTACGATTTCGGCTTCATTCCAGAGACGATATTCCCAACCGAGTGGCACATGTGCATCTCGCCAGGTGTTCATAAATTTGGTGGGTGCTGGTTTCTTACCAATCCAGAGTTGGTGAATAATCTTAGGTATTGTCTGCGTAGCCATTAAATATAATATAATAAACCTATTTAATATATTATAAATTAATAATCGTAATAGATGGAATTTCACCAAAAGTTTTAATGTTATATACATTAGAATATTTTTCTAATATCGGTTGAATTTTCGGTTTATTATATTTATTCATCCATTCAATATTATCTCGTTCAAGAGAACCACCTTCTAATATAATTGTGCCACCATCTGATAGTTTTTGCATATAATTATCGAATACAAATTGATATACATCGCCATTATTTGCGATATCAATGTGAAGTAAATCAATACTTTTATCATCAAGAGATTTTACAATTTCAAAAAAATCGCCATGTTCAATGGTAATATTTTTATTATATGCAAATTTATCTACGATATCATTTTTAACAGCATGATTACCGTTAAAATCTTCAAAAATATCATATCCCCATATTGTTGCGTCCGGTGCATAATCGGCAAATTTTTTTAGGGAAAATCCTTCTAATATGCCAATTTCAAGTATTGTTTTTGGTTGTTTCAAAAAAGTAGTATTTGCAATAAGATCTCCAAAATCAACGGTATTATTATAGGATGATTTCATATTATGAATAAATGTTATATTATGTTTATTATGTATTAAATATAATAGTCTATTAAAACTATTAATGAGTGACATATCTTTATTTAAAGTATTTATGAGCGAGGATGTATTAAAACCAGTAAATGAATTATTGATGAGCGGACAATTGACACAGGGACCAAAAGTTGAACAATTCGAACAGATGCTTCAAGAATATTTGAATAATCAGTATGTTTTAACATTAAATTCTGCAACAGCAGGTTTAACATTAGCACTTCGGTTATTGAAAGAAAAATCCACAACTTGGCCTGGTTTCGATGATGAAACGGATGTAGTATTGACGCCAGCATTAACATGTTTTGCTACGACGGCAGCAGTATTATCAAATAATGTAAAAATACGTTGGCTTGATGTGGATGTAAATACAGCCAATATTTCTCTAGATGATTTAAAGGCAAAACTAAATGAAACAACAAAGGTAATATATTTGGTTCATTGGGGTGGAAGCCCAGTAGATTTGGATGAATTAGATAAGATTTGCGAAGAACATAAAGAAAAATATGGATATAAACCATTTGTTGTAGAGGATTGTGCCCATGCGTTTGGCGCGGAATATAATGGAGAAAAGATTGGTTCATCTAATAAAGATAATCATATGTGTGTATTTAGTCTACAAGCAATCAAGCATTTAACAACTGGTGACGGTGGTATAATAACCTTTCCAAATGAAGAATTATTTGAAAGATGTAAATTGCTCCGATGGTATGGGATTAATCGCGATAAGCGAAATTATAAAGGGAAAGATTTTAGAATGGAAAATGATATAGTTGAATGGGGATATAAGTTTCATATGAATGATTTGAATGCAACGATTGGTATTCATAATTTGCCACATATACCAGATTTATTGGAGAAGAATAGGGCAAATGGGAAATTTTTTGATGAGCAATTAAAAAATGTTCGTGGAATTGAACTAATGAAGACTAATCCAAAATGTAATTCGGCATATTGGCTTTATAGCATTCGCGTATTGGATGGTAAAAAGCAAGATTTTATAAATAAAATGAAAGAAGCAGGAATTATGACAAGTCAGGTTCATAATCGCAATGATATAAATAGTGTTGTTGAAGAATTTAAAGAAACATTACCGAATCTAGATGAATTGGAAAAAGAACTCGTATGTATTCCAGTAGGATGGTGGTTGGAAGAAAAAGATATAAAATATATTGTTGAAAACTCCAAAAGTTTTTAATGTTAAAGCACCGATTTATCATTGAAATAACACATAATCGATATTTATGGTTAATATCATTAATTGTATCTATTAGTAAATTTAATTTTTGGGTTTATTTTTTAATACTTTCTATAACAATTCAATTTCACTCGTATTTTTACCAAATAAATTTATACGAATAAAAAGGCTTTCCTTTTTTATTTTTAATGGTTGATTTAAAAAGAATCAGTATAGTTTACATCTAAACAACCCATTTTTAAAAGTTTATCTTGTAGGCATTCCTTTGATATAATATTCATATTACTATTTAAATCAACTTGTTCTTGTGTTAATAGTTTGCCGTCGAAATTAGGAATTATATGATAATATCCATTTTTTTTGTATTGTAATTGATATTGTGTTCCATTAATTAAGGACTCGTATAGTTTTTCACCAGATCTTAATTTAGTTACCAATGTTTTTTTATTATATAGTTCTGAAAATATTTCAAATAGGTCTTTTACATACATAGATATTATTTCAGGAACAATTGTTTCACCATTATTACCGTGTTCAATTGCATATTCAATTAATTTGCAACTTTCATCTAATGTCATAATAAATCGTGTCATTCTTACATCAGTAAGTGTTAATTCTTTAACATCCTCATTTTTACCCAAAGAATGTAATAATGGTATAATGCTTCCTCTTGAGTTTAATACATTACCATATCTAACAATATTATATTTTATAGTATTAGATTTATATGCTGCCTCCGAAATCATTTTTTCAGAAATAGCTTTACACATTCCATATGTATTAACGGGACTGCATGCCTTATCAGTACTAATAAATATAACATTTTTAAAAGCAATACTGTTTTCTAATTCTATTATAGAATTTATTATATTTTGCACTCCTAATATATTTGTTTTAATACATTCCCCGGTATCATATTCACATTTATCAACATGTTTCATTGCAGAAGCAATTATAATAATATTTGGTTTAATTAAATTTAAAGCATATTTAACCTTTTCTTTATCGCGAATATCTCCAATTATATTTTTTAATTTTGGAAATTTCTTTTCTATATTCCAGTGTTTGCATTCGTCTCTTGAATAATTATATATTGTATTATTGTTTATATTTTTAGAAATGAAATTATATCCTAACGACCCAGTACCTCCAAAAAATAAAATTGTATTATTTTCCATATAATAATATATGAAAACTATATTTATATAAATATAACAATGTAGTGTTAAATTAACTATATTGATATAGACATGGCTATAAGAGAATCTAATAATGATATACAACTATTTAAAGTGTTTATGGATCCTGGTGTAACTGAACCTTTAAACGAAGTTATTTTAAGTGGTAAGCTTTCTCAATATGAAAAAGTAACAGAATTTGAAAAGCATTTGTCGGCATACATAGGAAATTCTAATTTATTAACAATGAACAGTGCAACGAGTGCTTTACATCTTGCATATCATTTATTAAAGTCACCGATTCCAGAATTAAAATTTCCTGGTCTTGATTTGAATGATGAAGTTCTTACAACTCCATTAACTTGTGTCGCGACTAATTGGCCTATTCTTGCTAATAATTTAAAAATTAAATGGGTCGATATTAATAAAAATTTAAATTTAGATATAATTGATTTGAAACAGAAATTATCTAAAAAAACAAAAATTATTTCAATAGTTCATTGGGGTGGTTATCCTGCTAATTTAGATGAATTAAAAGATGTCCAAAGATATTGTGAAGAAAAATTTGGTTTTAGACCTATTATTATTGAAGATTGTGCTCATTCTTTTGGAGCTGAATATAAAGGACAAAAATTAGGAAATCATGGTAATATTGTTATATATAGTTTTCAAGCTATAAAACATTTAACATGTGGGGATGGAGGACTATTAGTATTACCAATAAAAGAATTGTATGAACGCGGTAAACTATTGAGATGGTTTGGTATTTCTAGGGAAACTAAAAATAAACAGAAAGATTTTAAAGTAGAAGATAATATAAAAGAATACGGTTTTAAGTTTCATATGAATGATATTAATGCAACAATTGGATTGCATAATTTACCATTTTCAGTTGAAAATCTGAGGATACATCGTGATAATGCATCTTATTATTTAAAAGAATTTAATGATATTAATTGTGTTGAATTATTAGAAACAAATTTAAATATTAATGCTGCATGGTGGACCTTTACATTTTTTATAAACAATCTGAATGAATTTATATCATTTATGAAAAAAAAAAATATAAATGTAAGTCAGGTACATGGTAGAAATGATAATCATGATACAGTATCTGAATTTAAAGTTAAATTACCAAATTTAGATAAAATTTTAGAAAGACTGATTTGCATACCTGTTGGATGGTGGATTACACATGATGATAGAAAATATATAGTTCAATGTATAAAAGAATGGGATAAATTATTAGAAAAATAAATAAAGGTAAACATAATATTAATATTATAATGAGTAATTATTCTATTATTGAATTAAATGAAGATTATTATGAAGAATATAACAAAATTATTATTGAATTGACTGGAAAAGATTATAGTATTCGAAATGAAATAAAAGTAAATAATAGATATATATTTATTTTGTTAGTAAATAAAAAGGTAATTGCTTGTGGGTCATTATTCATACATAATAAAATACATTGTAATAATATAGGTATCATAGAAGATATAATTGTTTCTCAAAATTATAGAACAAATGGATATGGTAAATTATTAATAGAATTTCTAGTATCAAAAGCAAAAACATTTGAATGTTACAAAGTAATATTAGGATGTCAAGATAAAAACATAAAATTTTATGAAAAAAGTTTATTTCACAAAGGAGGAATTGAGATGTGTAAATTTTTATTATAAATATATATTATATAAAGATACAGTATACTTTATATAATATGTTAATATATGGCATATGTTATTATTTCAACAATCAAAAAATAAAAAATATCCAAAATCATATTACCTGTTTTAAAAGGATATCTAATGCAAATGATACATTTAGTGTTTGTGTAATGATTGACAGTCATGACCTGACTGAACATGATACCGTAAAAAATTATATAGAAAAAATTATAAAAGAAAATAATATGTTAAATTTCAAAGTATTTACATGTTTTAATTATGGAGGAACTGTCTTAGGCTTGTGGAAAACCTTTGAATATTATAAAACATATACTAATCATAATATAGCATTTTTCGAAGAAGATTTTCATCCAATTAATACTAACTGGTTGAATGATTCAAACGAGTTGTTAAAAACAAATAAATATATCTATATAGGCGAACATATTCCTCCTGAAAATAAATCAATTGTTGACAAAAATTTAAATATAAAACAAAAGCCTATTAAAGAATTAGACAATGAAAATTGTTGGAAATTAAGTTTTACAAAAATTTTGCAAGAACATAATTGTAGTATAATTAATGAAACACTGTATTGGACTGATGGAGGATATTATTTTAGTTCTATTGAAAACTTTAATAAAATTTATAGTAAAATCGGTATTTTTCATAAAGGAAATAAAAATACAAAATATCATCACGAAATAGACGGAATAATACTAGGTGAGGTAGGATTTCCTAGTCAAGTAAAAAAATTTTTTGATTTTAAAGGCATATTAAGAAAAGAGTATTTTACTCATAGTTAAGTTGGAACAACTAATAGTAATTATTTGTAATATTTTTTACGCATAAATATTATTATAAAATATTAATATTATCAATCGAGCTATTAAAATTTGTTTAATATTATTATTTAATTCATATTGTCTTCTAAGAATATTTACTTTTTTTATAGAATATGTAAATTTAAACCAACCATATTTATTATTTTTTGTCCAATGGTTATAAAAATTATATTGACTTTCAAGATTATATTGATGTTGTAACCAATCTTGTTGTTTTTCATCGGAATAAATTTGATATTGTTTAATATCAAATTTATTTTTTTCAATATTATTAAGTAAATTAATAACATCTTTTTCTGTGCCAATTAATTCTGTATTTTTAGTTTGTTCATTCTCTTTTTCTCCCATAACATCATATGTATGTAAAAAAATATGAACATTAAAACCTTGATTTTGTAGTTGTTTTATAATTCTTTCATAAAATAACTTTCTAGTTTTTCAAATCGAAACCCTCTAAGTTGCCCATAAAATTGTATTGCAATATGGTTTGTCATAATATGAATTAATGTTGTGTAATATGTTTATATCAATAACTTAAAAAATATAAAGTATTTAAAAATTAATGTTTATATATATAAAATGAGAATTATCATAACTGGTGGGACCGGATTTTTAGGTAAGCGTTTGTTTCGTGATTTGCAAGAAAAAAATCATACAATAATGAGTTATGATATTGTTGATAATTATGATATTTTAAATCTTGAACAGTTGAAGAGTACATTTGAACGTTTTGTTCCAGATGCTGTAATACATCTAGCAGCTTGTGCGGATTTAAATATTTTTGCTAATAAACCTGAAATATCATATAAGATTAATGTTGTTGGAACCAGAAACATATTAAACATGTGTGAAGAATATAATGCAAGATTATTATTTGCTTCTACTTGTTGTTGTTATGGAAATAATGATACTCACCCAACTGACGAAACCTCGCAAACATGTCCAACTGAACCATATGCTCAATCGAAAAAAGAAAGTGAAAAGGAAATATTGGAGGTTGGATTACCTCATTGTTGCATGAGATTAGCAACTTTTTATGGTGAGGAAATGAGGTCTGCATTAGCACCAGCTGTATTTATTGATAAAGCTCATAAAAATGAAACTATTGAAATTCATGGTTCTGGTGGGCAAACAAGAACCATGACTTATGTTGATGATATTGTGAGTGGTATTATTACTATTGTTGAAAATGACCCAAAATATACTATTATTAATATAACAACAGAAGAAGAAACAAGTGTTTTAGATATGATAAACCATGCAAAGAAAATTACTGGAAATGATACAAAATGTGTTCATATACAAGATAGAAATGGACAAATTAAAAAGGAAGTTATTCTATCAAAAAGATTGCAATCGTTTGGTTGGAAATGGAAGACAACTTTTGAAGATGGAATGCACAAAAGTTACGAATATTATTTGAAAAATGATGAAAAATTTAATTAGATAGGTATAATTATATTGTGATTACATTATTCCAGCTAGGAGAACCACACATATCAATATGTGAATAATTATAATTATTTAATTTGTAATTTTGCCATGAACCAAAATATGGTCTATTACAATCACATACCCCAGCAATTGCATCTAAACCATATCCAACATCTATAATAATAGCATTTGTAATTTTCCGTATCTTATTAAAAAATTTTAATTTTGCCATACCCATTCCAACAAAAAAAATTTTGCATTTGCTGTTTTTAATTTGTTCTAATATTTTTTTCTCTATATTGTCATCTTCTATTGCCTGTCGCTGCGGAACATTTACATATTCTATAAAATAATCATTTTCTATGTATTTTTTATATTCATTGTGTTCTAATAACTTTTTAATTAGTTCTAATTTTTTTTCATTTCCGATTAATCCAATTTGGTTTTTAAATTCTTTTAATAGCCATTTGTTTGCAATCAATCCATAAATAATATCTAATGGAAAGTTCATTAATTCACTTTGAGAGCGTATTTTGTAATTTTTATTAAATAGATGTGTGTGATTAAATAATTCGGTTAAATTGTTTGATTGTTTGAATAGTTTATATTGATCACGAAAATGGATAATATCGTTCAACCATCCTTTAAAATCCCATCCAATTTGTGTTGTAATACAATCAACACTTAATAATGATTCATAACAATCAATATATTGTTTGATCGTTTGTTTTCCTGAATAGTGCCTTGGTAAAATTTGTTTTGTTATTAATTTTCCTTGACGACTGGTATCGTCAGGAACAATTCTTGATAAAAAACAATATTCTGCATGGCCTACGCGCAATACATGATATGATGTATTATTTTCAAAATGGTTTTTAATATTTTTTTTAAAATTCTCCATATCTTCTTGAAATGTTGGCCAAAAATTTTCATCTAGATACGGTCCGCTTGCTTGTTCAGAATCAATATTACTAGTTCCTGATATAGTATATTTATTCAACATTATAATATAATTATACAAATATTTAAGTTAATATAATTATACAAATATTTAAGTTAATATAATTATACAAATAATTACATTATAAATTATTATTCCTCCAACCATTTTTGATTATCAACCGTCCATTCTACTGTTTTTCTAAGTGATTCTTCAAAATTCATTGGCAGTTTAAAGCCCATATTAAATAATTTGCTTCCATCTAATCCATATCTTAAATCATGTCCAGGTCGGTCACTATGAAAATCTGTCATTTCATAATCCAGCTCCCTTCCCATAAAACGTGCAATCATCTGTGCCATTTCCAAATTGCTTACTTCTCTCTCCCCTGCAATATTATATTTTTCTCCCAATGTACCATTTTTAATTAAAAACAACACAGCAGCTGCAATATTTCTTCCATGAATATAAAACCGTGTTCCAGATGTTTTTTTATCAGGATAACTATGAATATAAATTTTTTCATTGTTTAAAATACGCTTTACACATAGGGGAATAAATTTTTCAACATGTTGGCGCTCTCCAAAAGCATTCATTACATTTACAATTATTAACGGAATCTTATATGTATTCTCATATGAAATGCATATTTGCTCCGCAGCCGATTTTGATGCAGAATATGGATTTGTTGGTTTATGTCTGTCCCATTCTTTGAACAATGCGTCACCTAATGCAGGTCCAAATACTTCATCTGTACTAAAATAAAAAAACTGTTTTAGATTTGGCAATGTACGGGCATATTCCAACATATTAAAAGTACTACCAATATTATTATCTAAAAATGTTTTGGGGTCTTTAATACTATTATCTACATGTGTCTCTGCGGCCATATGAACAATATAATCAACATCATTTCCAATCTCTTTTTTGATACCATCTGGGATTGGATTCACGAGATCATTTGTAAATATTTTTACTCGATTGTTATCTAGTGTTTCTGTATCACGTAAACGTTCAAATCCATTACTTGCATAACTTAGTTTATCAAGTATTATAATTTCCCAATCTGTATTCTTATATACATGTTCAACAAAATGATGTCCAATAAATCCACAACCACCTGTTAAAACAAGTTTCATTATATGAATATTATTAATTATTATCTAAGTTTATACAAATATAAATATTATATATAACTTTAATTATGACAATTGTTTGTATGATGCCAATTTCAACCAATATCCAAAATACAGTATTATTTAATCAAAAACAATTGGCAAATAATAACACCAGATTAATACAATATCAAGATGGATTTGACAAGTTTTTTGCGCTTAATAAAAAATATATTATAAACAAAACCATTGATGTTGTAATTACCGATAATACATGTAATGAACAAGAATTCCCGTCACAGATATTAGACGTAATAAAAAAACATGAATTGACAGATTATGTTAAAATAATTTGTCATAAAAAAAATGTTTATGGGGCACAAAATAAAGGTTGTGGAGTGATTGAACAATGGTTATATAATAAAAATATAATTCAACAATATGATTGGTTTATACATTTTGAACCACGACAATTATTAAAAAGTAATCAATTCATAGATAGTTTTCTAGAAAAGCACCGTAATTTATTTACATTAGGTGCGTGTAATAATCACTTTAATACAGGATTATTTTGTATTAAAACAGATATATTATTGCAATATATCTCTATGGTACGGTTAGATCAAATGGTAAGAAATTATATTTCGATAGAACATGACTTATTTAATTATTTTAAATATATTGAATATGATGTATTAGAAAAAATGGATTTGATATGGTTCAATAGTGCCAATGATAAAGAGTATGAATGGTAATATAATAATTTTTAAAACATATTAAATATATTTAAAAACATATTAAATATATTTACAATTTTAAAATATAATGGAGGATAATCGTTATGATATATTTGAAAACTATTGTAAATCACTTCGCGTTCTAGATAATTTTAAAAAAAATCAGAATATCATTAGTATAATCGAAAATGTCTCTCGGGATTATGGATTTAAATACTTAGATAATATTAAAATTTATGAAAAGAATATGCAACTTAATTGGAATACGATCAAAACTTTAAATGATATTGGTAGCCCCCATGCATTATCGTATTATTTAAACAGTAGCAGCATTACCTCGTTATCACCTACAACATTAAGATACGTGCAATTTAGTCTTGATATGTTAACGCATATGAAAAATAAAAAATGTCAAGATGTCTCTGTATATGAGGTAGGTGGTGGTTATGGTTTCCAAGCAGTTCTTCTAACCGAAATGGCAAAATTATTTGATATTAAAGTTAATAAATATACAATAATAGATTTACCTGGTATTAGTAATATGCAAAATTTATTTATTAAAGAAAGTTCAAAGCGACTTAATCATAATTTTACAGATAGTATTACTACTTTTAATCCAAGTGACATTGATAGTATTACAGTTCCTGAAAACGCATTCTTCGTAAGTAATTATGCGGTTGGTGAATTAAAGAAAGAATGGCAAAATTTCTATGTTGATAAACTTATCAGTAAATGTGCACATGGTTTTATTTGCTGGAACTTTTCGGTTGGAAATCAAAAAATCCATGAATATTTTGATACTATTGAAAAGGAAGTTGTTGAGGAAAATCCTCAGACAAATTGTCACCCAGTTAAAAGTTATAATGTAATGTTCTAATTTAGTAATTTCATAAATCGCTCTGCACATGGCACAGTGCTTAGATTTTCCATTATAAATTCTCTTGGTTTATATTTTTCTCCCGTTTTTATGTTTTTAAGAAAAACATTAAAACAATTTTCCCATTCTTCCCATTTCGTAAAATATTCCCCGCATCTTTCATCCCAATATGGTATGCTTGTTGCTGGCAAACTAGGATGATTTGATCCAACTTCTTGATTCATATTTGTCACATTCCATACGATAAGTGGTACATTGCATGCCATAGCTTCCTGTAGTGCAAAACCCTGACTTTCGTGTGATCCTAATACAATACCGAATTTCGCCTCCTGTAATGTTTTCAAGTAATCATTTTCTTCATATTTCTTTACATAATCAAAAACCTCATATTGAATTTTTCGTTCTCTTAAATAATTTTCCAATATGTTCAGTTCTGATTCATTTCTACGCTTGAAATAAATAAATACTTTGTTTTTCTTATTTTTTTCATCCAATATCGGTTTAAATAATTCTGTATTTACTGGAAATGGCATCATTTTAAGCGGTAAAATTTGCTCTACTCCCATATTTCCCCAAATATTAACGCACCATTCGCTTGGTTGAATATAGATACAATTTCTATGAATATTATTAATTATACTCAACATTTTATTTGGAAATACCGAAAAATGTGGGCCAAATATAAATGTAATATTTGGAAATAATGCTGTGTTAATAGGTGTAGCTGGCGAATATACAACATCTACATTATCCGGATTCAAATCATTGACTGTGCCATATTTATAACTAATATCATTATTTTGTAATATATGTTGCAACATTAAATCTAATCCCAAATGATTTTTATGATGCAACCATTTTTCAATAATAAGCAATTTCATATATTACATATCATAAATTTATTTTTAATATATACTTTTAACTTAATATATATTATTCCAGGTACTAGGGAATAAATCCATCGTATCATGATTCGGAAGCGCCTTGCCAAACCACGCCTCTGGGTAACATACAATCTTATCTGGATTCTCATTCATATATGCACCCCACCAGCTAAAACTGCTGTTTGCTATAATATTATGGTCACAACATGACATCAGCAACATTTGTTCATAATCTTGCAATTCACCAATATATGCAACACTTACAAATGTTATGTCACATTCTTTGCACATCTGGGTTGATATCAATTGTTCCACTATCTTTTCTACTTGTTCTGTATCTTCTTCTTCATGAAAATACAAAACTTTAATTGGGTTCTCTGTCCGGGTAGAGAGAATATGTGCTAATGCCTTTTCATAATACTCCACCGTCTGAATTGGGTGTGCATTCTTATGCGCTTCTGCTTTATAATCACCTATTCTAAAATGCATAGATACAAAAGTGCTCTTAGAGAGAACAATACCGGATTTGTTAAGTACTGTGGCTTTCTTTTGTGGAATCTGCAATATTTTAACAATGCTCGCATAATTCTCTTCGAAATATTTAGGTGATTGAAAATAGCCAAATAACTTCATATGTTTTGATCGGATGCCATTTGTTTCCGGGAGCGCATCATACCTGAACCTTTTCTCTCTATATACAGGAATAAATTGTGTAGAACCCTCATGAATAAATCCTACGATCTCTTTGAACATACTATCCCAATACAATGGTCTAACACTTCCACCAGCAGAATGCGTATCTAGCTTCCCGGGAGGCAATACAAACTGAGTTTTATTACTAAGTGCATGAGAAATAGTTGCAAAAATTTGAAACATTTGGTTACCCAAACCACCTTGAAGCTCAATCGTAATCATAATATTAATATTACACACAAGTGTTTAATATTAAATATATATATATGGATAAAAAGTACATATGTGATAGATGTTTAAAAAAATACAAATTTAAATCAGAACTGCAAAAACATATACAGGACAAACACTCCTCAATATGTTGGATTTTGTGCATGTGAATCTGGATTAGAAATCACTTGAATCTGGATTAGAAATCACTTGAATCTGGATTAGAAATCACTTGAATCTGGATTAGAAATCACTTGAATCCGGATTAGAAATCACTTGTATCTGGATTAGAAATCACTTGTATCTGGATTAGAAATCACTTGTATCTGGATTAGAAATCACTTGTATCCATATCAAATATCCCATCATCTTTATCCGTGGTCGCCAACGCATATTCCCCCACCCTTTTTTCAAAGAAATTCGTTTTGCCTTCTAATGAAATCAACTCCATAAAATCAAAAGGGTTTTTGGTGCCATAAATCTCACCGGCAGCCAATTGTACAGCCAAACGGTCTGCCACAAATTCTATATATTGTGTCATCAAATGAGAATTCATCCCGATGAGGCGACATGGTAACGCATCACATATAAATTCCTTCTCAATTTCAACAGCCTCTTTAATAATTTCAATAACCTTATTCTTTGCAACCTTCTTTTGTAATTTATTATACAACAACACTGCAAATTCAGTATGCAATGCTTCATCTCGCGAAATCAATTCATTCGAGAATGTAAGCCCTGGCATAAGACCACGTTTTTTAAACCAATAAATACTACAGAAAGCCCCACTAAAAAAGATACCTTCGACACAAGCGAAAGCAATCAATCTTGTAGCAAAACTACTGCGTTTATCATGTATCCATTTTTGTGCCCAATCACTTTTCTTTTTAATACAGTCAAAATTGTCTAATGCTGTAAATAATTTATGTTTTTGTTCTTTATCTTTGATATACGTGTCAATAAGGACACTATATACTTCACTATGTATATTTTCCATAGCAATCTGAAACCCATAAAAAGCTCTTGCTTCTGAGAGCTGAACCTCACCCATAAACCGTGTCCCCAAATTTTCTAAAACGATACCATCAGACGCAGCAAAAAACGCCAGAATCATTGATATGAAATGTGTTTCGTCTGCATTTAAGGTTTCCCAATGTGCCAGGTCCTTAGACAAATCAATTTCTTCTGCCCTCCAAAAACAATCTACTTGTTTTTTATACATTTTCCAAATTTCGTTATCTACGATAGGAAACATTACAAAGCGATTATCGTCTGGGGTTAGGAGGGGGTCGGTTTTTAGTGATGTCATACTAAATAATATATACAAAGATATTTATATTGATTCAATTATAGAATTTTTCTCAAAATCTATAAATAGATTTCTATAAATAGACATTCTCTCTAATTTAACAATATCTCTATGGGAATATATATGGATGGGTGTATGAACAATGGAGATATAGAAGAGCTTGCTGAACGAGATTTAGCAACAATGTTAAGGAGAATTGTAGAACAAGTTAATGAAACCAATACTATTAATAAGGCAACTCGTTCAAAATATGACTTTAATGAATTAGGTGAAAAATGCGAACATTATGAAAAATATGTAGCATTATTTAATGAAAAACAACAAGAATTTGAACAATTGCAACAAGAATTATCGGAAATGCGATCATTTTTAGACAAATGCCCCCATAATAGAATGGTTCAACATGAACAAGAAGATATAGATACTATTTTATCTAGTTTAAATACTTCAGCAAAGGAAATATATAAGAGAAAAAATGCCAATTATGATAATTATAATCTTAACAATTTAAATAATTTTCAGATAATTTACAAATTATAATGATATGTTATATTATAAATGTCTGTGATGAAAAGTATGGATAAAATGTTGAAAAATCAAGCCGTTCTTTATGGTGTCCTTTTTCTAACAGTAACAAACGTATTTGGCTATTTAATGGTGCGTAATTATGAAGCTATCGTATTTTTTGCATTAGTTGCATACATTTCTAGCGAATTTACCAAGAATAATATTCTTGTTTGTTTAGTCGCTTTATTAATGACTAATGTTCTACTAGCTATTGTACAAGGTAGAAAAGTTTATGAAAGTATGCAAACAGAAGGAGTTGCTGATGAGACTGCAGCAAAGGCCGAAGCTTCTCCGGAAGAGGCAAAAGAACCTGTTATAAAAAAAGCAGATTCCAAAGCCGCAGTGGCTGAACAACTCATGCCTTCACTCTCAGACTCTAAAATGAAAGATCATATGGCCAATTTAGATAAAATTGAAGGCCTTCTAAACAAACAAGAAGGATTAGTTGGCAGTCTTAGTAAGATTGAAAATATGATGGCTAAACTAGAAAATATGGGCGCAAAACGAGTCGACAGACGCGTGGATTAATAACTCTCGCTATAATACATATGGCAAAACAATGCCCACCAGGTGTTATTTGTATCGAAAACGCAACAATGTTAATGGTTGGATGTATATTAATAGGTATTATATATTTAGCAAATTCATATCATAGTAAAATCTTAATTCATAACATGGCACATAACAGCGTGGCACATAACAGCGTGGCACATAACAGCGTGGCACATAACAGCGTGGCACATAATATGGCACAACCACGCCACCAGACACAGAAAGGTCTACCTATAAATGTACCAACGCAACCAATTGATTCTAGTTATCGACAAATTGGTATATTATCTAGAAATAATGACCAAGATGTTATAATGGGACTCTTTGGTATGCAAATGAATCGCGGACGGGATTTGTGGCAATACTATACTACCACTGAACATGGCATTCGCCTACCTATTAGTGTTAATGGTAAAAGTGGGTCCGTTGAATATGGATGCGACCCTATTGAAAATGGGGATATGATATATGTAGAAGGTTATAATGATGCCTTTAGAGCAACCATTTATGATGATAATAACAGAATGCGCTATATACCAATGGTATAAAAAGATCTTTATATATAATGAATATTGAATATAAAGATGAATATTGAATATAAAAATGATATTATACTTGCACATACACAATTATATGTTCTTACCACAGTTGATATCAATCAAAAATTAAGTATTTATGATGATAAATTATTTATTGATGAAACAAATCAATATATACAACCACTATGGCGATTTTGTTTGAATCAAAATAGGCATAGTATCTATCTATTTTTAGAAAGAGTGCTAGGTAAATATATTAATGATATTGTAGCATTTAAAAGATATAATTTCGTTACTGGTTTTGAAATTGAAACGAGGCGAACGCTTACAAAGGATATCATTGCATTTTTAAACGATTCAAAAATGGGATTTTTGAATTTAAAACAAACTTATCCCGAATATAAACTATTACATACACTTTTAGATAATTTTAGAAGCCAAATTAAAATGCATTATAAAAATGATTTTCGACCATAACCACGTGAAATTGTAGCCTCCTCCTCCTTGGTAGGATTGTCCGACTGTAAATATCTATTTTGAGCAGAAGGTAACACTACGTTTATCAGGTGTTTTATTAACTGCCGTTCGGAAATTACCTCATCCTCATTCTCAGGTATTCCTTCTCGGGGTTCAAATATATTTTGGGGCGTTTTACCACCAAAATTTAAAGTGGCCGAATTCTTTCTATGACGAACATCATCAAAACGTCTTAGCGTAGTTTGCAGCTTTCTCTGTGTTTTATTTGCTCCAAAATATGATCTGATCTCACTTGGTCCATAAGGGTCCTCTTGTATATTATTCCACTTCTCCCACTGCCACGCAGTTTTGGTAGCATGATTATCCGGATTGGAAAGGAAAAATGGTATATTATGTTCATTTACCCCTTGCTCTCTGGCGAGAGGAATGGCGTCCGGATTTAAAACATTTCTAGTATTTTCAACACCATTTGTTTTTGCAGTAGATTGTCCACGCGGGTTTCGTGGTGTAAATAGCGTGCTGCCAATCGCAGATAAACCACCATATCCATATTTCATCATTTTATTATCCCCAAAATTTAGCGGGTGGGCCCATGGGTATAAATATCCCGGATAAAGTCTGTCATCCCATGCGTCATAAATTGGTATTGATTTGTGGTGATTAGGGTCTGGCATCTCAAATCCTGAATATTTAATATTATGATTGAATTGCAGTGTATTCCGGCTTTCAAACTCGGGGCCATCTGAACGCCAGGGGGGCTTGGCTGGGGGACCAAATTCACCCTTTTTTAACACCCCATCGTTCGCTTTTCCACCAACTTGGAGATGTCCGAAAACCTGTTCGAGAGGTTCTTTATATAGGTGATTAAAGTTGCCATATTCTGTACATGTTTTTGTTTTATTATCACACCCATAATATTTTTTCAGCATATCCGTAATATATTCAGCGTTTTTTAAAATACCTTTTCCAGAATGTAATTTAACGTCGGGAGTGATTTCTCCTCCATTCTGACTCCACCCCTTGATTTTTTTTCGTTGTGCTGGTTCTCTGTTTGTAAATTTTATTCCATTTCTGATATGAAATGGAATATGAAACGTCTCCTGCCTTACGCCATTAATGAAGTGCACTCCAGACCTTTTCATTCCACTCGCTCCTGATTTAGCAGCGTTTTTTGCACGCTCAATTAATGGCAAGCCACTCGATTGACCTGTACCATTGTGTCTTAAGAATCGCTCTACCATATCAGGAATTTGTGTTTCTAATGTACCAACAAATAATTCGATATAGATATTTTTTGCAATGTCTTTAATAACATCTTCAATCGACTTGCGCCCCGTAAATTTATTATACAAAGCGGCTAATTTTACCTGCTCGTCGTATTTAATAAGACCATTTACATCACGACCAGATACGCGCTCATAAAAAGCTGTCCCGCTGTCAGATGCATTGTTTTCCTCTGTTTTTTTGTATTTTAATATATACATTAAAGTTAAACTCGCATCATCTCGGTTTGTAATGAGTTCAACATTATCAATTATAACATTATCCATTTTACGTGTTTTATCGCTAATATAATTCCATTTATCAATCATATTTATAAGTCTGGATTGTTCTGATTCTTGATATTTGTCTGCATCTTCGTCCTCTTCATCATTATCAAAAATATAAATAATTCGATTTAATTTTATATGATTAAAAATGCGTTTCAATGCAAGTGATACATTATATGGATTTACTTTATCCCATTTATTGCTGAATAATCCCCACTCAGGATGATAAACCCGGTGGTCAACTGTCAATTCTTTCTTGGGTAAAAGTGTTGTTGTTGTACTGTCGAGATACTTAAAAGCATTAAATCTAAAGTTTTTTGCGATCCCCTCCTCCTCTTTTTCTTTTATATATAAATTGCTTAGAATTTTGTCGGCGAGTGGGTCAGGAAATTCCATAGTTGGAATCCGCATTCTATTATGGAATGTTTTGTAAGTGAACCGTGCTTTACCCGGGAGAAGAGGAGGCTGGTCGAGGCCATCTGATACAAAAACTGTAAAATTGCCATCGCGTCTGGGGGGTTGATAATCGCCGCCAAGGTTCGGGGGCGATTTGGCACCATACACAATAACTATTTTCGCTTTTTCCTTTTCTACATATTTTTTAAGTATTTCTTCCTGCAGCTGGCCTGATTTTCTATTATTCAGAGCTTTTATACGAGGCTCACCAACAAATTCTTTCGTTGTCGTAATAAACCGTTTAGTCGTTTCGCTCAATAGACTTGGGATGCTGATGACGTCGTCAACAAGCGCACCACCAGCCGCACCCTCTTTGGGGGGAGGCACACCCGATATAGCGTTGGTTACATCTTTGTAACGAAGAAGATTTAAAAAATCCTTCATTGTATTTTTTTTAAACCTATTAGGAATTGATGATGATAAAAATTTGCCTTCGGTTGTAGTTCCTGAAAATTGTATTTCTGTATCTGTTAATATTGCGGCCTCGCGAAATATTGCAAGCATTCCAGCCTGAAAATTTGTAATTATCGTATACGTTTTGTTCTTCATTTTAATAGATTTTATCTTTGATTCCTCTTTTAAGTCGACAATCGTATAGTCCCCCCCTGCCAAGAGCTTAAATGTCGTCGCCGGTAGGGGGGCAGCAGCACCCATTAATGTTATTATGATTTCCACACCATCAATCGGTACTAAATTTCTAAAATTAGTTTTTACAAATGGCTTTCTGTATGGGTAGTTCATGGGGTGATCAAGTTTTGCTGCGTTATCTTGCTCGGCGGCTGCGGCCGGCACACGGGTGGCATTCATTTTGGTTAATCCAGCAACAATATTATCAAGTTCATTGTATTTCTTAAAATCAATGTCAGTCTTTTTTGCAATCTTGAACATCGTTTGTTTTTTATATAATTCGATTAGTTCATTGTTAACCAGTAAGCGTTCCGCATAAGATTTTTCATCACGTTTTTTCTTCTCTTTTTCAGGTGGTTCGATGTCAGGTTTTGCATCGAATTTTGCTGTGAGGTTTTTTCTCTCTTCTTTTTTTTTATTTATATTTTCATCGACCTTTTTAAGTTCACGCATGAGCTTATCCACAGCGAGTGGTTTATAACCTAATTTATCCAAATCGGCTTTATACTTCTTAATCCTGTCTTTATACATCTCAGTATCCTTCCTCACATCCTCCTCCTCCTTATCCAGAAGGTCTGCCCACAACCCTAAGGCTGTATCGGATGCCTCAAATAAAGATTGAGTTTCGCTCTTATCTTCAGATTTAACCGGTTTTTCGATTTTCGGTGGCAACTCAAATGTGGGAAAATCCACTTTCTTATTTTCTTTTAAATTATCTATTAGTGGCTGCCAAATCAAATCCGGAGGTGTTTTTTTACTCCCATTTTTTTGGTTGTTGTATTCCTTAATTTTGTTTAAATTGGAACCAAAATCCGCTGCAAAATCCACCAACACGGAGTCGGTCCCATATTCTTCATGCGCCGTATATTCCTTAATAAATGACATTAAATATTCAGCATCTTCAATATAACTAGCGAGAGATATGTCCAAATTTTTACTGTTGTCCTTATTCCGAATAGAAATTTCTGTATTATTTTTCCATAGTTCGGTTTCATCATCCATAAATTTATTATATACGCGCTTTGCATTACTCGTTTCATCATTATAATATGTTTCTAGTTTTTCAATAGGAGTCATATCTATTAAAATAGTTTTAAATTTTTGCTGTGACTCTGGATTTGTATATTCTAGATTTATAAAATAACTCATAAATGGATGATGAAAATTAGGAATAAATGGTAAATTTGTCTTATTTTTTGTAATAATAATATCATCAATATCAATTTCACAGGTCTTTCCATCCTCCTTATTTTTAAATACCATTCGTTCGTTACCATGTTCCTTTCCTTCTACATAATTATCCCTATTTTCTTCTGCCCGAAGAAGGTCATCATTAATTTTTTTTCGTGCAAAAGGAAGAATGTCGGAGTTTTCTAATTCACGCTTATTATCCTTCACACTTTTATAACGGTCCCCCTCCCCTTCGCAACCACTGAGCTCATTAATACCAAGAGCATTTATTTTATCAACAGTAATCTCATCCAAATTTAAAAAAAATTTATCCAAATCAGCCATTTTCTTTAAGTCATCGAAGCTTGAATTAAATGTTAATGCTGGTACCAATGGAAAACCTTGGCGAACTTCTGGGTGTTTAATACTCTCCGCTTCAAATGAATTTACAGGATATGATTTTACTTTTATAACGTTCAATAATTTGGGTTTAATATATTTCAAGTTCCCTCCTTTCTGGGGGTCCTCGCCATATGGGAGAAGGGGAACATCCGGGTCTTTTTCTTTCCAAACTGCAACATCAGCATTTGTGTTTTCTACACGTAATAAGTAGTTCTTTAAAAAATAGTCAACTGGGATAGTTTGTTTTCGTATATGATAAAAGTTATATACACCAATAACAGAATCATTTTCTAGTTTCAGCCTAAATGGAACAGAAGATAAATAATCAGGTCCATCAAGTTTAAATAGGCCACTCCATGTGGCTAGGGAAGTGAGAGAGCTATTCTTGTCCCTGACGGCAACATCAGCACGACCCGCTGCGGCCGCGAGCTTATTTCCCGCTTTTGCGGCTCCTACTACAAGGAGAGGGATGACCGTCGCAGCAGCGAGGCGAGATGCCCATTTATAATTTTTTTTGTATAATGCTCCTGCAATATCTAAATGAGATCCAGTCAGATTTTTAAAGTGATCTTTTTGACTATTATATGTCTTCGAAAAGTCAATATTCATAAATGGCAAATGTCCATAATAACCAAACAAGTCTAACGAATACTTATTGGAGGCTTGGTGCTGTCTAGCGGCTTTAACTGACTTCGCCCTTCTCGCATCATGTGGCTTCAATGACTTGATGGAAAAAATAGCAGTGACTGGTTCGGTTTCTCGTGACCAATGTGTAAAGTCTATCTTCTGAACATCTTCAATCGGGAAAACAGATTTCGATGAGGTATCATATTGTTCACTAGCAAATATTGTTGCTTTTTGTTGGGGCACAGTCTCTCTAATAAAAATATTATCGGAAGGCTTATTTAAAAGTTTATATTTGGTCTTAACTTTGCTATCGAACCGTTTATAGGTTTTGTTTTTCATTGTAAATTTTGCATGAGTGGGAGATGCCGCCTCGCCCACCACCGCCTTAACAATTTCATAAAACTTGTCGCCACTGAGTTTCTCAACCTTCTCCACTTTCTCTTTGTGGGGTAGATGAGCGACGACATTGCTGGGTTTCCATTCCCATGGAAGGCAGTAATACTCAAAGAAAATGTTACTTTTAATTAAATCATGTTCCTCCTCCTTCACAATAGAACCAACGGTTAGATAATTCAAAGGAATGTTGGCCATCGGATGCTGAAAAAGCACGTTGCCATTAAACTTAAGGAGAAGGATGGCTTCTGTCTCACTGAAATTTGAGATACCCAACATTTCGTCAAATGGGTGGTTCTGGAGCTCGAACTTAATATATTGAGTTTTATTTTCATATGTCAGCTTATCACTATATTTTACATTGAATTCGCCCAGAACATTTTTAATATATTGTAATGCAGTTTTTATATACTTTTCATGAGTAACATCGCCATATAGCCATGTTATCGCTTGCATTAAGTCTTCTTTGTTCTCCCAGGTTGGTGGTGGTGGTAACCCAGCCGCCGCCGCTTTGGTTCTCTTATTGTCTACTTCTGTGTTGTGGTCGTGGAATGCTGTTTTTGCTTGTGATGACACGGGCTTACTGGGAAAAATAATTTCATTTAGTGGATTGCCGGGGACAATGTCTTTATCTTCAATATAAAATATAAGATTATATTGGGCTTTGGCAGCGGGGAGTTTGGGATCTTTGGGGTGGGCCCTAATTGCAAATTTTGTCAAATCATTTCTATTAGTTTCAGTTTTTTTTTCAGCCAAAGTTACTAATTGGCATTTAGAATTACATAATCCACCTTCAAAATTCTCAAATTTATAGAATTTAAATGGATTGTCCATTAATTTAACTGGATTGTCCATTATATTAATATATAATGTGATTTTAATATAATATAATGGCGAAAAATCTTACATTAGCAATAAAAGACGAATGTTCGCTTAGTTGTGAGATTACATGTGATTTTGAACAAGGTGGTAATTTAACGAACACAGTTGGGGGGTCGGGTAAGATGGCGAACTTCCTAAGCGATAGTGGCAAATTAAAAATTCATTATGGTGGGGTGAGATATTTAATCAAAGGTTTCTATTTTTATGAGTCAATCCATACTGCATTATATAAGGGCACTAGGAGAGAAATAATGATGAGTTGTCAAGCTCCGGGGGAGCCGATACCGCTGGTGATTTTTTTACCAATAACTGAGGGAACTTCAAATAAAAACGGCAAGACAATGGTGGCGCTCTCCAACCCAGGCACACAGGAGAAACCAATAACCGTGGCGGATTTTGAACGTATATTTCCATTAGATACACCTTATATAATGTATACCACAAGCCTGCCTATGGGGGGGGGAGGGCAAAGGCAAGTACAATGTGTTGTAATAAGTGAAGCAAATATTGTTATTGGTAAGGATGATGTGGGTACCTCCCTCCCACCGGACGCCTTTCGGGAGTCAATAATAACATATGTGATGAGAAATATGGGAGGTATTAAAAAGGGTCCAGTTGGTGCTAATAGGATAGAAACAATTGAATGTCTACCAATAAACGACAACGGTATTTTGCTCACAGATGTCGAAAAAGGTTTAGGCGATTCAAATATAACAAGTCGATTTAATTTTAGTGAGATTATTGCGAGAGCTCTAAAAATACCAGCATTACGAATAATTGGCGGAGCTGCCAGTGTAATAGTATTGTATAAAATAATGAGTATGATGGCTAAGAAAAAAAATGTGGGACTTAAAAAAATGAGTGAAATAAATAACTAACTCTATATATAATGAATAGTGTACAAGATGATGTTGGGTTAGACTATCAATTGTACAAACGGCAAAACCAAACAGATTTTGAGGGCAGAGATGATGTATCTCCTAATACTGTTTCCCCGAATGATATAACAAAAATCTCATTTGGTAAAAGTGTAGTAGACCGACTTGATTATGAACATACTGATGGAACTATAATAAAATATTTTAATTTTGTAGGGGAATCACAAAAAATTACTTATAAGGATACGATATTTACGACTAAAAAACAAAATCACTATTTATGGAAAGACAAAGTTTCTGATGTCGGGGATAAAAATGTATATCATAACCAAATACAACGATTTGTTAATAGCTCTGTTAATGGGAATGATGATACACATTATTCGGATCTCGGTCGTAAAATCGTCGGGACATTGGAGCTAAATTTTGTACCAGAATATAAAGGTACATCTGATGGGGACGTTTTTGATATGATAAAAATATTAATACCTATTTTTAAAACGAAGAGAATAAATAAGCAAGGTTTAGAATTATTAAATTGTATAAGAACATCGAGTGATGTAGCAATTCCTACTAAAAACATTGATATGTCGGACTTTATTCCAAAAAAAATACCCTATTTAATAAATAACGTAGGTGTAAATTCTAAATCAAATTCAGAAGAAAAATGTGCGGATAGTGAGTGCGATAGTAGTATTCCTGATTTAAAACTAGGTGTATTTATATTTACATCATCTAATATACATCTAGACGAGACGATGTTGCAACCTTCATTTTTTAATTCAATCGACCAACTTGAAAAAATAACTATAGGTTATCTATGGGGAGGAGATGTGATGATGAGAGATTTTATCGATGACGATAGGTTGCGTTCCATTAAATGGGTTGCCAAGGGAATACAATATGTGTCGTCGGAGAAAAAATGCACAGAGCTTTATAATGAGGGCGAAACTTTGAAACATTCTGTAAATAAACTAATAAATTCATCTATGAAAAAAATGCCACTTGAAGAAAGAATAGGTCAGATGATTAAATCACCGATAGGATTGATGGTTGTTATTATTATGACATTTTCAGTAATTTTGGCATGTTATAAACTAATAATGAACATTATCGTATCAAATATCGGCGAAACATCACAATCTCAGAAACATTTATTTCGGCCGATGAGTAAAGCAGGAGCACAGTCTAGTTTAGGCGCATGGATAGTATTTGTATTAGTTTTTGTTGCATATGCTAAGAATGTTCAATGGATGCCTTAAAATGTCGCATAATTTCCTTTATCATTAGATGAAAGAGGTTCGACTGTCCCCATTGAAACAGGTTTCTTGGAGGAGGCCTGTTTCTTTTCTTCTCCATGCACAAAACCTTCTTCTAGAGAGAACCCAAAACCATTATAACTTACACCCCGGTGTTTCTTACGATTTATAGAACCAGTTGCAGATGCACCTACGACGCGATTATTTCTGTAATGATTCTTAGCTCTTCGCATAAGTTCATATACGACTAAAAATCCCAAAACTGCACAACATTGATGTTCGACTTTACTAAATACGGCAATCGAACCAATGATTAATACACCGGCACCCATATTAGAATTCACTACATTATTTACTTCATTAGGCATTTGAATGTCGGTTATAATATATAATGCCATCAAAACCATGCAAATAGTAGTATTGGTATTCATTTTGTTGGAAAGCATATCGCGCATCTTTATATATAAAGCTGTTATATTATTTTTAAAAACAATATAACAATTTAATATAAATATATATATGCTTCGCCAGACATATCTTGGTCAAAAAGGATATACGATTATGAAAGATTCAATTTCAATCGATGAACAAATTCAGATAAAAGCTGATTTGAATGTAAAACCAAATTTACCTGGAAATATGGGAAAATCTGTTAGTTTTCCCATATATCGAGAATCTCCTAAAAAACTATATGTTCCACGATTTTATGGAGAGAAGAATTTCGGATGTGCCGATCAAAATAAATTGTCAAGTGGCGACCCTATTAATGTAGAGTTCTCTGGTTCTTTGCGACCATTTCAAACCGACGTCATTAATAAATACTTAACGCATGTTAAATCCGGTAAAAACGGGATTGGTGGCGGTCTATTAGAGATTGGCTGTGGCAAAGGTAAAACTGTTATGGCTCTAAATATTATTTCACAACTTCGCGTTAAAACATTGGTTATTGTTCATAAAGGATTTCTATTAAATCAATGGGTAGAGAGAATACAACAATTTCTACCGACAGCACGAATTGGTAAGATACAAGGACCACATTTTGATATTGAAGATAAAGATATTGTTATCGGTATGCTACAATCTCTCTCTATGAAAGAGTATCCACAAGAATTATTTAGCAGTTTTGGCTTTGTATGTGTCGACGAATGTCACCATATTAGCGCAGAAGTATTTGTACGTTCTCTCTTTGTTGCAGTTACACCATATGTTTTGGGTCTAAGTGCAACCATGCAACGCAAAGATGGTCTTAGTAAAGTGTTTAAACATTTCATTGGTGGTATGGTACATAGTGAAAAAAATGACACGACAACAGAGGTTGAGGTGAGGGGGATTGAATATTATGTAGAAGATGATGAATTTAATAATATCCGGACGGATTACAGAGGAAATCCATTATATTCGTGTATGATATCTAAACTTTGTGATTATGCAAGTAGAACTGAATTTATTTTAGGTGTTTTGAAAGATGTTCTTAGAGAGAATAATCAGCAACAAATTATTATGTTAGCTCACAATAAAAATCTACTTAATTATATTTATAAGGCTATTATAGACCGAAATATTGCCGACGGATCCATTGGGTACTATATTGGCGGCATGAAGGACAAAGACCTGAAAGTAAGCGAAACTAAAACCATCATCATGGCTACATATTCTATGGCCGCCGAAGCTCTTGATATAAAGTCCCTTACCACTCTATTCATGCTAACACCTAAAACAGATGTGCAACAGGCGGTTGGCAGGATTTTGCGTGTAAAACATAGTAAGCCATTGGTGGTTGATTTTGTAGATGCTCATGGGATATTTCAAAATCAATGGAAAAAACGCAAGACATTTTATAAAAAACAGAATTATCGTGTCATTTATACCGACAATCGTAATTATGTGAGTGATACAACACAGTGGAAAGTTGTGAATGACCCGACAAAGACACCAGCAAAAAAGAAACCAAAAATATGTGTATCATCTGATGATGATAACCCAAAAAATAAATGCTTGGTAACACCAGACATGCTTAGTCAATAATTGAACGCAATGGCATATTCAAATATTAATCCGGGTCCATTTTGACTCTATAATACTTGACTATTTTTTATAATCTTTTTTATACCAATACCACTTTTTCAAAGTACCATCATACCTGGCATCATATTCCTTTGCATCATCCTTATCCGCATACTTAACATTAAAGTAAATTTTGGTATTGTCGTCATCTTCTTGTTGCACGGCAAACACCGTCTCGACACCGCCAACATAAATTGTTTTTTCTATTTTGATGTGATTTACCACAGTCCGAACATTTTGGTTTTTTTTCCTCTTTCTCTTTTTCTTTCATTTTTTGTTTGCATTCATTGCATAGATTATATTTTCTATTTTTATGTGGGGCGTTACAATCACTACACGTCCGTGTTTTGTGTTCCATAAACCTTTTAATACAACAAGAACCGACAACTAAAATCTCCACATCATTCGAAATATAACAATTTGTTTTAATCTCATGGCCACATACGCACTCTGGTGCATAGGGAGGTGGGTCTTTTTTTGTTTTTTTTGTCCAAGTTTCAAAGTAATTTTTGTGACTATCTCTATTTCCGCCTACATATTTCCACGTTTTCATTACTTCATCTGGATCAACACCCAGTTTTGCTAAACCATCTCTAAATTTTGCATACATTGATAATATGGATGCAATTATATATATAAATCAATTTTTTTTAAATGAAAAATAAATGCTTGGTAACACCAGATATGCTCTAATCAATAAGTCCTTTCAAACGATTTTTAAAAGCACGCAGTTCTTCTTCAGCGGTTTCTTTTTCACGAGCCAGTCTAATGTTGGACTGTTCTAGTTCTTCTGCGAGGCGCTGTGCTTCATTTGCTTGTGTTTTCCATTGCTCGCGCTCGGCAATTACCCGTACATTTTGTTGTTCTAATTGTCTCAGTTTTATTTGGTACGTCTTTTCCATTGCTGCAACAATTTCTTGTTTTGCATTGTATTTAAGAATCCAATCTTTGTGACATCCACTTTTGACATGACTGTCGAAGCTTCTGGTGCATGCAAATGTAGTACCGGCTTTGCACGGACATGTGTGTGTTTGACGATTCCGTTGATGTTTTTTCCACGGTGACTTGTCGGCATACTGATTGGTATCTGTGTTAAACACCGGCTCGTATTGAATGACCTGGATGGGAATAAGTTGTGTAGAAGTCATGATGGAGCTGGTGCTGGAAAAGGAAATAATATCAATTTTAAATTGACATAAAATTTCAAACTGTATGTTGGAGCATGGCCTGTTGGGCAACAGATATTGATTCAATGTATCTGCTTAGCAGCGGTGACTCACTTGGTGACATAGCTCACGGTTGGTGGATGGGTTATCATAAACATTCCGAATATGAGAACGATTTTAATGAAGTACATCGAAAAATGTTAAATGAGTTGGAAGAGCTATTCGGGTCAAGCAACGAAAATGAAGACTGGGAAAAGCTATATCAAATTCTGCGTGATTTTGTCTGGCATATAATAAGCAAATGTAATTGTAAAAATGATTATGATATTGTATCAGAAGAGATACTTAGCTGGATCGAAGGACATTCCGAAAAATCAGGGGAAAAATATGAGTTCATTGTAGGGCATACGACATCTCTGCTGCGATTTGTTGAAAATCGCAAAACTCGTTGGGTCTAGAATAAAATTGAATTTTTTTACAGATTGACTTTCTCAGTACAACGATGACTTGCTCTATTTGCTGCGATACTTTCAACAAGACCATGCGGGCCCAAGTGGTCTGTCCGAATTCCGAATGTAATCTTGACGTTTGCAAGACATGTGTGCGTACTTATTTACTAGGTTCGATTGAAGACCCACACTGTATGGGATGTAGAGTTGGTTTTCAACAAAACTATCTTCTTACTAATCTGAATCAAACGTTTGTAAAGAAGGAATTCAAGACATGGAGAACTCAGGTGCTTCTAGAAGATGCAAAGTCTAAGATGGCCGATACGCAGGCTATGGCACAAGACTACCAGGAGGTTCTTCGTATTGAGAAATTGAACGCGGTTGACAAAAAAACCCTTGGAGAGTTGATGAAACAGGCACATGCCCTCAGAGAGATTATGCAATCCAGGTCTCAGCAGATTATCAGAATACGCAGTGGACTCCATACTGTTGCAGATAAAGAACGCAAAGCATTTGTTATGCCTTGTCCCGATGAGGGATGCAAAGGTTATCTGACGTCTGGTTACACGTGCGGTATCTGTAATAAAAAAACATGCCCCAAATGTGTTATCATATTGGATGGGCCTCACGAATGTGACCCAGATATGGTGGCGACAGCAGAGTTGATTAAGAAAGAAACCAAACCTTGTCCGACATGTGGTGAGCGAATTGGGAAAGTATCTGGTTGTGATCAAATGTGGTGTATCAAATGTCATACTACATTTAGTTGGAATAAAGGTGCGATTGAGAAGGGGGATATTCACAATCCACACTACTATCAATGGCTTAGAGAGCAGAGTGTTGATGGAAATATTCCGAGAGCCCGGGGAGATAGACGTGCTAATTTGGATGGCGTGACGACCCATGCTCTCAAATCACTCGTGAAGGACAATCAAATTTCCGGACAACAACAGGAATTAGTCCTATCTTCGTCAAGATATACCCGTCATCTGGAAGCGCATATGAGATTGTATAACAATGTCCCTCAAAATGACAATGGGACCCTTCAAAATGCGACGGATGATGAGAAGGCTCGTATAGATTATATGTTAAATCATATCACAGAGAATAAATTTTGCGAAGGTCTCATTTCCCGCGATATTACGCGAAAGAGATGGATTGACTTTTCACAGGTGTATACACTATATTCTGGCTCATTGAATTCTACTCTCGAAAAAATTCACACGGAATTGCTGACTGCGTGGGAAACACTACCACCTACGCGATTAATTTCACTTATCTCTGAATTGAGTACCATTCATCACGCATGTATTTTGCAACTCATGATATTGAGTCATATTTATCACAGGAAAGTGAGTGTGAATACGTTGGGGCCATATTTGCGCCAGCAGAAACCTATTATATTTTCGAAAGAAAATATTGCTGACTGGGAAAAGCAAGACCCAGAAATGTTTTAAAAAGATTAATGACACGGTTAATGTATATTTTTGTTTAATTACGATGTTTAATCCGCTCCTGCATATTCTTGTACATTTCACTTTCTCTGAATAGTTTGATATTATAAATTGATTTTAAAAAGGATGTGATTGACTCCTGCACCATCTATGAACTCCCTCTCGCCACCAGAAATGATGGCGGCCCATGTATCACTTGCGCTGCATAACTATCGTGTCCAGGAACTTGAGAAGTCTCATGCCCATGAACTGCAAGTTCAGGCCCAAGAAATGTGGAAGTTGCATGCCCAAGAACTACAAGTTCAGGCCCAAGAAATACAAGTTCAGGCCCAAGAACTACAAGTTCAGGCCCAAGAAATACAAGTTCAGGCCCAAGAAATTGAGGACCAATTCGCATTGGACAGAGAATGCATTATGAAATGTGCAGAGGTTCATGCTGATGAACTTCAGCAGCAAAATACCAGACTGACATCTGAACTTGTTCTTGCAAAGTCCAATATGGAATGCGAGGGGAACCGGGCAGACCGAGCAGAGAAAAATTATCAGGAGTTGCAAGATAAAATGAATATAATACGACCCATGTTACATGCAGTGGCGAACATGGCGTAAGTAGCCCATATTGCATCGGCGACTTAATGGCGACGAGTTTTCTTCACATTGTGTCAATGCCGATGTTTAATCCGCTCCTGCATATTCTTGTACATTTCACTTTCTCTGAATAGTTTAATATTATAATCAACCTTTTCTATTCTGTAAAAACATTCCTTAAAGAACTTTGGTAATATTTTATGTATCTCGGGTCCACTCTCTACTTTCAAACGACGTTCTACTTGTTCTCTCCATATTTCATAATAAGGCTCATCTTCTATGCAGTCAAACTGTTTCAATTGTGTAATAATAAAATGAATTAATTTATAAATAATAGTAAAATCAACAGCATCATGTTTTAGCATTTGTTTAATCAGATCAATGTCAATGGCTTCGTCAATATCTTTATGCAAGTCATGGCGATTCGGTACGAACATACATATTCTCTCTGATATCTCATCAAGAATGATTAAAGTATTATCATAGTCGTTAGAGAGAATCTCTCGTTCTAGTTTGTCCCAATAAGCTTGACGCATATTCCAACCAACACGTTGAGATATATCTCCCATGTCGTCATTCATATATATAATACAATATTTATATATGGAGAACTTAATTATTAGGCACGACACCCGTCTTATAATATGTAAAAGCATTCATCCACCGACCCCCAGTATTATTGACACCATATAATTGCAAAATCTCATCCAAAGTGAATGCCGATATACTAGTGATATTATATTCACATAATAAATCCATGCGGTCATATAATTCTTCTTGTGTTATTTGATCATAGTGTGAGCAACATGGGCAAACCGCGACCGATAATCTATTAATATTTTGAACTCCGATATCACTTACCATATCTAATAGTATTTTTTTAAATCCAGTGGGAGTGTTGTCCCAATAAGTTCCAGCACCTTGTACTACTACTCTTGGGGCATTTTCTGTAAATTCCTTACATGTCTCATTTAAATAAGCAGGTTCGCCATTATGAACACATCCAGCGTATCTATAGATAGAAACTTGCTTGGACAATTCGTTAAAGAACTCATTGATATTTTGGGTGTCATTGGAATTAAGATTTTTTGTTTCAAAATCTATCCAGACATCGTTTATAAGAGTCGGATAATTCCTAATATATTTTGTTAATGAATCTATGAAAAATTTAGGATTTCTTCCAATGACTTTTGCATCACAGTTATTATTCCAGCATTCACTTATTCCACCACTCGCTGCAAGAGTTAATTGGGGGAATTTATCTATTAGTTCATTATAACAAGTAGTAGCTACGTCGGGATTGTATACGACTTGGGCTGCGGTTGAGTTAATCACGTCAGTTTTCCATAAATATGGTCCAATAGAATTTATAATGTGTTGATATTTACTGAAATTAGCTAGAAATTCAACAGAGCACGAATTCGTAGATGGGTTTATTAAATTTGCTGGATTTGCAATCCAATATAAAATATCTCTCTCTTCTATCTTTTTTTCAGAACATTTTAATCCGTCTGTTATTCCTACAAAACATAATACAAGAAATAATACCTTATACATTTAAATAGTATACGTTATTTATTTTAAATAGTTGACATTTATATATATTATCGTTTCGGGAAATTCACCCGCCGATTTGTCTTAATATGTTTATTTTCGACACACCACAAATCATCATAAGTAATGGTTTTCTTATCACTCACAATTTCAATCGGTTCCCATTTTTTGAATTTCGGATTAAATTTGCAATTCATGAAAACGACTTTGTTCTGGTCGGTAAATTTACCAACATCACAATTTTCAAACTCATCTTCGTCATCACTTTCTTCCAAACAATCCAAACACTGATTTTCTTTAATATTTCTAAAAATAGAATTCATCATAACACTTGTGCGGTATGAACCAACATAGATGAGTTTATGTGGTTCCCACATGCCTTTATTATAAAAGAAACTATCATACATGTCTACGTCTGGCTTTGCCTTTATTTTGAATACACCATGATATACGACCTTCTCAAGTTTGGGCGCAAATACGCGACATCCATAATCATTGATAAATTTGATACCATATGTGGTATAAGGTAGTGTTTCCATAGTTTTTTCAATCCTGTTATAATCTTTGCCCATAATTGGTGTGCAAAATATGAGGTGTTTTTTCGAAACAGCCTGTTGTTTAACATAATTATTAAACAGGTCATGCATAATAGGCAATCTATCGGTGAACTTATGTGTGAACTTATTCTCTCCAAGATTTTTTCCACAAAACCACAAAACATCTTCACAAACGAAGAACCGGTCTTTTACGAGAGAGCCATATAATATAGTGCCGAGTGCAAGGTCACTGTGAAAGCATGTGGTGACAATTTTAAATGATTTAGGTGTTTTTTTCGGTGTGAGTTCAATTAAGAAACAGACATTGCGATTTTGGTAGTATGTAAACCACGCAAGAAATTTTGTGCCGTATGGAACGACCATAAAAATATCCTTGTCGCTATAAACTTTCTTATGAATTTGTTTATCATAAGAAAGTTTGAGAGAAGGGAATCTGTGGGTGATGTTGCGCTGTTCAGTAGCATTCAAAATCATATATATAGTATATTAAGATATCTTTAAGTCTATTAAGATATCTTTAAGTCTATTAAGATATCTTTAAGTCTATTAAGATATCTTTAAGTCTATTTTGATCCATATAGGTTGCTTTCCAGTGCCACGAAGTTATTTTTGTTTTTACAAAATGATTTGTCCCTTGCTCCATTAGTGTTAACATAAATATCATTGAGAAACTCGCTTGGCACTCTTTCCATAAAGTCAGGAAACGCCTTATCTCGACTTTTGATTTTTTCTAACGTTATTGTTCCAGATGGACATGGAGAACAACTAGGGGTTTTGCCATAAGTATTAACTGGGCAGTCGTCCTCAAACATTTTATCTGGGAAGTGAGATCCGGTATATTCTTTATCAGGAAGTGGTTGCCCGCGCTTTTTGCATTTGACTTCCGTTTTGTTATAAGCTCCTTTTGTTAAAATTTCTGCATTATCATGGGAAGAACAATTCATTAAATTCCCGCCCGCCAAATTTGAATAAAAAGAATACAATAAAAATTGAGCACGGTTTCCAAATGTGTTAATGTATTCAAATCCGGCAGTGGCCTTAACGACTTGCTCTCCAATCCTCTTGTTTCTTTTATCTACTCCTTCTTCGGACCTGTCCCCCGCCATGTATGCATCGTTTTGAGCCTCCCGTCGTTCTTTCAAGATATTTTGTATTTTACTAAACCAACTCTTCATATCCCCAGTTGATTCATAGATAGCTTTATCTTGCTTCTGTCGCACCCACTTGCCTTCAGTCGATTGCCGCCTTTTGTCGAGAGCGCGCCCCCTTTCGTCATGGGCTAATTGTTGCCGTTCTTGGTGCAGTGCCAGAGCTGCGTCTCGTTCTTCTTGTTTTACAGTCTCGCGTCGCCATTGATTGTCACGTTCAACTTGTTTTTTTTTATTATCATCTACAGATTTTAGATATTGGGCATTTGCCCTTGCTACTTCTAGGGCATAAGCTTGTTCTCTTTCAACATTTTGTTTTTCTAAATCTAACACTTTTTGCGCTGAATCACTCAATGATTGATTATGTGCATCTGCCATAAAATTTAATAATTGGTTTTCTTCTTCTATGGAAGCTTCATATGTGTTATGCTGTTCTAACCAATCTTGTTGTGCTTGTATATGTCGTTCATTTGCTAATCGCTTTTTTTCCTCCGCATCTATCAATCTTGATTGAAATTGGCGTTTACATTTTTCCGGTATTGTCGAGTCTAACGTGTCAGGATTTTTATAATTATCACAATCATCATTTAATAAAACCGGCGATATTTTTTTCGGTTGAAGAAACCCCTCCCTCCTAGGTACTAGTAAACATATAGATAACTGCATTGATGTACGCCTGTGCCCCTCGAGGAGACGAAACGCAGGGCTTCGTGGGAGGGAACGAAGAGATAGTGAAGATTCTTGTTGAGAAAGGAGCGGATGTCAATGTTAAGGATAATGAAGACAGAACTGCATACATGTACGCCTGTGGGGGAAAGAGTGTACCGATAAAGGATACTCTTGTTGAGAAAGGAGCGGATGTCGATGCAGTTGATAAATTTCGGAGAACTGCAGAGGACTACACGAAGGCTGAACCCGACGACGCAAAGAAGTGGCTGGACTTGGACTGAGTAGCGTTTTCTAGCGACCCCTAATTTACCTGCTTGAGACCGCACCCGCCTTGACTAAGTCATACTGAATGAGAAATTGTTATATTGGCCTTCGTTCTCAGTCGTAATCAGGTCATTTGTTTTATCCAATAAAAATTGTGACAATTCGTCCTGCATTGTATCTGGTTCAAAATTCTTCACACCCAAAGAATTACCTTCTTCTTTAATATATGGAATGCTTTGTATTTTAGTGGTGTCACCGTCACCATTAACATCAGGTGGCTCGCCTCGGGAATCTTTTTCTAAAATATCGTAGATTTTGTTATATTCGGCAGTGGGGTGATTCACTAAATCTTTGATTTTAGGCTGAGTCAAATTATTTTTAAGAAAATCATACAGATAATGGATAATGGCAATAACAATCAATGATAAAAACACGGTTTTTATTAACCAAAACATATTATATATATATTTATATTAGTTAATACAAGATAATAACGAACTGATGTGCTGTTTTATAAAAGGGTGTTCAATATTATCTTTCAATTCAAAATAAATGTCATTCAACTTCTCTCTTTCACACAATACTACAAGGGTTACATCACTGGATTTACTAAATGTATATGTATGTTTAGTAAGTTCAATAGATGTATTATCATATGGGATTTGTGTAGTCTTAGATGACTTATTCTCTCTAGAATAGTCTACGAAACCTTTCAAAACTTCACCTTTTTCTAATTCAACTTCAACATTTTCAACCGGCATATCTAAATGTGTAATTTTATAAACGATGTCTTTATTTGTTACAAAGATGCCTTCACTGCTATAAATATAAGTCATGTCGGTGTTTGTATGGACCATATCATTAATTTTTGCATTGGGGTGGAAGAAACATGTATCAAGTTTATCTTTGACAGCATCAAATAGATAATCTACATAAAATATTGAATGTCGATTTTTTGTAGTCTTGAAAGGATTTTTACCATATCTGAACGACATTTGATATTAAATATGGATTAAAACCATTTAAATCAATTTTAAAGTATATATATATATATATGTCAAACATAATTGTGATTGAAAAAAATGGTGACATTAAAGTACAGTGCTTTGAGAAATTTAAAGAATGTGACCTGTATAAGAAATGTGGTTTTCGGAAGGCAGAGGGATTTACTAATGTTGCCGAATGGACAGTAAAGGGTTGGCGAATTATGGTATATGCGCGAACACAGGGAAAATCCGGGCAAGAAAATAATTATGATTTCCCACCACCAATCGATACAACATTATTTTTTGGAAACGTTGGTGTTCTATGTTACGATAAAGATGGCAAACTGAGTGCAGATGAATCAACATGGAATAAACTATATGAAGAGTTGTTTGGTGGTTTTGAAAATTTGGATGATACCGCACAGGAAGACGAAGAAGAAGATGATGAATTGGATGATGTCTCCGACGAAGATAAGACAAAAACGGGATATTTGAAAGATGGATTTGTAATAGATACAGATAGTGATAGTGTGCTGATGGAACAAGAATATGTATTTACAGATGATGAAGACTCGATGTCAAGCACAGGTGGCACAGGAGAATCAGGCGGCACAGGAGAATCAGGCGGCACAGGAGAATCAGGCGGCACAGGAGAATCAGGCACAGGAGAATCAGGCGGCACAGGAGAATCAGTCGGACCAGAATAATATTTAAAATTGATATAGTAATATATTAAAAGTATTATGCAGAATTATGCCGAATACTTTTATGGAAGAGAAGTTTCAACATTTGCCAAATGACATACAAACAAAGATTATGATACATCATGCGCATTCGCTGCCGCCTCGACCAAAATTTAAAAACGGGCAGAGGGTGCGTTATAAACCAGAGGTGGTTAAAGCGATGAAACAGGCTATGAATGGGGCGTGCCAAGGTCCATTTCCATTTGGCGAATTAATAATATATGGTGACCCAATTTACATAGGAAATGGAGACTGGAAGTGTGATTATGAATATGGTTATGGATTGACAAGTGAAGGTTCTACATATGAATCACGTCTAATAGCTTATTAAAAATTGATATAGTAATATATAATATATATATTGCAATATGCGCGTAATTAAAAATCCCGGGCAATTCCAGCAGAACATGTATGATATGTTAAAACAGCTTAAAAATGAGAGAGGTGAAATGATAAGACCGGTAAAAATCAAAAAAGACGGAGAAGATTATAATTCCCAACATCGAATCAGCAATATAATGTTGGGAGTATATAATTATGCTTTGGCAGAGGCAAAAAAGAAAAATCTTGTGTGTGGATGGTCTAATCCATATTTTGTCATGATTTATACTGATAGACTTAGAACGATTCATTATAATTTACAACATACGGATCTCATAGAGAGAATAAATGCTAGAACCATTCACAGCAGTGAGATTGGTGCGATGAGTCATCAGGAAATGGCAATTGAACGTTGGAAACCAATGATTGAAGAAAAAATGAAAAGAGATAAAAGTAAAACCACCATCTCAGCAAATATTGTTGAAGGAGCATTTAAATGTCGGCGATGTAAATCAGAAAAAACAACGTATTATCAAATGCAGACTAGGTCAGCTGATGAGCCGATGACGACATTTGTCCAGTGTACAGAATGTCCAGCAAGATGGAAATGCTAACGTTATAGAACTTCCAAATCTTGGAGTCGCCAATATTCACATGCTCCTGATGGAATTGGCCGTCTGATAATAATTGGCAGAATTTTTTCTTTAAGTTCTTGTTCCGCAATAATATAATTGTCAATATGTTTGTCAACAGCAATATAGGCTTTGCATCCGCTGTTTAATTGTTTGACCCGTTGCCCAATAGCACGTACCCTTTCATATTTGGAAAGCACCGGATATGTTCGATGCGTGTCATCTACAATGATGCGGTCTTTATTACGAACAACTTTAACAAGTGCATTCAGTTCTTCTGTTGAAATTGATAATTGTTCTGGATGTATTTTTGAAATAATATCATGATTAGATTCGAGTTTTTTGAGAATATCTGGGTCATATTCTAAATCATCTTCATCGTCAATATCAAGATCTGCATCTCCATCCAATTCATCCAAACCTACAAGTGTCATTTTCTCTTCAACCTCTGCTGTTGCTATAATGTCACCATCTTCACCGATTTCAACTTCATCATCTTCTTCTTCTTCTTCGCCATCTTCTTCTTCCATCTCTTCTTCGCCGTCTTCTTCATCATCTTCAATGTCTGGGTTCGCCAATTGTTCGGGAGTGGGCTCGACTCCATCGGTAGTTTTATTCGCTAATACAGAACTCGCCATTACTATATTATATAATGCTTATAGATTTAATTCAATTTATTAAAAATAATATATAAAATAATTATTACATTTCGGCACTTTTCCATTTTGTATCACAATGACAGCACATGTAAATATAGCGAATATTATCATCATCATATCGGACGTATAAGATATCATTTTCTTCCTCGGCGGATGTGTTACAAATACATGTATTATTGGGACAATCGATATCCTTGATTCTTGGAACAGTTGGGTCAAGTTTTGTATATTCGTTGATATAAATGCCTTGGGTTTGTTTGGTTTTTTTGAGCTCGATTTTTGATACACTAAGTTCATTTGAGGACAATGCTGAGTCTTCGTTGCCACAATTTCTACAATAATGGACTAATGTATTTTCTTCTGGTGAAGATAAACGAATATAATACATATTATCACATTTCGAACAAAAGTTCATTATATTTATTATAGAGTTTATTATTTTAATATCAATTATTTATAACTTCGATGGCTTTGTTAAATTTCTCGTATAAATTTGCATAATTTATTTCAGTGTTCATATAATACAAACTTATATGAACTTTTTCTGGTTCTCCCCTATCTTTAAATTGTACAATTATATCATTTATGGTATCTTTATTTTTATGAAAGTACTCTAAATATATCTCATAAAATTGTTTAAAATTCAAAGACCAATTATCAATATTTAAAAATCCAATGATTGCAATGTCAATATTTTTATAATGAATACTCCTAGTATATTTATTAAATTCAGGATGTTTTTCCGTAATGCCGGGCTCATTTAATAATGGCTTATTATTTAACAATGATACTAATGTTAATAAAACAGAAGAAATTGTTTGACAAGAAGACCATTCTTCGCCTTGCCATGTATTTAAGATGGATACACATACTTTGCCATTTTTGTATAAATTTGGATTAAATCTTGTCACACCATCTGTCGTTTGAAATTTAAGCGTCGGTGGCGAAAAAGGATAGTTATCCGGAAAATTAAATTCAAATAAATAGGCACCCCCATAATATACTGTCTCCTCTGGGCCTATTATAAGTGCATACCCCTTTAAAACATCTTTGTCATCATGTATATAGTGTATATTATGCTCACTGAGTGGATTTTGGTAAAGAGATTTTACATCAGTCAGTAAGCGCTTTATGGTTGAATTTGATAAAAATATTTCCTTGGTTTTTGACTCTTTAATAGGTGCGTTTGACGCCGACATTATTATATTATTATCATTGCTTCTATATATTAAAATTGAAATGAATTAAATATATCTACCTATATTATAAAATGCCAAATGGTTACAAGAAATTTTTAAAAGAGCATAAATCCAGTAAGGGACAAACACCATCATCAGAAATAACTAATACCATTATAGGCAATGAGGAGGCGGGTGTTTATGGAGCGTCTCTTCATATTGGGGGGGAAGAATACACAACATTCTGTGAACTATATTGTACAGAAATTTTTCAAAAACGGCAAAAGGAACATATGACAGAACGACAACTAAGTGATGCTGCTGGTGATTATGGTCCCATATTGATTGATCTAGATTTTCGTTATTCAACCGATATTACAACTCGACAGCATACAAATGACGATATAGAAAATATTATATACTGTTATTTGGAGTCATTGAATGATATAATCAATTTTACAGATAGCGTCTTTTCGGTATATGTATTTGAAAAGCAGAATGTTAATGTTATTCCCGATAAAGCAATAACGAAAGATGGCATACATATTATTATCGGAATTAAAATGTCACATGAATATCAGCGCCTATTGCGACTAAAAGTTCTAGAAAAACTACCAGATATTTTGGATGATATTCCAATAACTAACACTTGGAGTGATGTAATAGACGAAGGTATTACACAGGGTAGTGTGGCGTGGCAAATGTATGGTTCAAGAAAACCTAGTCATCAGGCATATGAAATGACACAACATAGGCAGCATACGTATAGTGAAGAAACAAGTGATTTCGGAGAGGCGATTCAAATGGACGATAGAGATGATTACAAATCTATGCCCCATTTTATTAAAATATCTGCACGATTTACTGGACACCCCGACTTTGCAATCAAAGATAGTGCGGTTGTCGAAGTTGCCAATAAATTTAAAAAACGAGCACCTAGAAATCTTCTTGCTGTGCAACAGGCTCCGGTAACTTCTCAACAATTGGTACAAATAGACTATTCGCATATTGATTCAATGCAAAAATTAGAGGACCAAATGTCATTATGGGCGAGTTCTCTCAATTCTAATAATGATTATAAAAACAAAGAGTTATTTGATCTAATTATGATTTTGCCGGAAGAATATTATGGTCCAGGTAGTTATAATAAATGGTTAAAGGTTGGGTTTGCCCTTAAATCTGTTGGCGAACAAATGTTGCTTCCATGGCTTCGATTCTGTGCCCAAAGTTCAAGCTTTGATTTCTGTGATATTTGTACACGTATTGCTGACTGGGACGGATATAACACTGGAGATTGCAATCAAATTACCGAGTTATCGATTATATATTGGGCTAGGACATCCAATAAAGAACAATTTGATACTGTATGCGACGATACATTATCTCGATTTATTGATGATAGTATTTCGGAAAATGGCAGCGATTATAGTATTGCACTTGTCCTTTATTGCAAGTACAAGTTTGATTATGTCTGTGTATCACCGTCAAAAAATAAATGGTATGAATTTGTTGATAATAGGTGGAAATTCAATGAAGAAGCAGTTGATTTACAGCTAAAATTGCCTACGCATATATTTAAATTATATCTTCAACGGTCACAAGAGACACTCAAACTTATAGGCGGTGCCAATGATGTGAAAAGACATTGTAATGACCCAGTAGAAGCCGCCAGGTTAGACAATGCCATCATAGATTTTAATAGTAAACAAAAAGCCATTTTAAATATAATGAAAATCCTTAGAAGTAACACTGGTCAGAGAGGTATAATGGCACAGGCTAAATTGGAATTTTATGATCAACGATTTTTGGAAGAACTCAATAAAAACGTATACCTTATGGGATTCAAAAATGGTGTATACGATTTTGCAGCAAACCAATTTAGAGAAGGGAGACCTGATGATTACATTACATTGTCAACAAATAACGCCTATTATCCAGATAATACTATTAAAAATTCTGCGCTTATTAGAAGTGAGATAATCGACTTTATGAAGCAATTATTTCCAGACCATGCTCTATGTGAATATATGTGGGAACACATGTCATCTGTTCTTATTGGCATTAATCACAACCAAACTTTTAATATCTATACGGGTGGCGGTAGTAATGGCAAATCCAAACTGGTAGATCTAATGTCCTTGTTATTGGGAGATTACAAAGGTGTCGTACCTGCCAGTCTTCTTACTCAAAAGCGGATGGATATTGGAAAGGCATCTCCTGAAATATTTCAGCTCATTGGGCGACGGTATGCTGTTATTCAGGAGCCATCGAAAGGAGACACTATCAATGAAGGTACCATGAAAGAAATTACAGGGGGGGATGCATTACAAGGTAGAGCATTATATGGCGATACTGTAACATTCACTCCACAATTTAAACTTGTCGTTTGCACTAATAATTTGATGGAAATTAAGAGCAATGACGATGGTACATGGCGACGTATTCGTGTTTGTCCGTTTAAATCAAAATTTGTTTGCGATGCAGATTATGATTCGAGTAATAGGTTACATTTCAAAATTAATATGAAAATAAACGATAGGTTTAAAGAATGGTTACCAGTATTGATGAATATGTTGATTGAGCGTGTTCATAAAAACAAATCTATTGTTCAAGATTGTTCCGAAGTTCTTGATGCGAGTAATCGATACAGGAATGAACAAGACTACATTTCGCGGTTTATCACTGAAAAAATTCGGAGCACTGATAATGAAAAAGATTGTATTAAAAAACGGGCCCTTGGGATGGTATTTAAGTCGTGGTATACACTACAAACTGGAAAACAACCTTCAAAACTTGATGAGTTATATGCAACATTTGAAAGGAAATATGGCACATATCCCAAAAAAGGATGGCATCACATTAAAATCGAAGATGAAGATGATGACGACGAAGATATTGTTGACCCTTAATATGGTATTTGCGTATAATGTACATAAATATCCTCTTTTTCTAATTTATTGATATTTTGATTATATAGATTGCGATATGCATTTGCAGGGGTATATTGAAACATATAATCCATTGCAGAAAGTAATCGTACCATTATATGATTAATAATTAATGGATATACACATAATAAAACTGCTATGCCAATATGCATTTTTGAGCGGTATTTTCTATTTTTTACTAATATGCCTATATATACAACCAAAATGAAATAATATATAATTCTAAATCGTTTAATCCAAAAATCGACCAATATAGTATATTGGCTCGTATATAATGCTTTCATTTGATGTAAATTTTTACTACCCATTGCAGTATCCGTGCCATATATTTTGTTATCATTTTGTACATAGATTAGATAATCCTCTAAAATTTTGCGCTGACGTTGCAGCATAGCAACATTATACGTATATTTTAAAAGATGCGAAAGACAAAAGTTTTCGTCAAAGGTTGTGCCGCCTGCGGGTTGAAGAACATCCGACTTCTCCTGCATCTTCTTCAACACCCCCTCACCCCAAGCCTCTGACTCTATTTTTGCTTTTTCATCAATCCAACGGTCAATGTCCTTATTCTCTACTATTAATTCTATCATATCCTTCGCGACTTCGTTGAAGTCTATCGGGGTGGCGGAGCCCATTATATATTAATTAATATAATAAATATATAATGGCCACCCGTGCAACTCTCATTCATCTGACAGTGATGTCTCTGCCGGATTATTTGTATTTGTATTAAACGCTTTAAGATTTTGTGCAAGTATATTTCCTGCTCCTGGTTGGGGACCATATAATCGGTCATATTTATCATAATGCATTTTATTTATCCAATACATGTCAACGATTTTGCCAATCGCAAATACAAACATTAAAGCAAATATTAGAATCGAAATTCTAAAATAAATCTTATCATTTATGAGTTCTTTGGAATGTACATATCCTAATATAATTAATGGAATAAAAAACCCGACAAAAATTTTAAATACGATTATATAATCTTCGTCTAATCTCCCATCATAATATTCTATTTTTATTAATTTTTCAATATTATTTATGTTGTCGTCTTTACTATGTCCTTCGAAAACACGAACCATATATATTATTTATATATATTATTTATCTGAAATGCCTAAATCATGGTTCGGGTCATGGGGTGGATGGTGTGGATGGTGGGGATGAGTCCGATGACTCCGATGATGACTCCGATGACCCCGCTTGTCCAGCTTGTCCCGCTTGTGCCGCTTGTCCCGCTTGTGCCGCTTGTCCCGCTTGTGCCGCTTGTGCCGGCTTCGCTTGTCCCGCTCCTTTCCCAAATAAAAATGTTGATATAAAAAAATATAATTTAATAATAATTAATACTAAAAGAATACCTCCCCACAAAATCAGCCAACTTTTTTGTGAGTTTGTATGTATTTTCTGAAAATTTAATTTTTTATATAATTTGTATTCCTCGCTGGCATCAGATCCATCATCTGCTGGTGCGGGATTTATAACTATTTTTCCATCTACACTTTTTTGTATAAAGTGTTCATTCCCGACCCCATGTCCTTCTTGTCCAATAAAGCCTTCTTTCTTAAATGGATTTAAATTATCTAAATCGAACTTGTCAATCCCACTCACATTTCCAAAAAAATTCGCCATTGATTCTAAATTCGGGCCAAGTTGTGCATCAAGTATATTAAATTTTTTTTTAATCTGTTTCCCTTGTTCCGATGCAGCTGACGGTTCTGCATTTAAATCTTGTTTAAGTTTATTAATTAACAATTTTGTCATATATTATATAATAATATTATATTGATGGTGATGAAATGGATTCTTCTCTCTTTTTGGAACTAGTGTTTGGCGTGCGGGGCTTGTCCTGGTCCTTGGCCTTGTCCTGGTCCTTGGCCTTGTCCTGGTCCTTGGGCTTGTCCTGGTCCTTAGCCTCACTGGTCTTGGGCTTGGCCTCACCTGGCTTGGCCTCACCTGGCTTGGCACTGGGCTTGGCACCTGGCTTGTCACTTGCCTTGGCCTCACCTGGCTTGTCACCTGCCTTGTCGCCTGCCTTGTCACCTGGCTTGGCACCTGGCTTGGCACTGGCCTTGGCACCTGGCTTGGCACCTGGCTTGGCATTGTCACTTTTTTTTGTTAAACTATCTTTAGCTTTTTTTACAGCACTAGCAGCACTCGCAGTTTTGGCAATATTTTTAATAGATAATCCTAACTCTTTACCAATAAAAAAAATTAAAATTAATATTCCAGAGATAATATTAACCAAAGCGGATACACTTAGATTATATAACATCGAACTTTGTTCGGATTGTTTATAAGCTGCGTTTGCTTTTCCAGTAGTAGATTCTCTTGCGTCGAGTTCTTTAACCTTTGATGTATAATTCAAGTTTGAAATGTATTTTTCATTCTGAGCTATTAGGCTTTTAACCCCCGAATGGGGCGTGGGCATTGGAAGTCCATCGCATGTTAGAATTGAGCCCTTCGCAAATTTACTCCCAACATCATCCGTATAAGCACCTAATTCAACAGCGATCAGATCAATTTGTCCTTGGATTTCCGTAATTAAATCTTGATTGACCATATACTATCTATACACAAAATCTGTAAAAATTTCCAGTAATTGCCATTTTACTACTTCGCTCAATATTGCAAATTTGGCCTGGGCGCATCATTAGAGCCAATGCGACTGGATCATTGCGCGAAATTTCAGGAATCATATCATCTCTAATAATATTATATTTTGTTCTAAATAAAGTTTCTTCTTCTGCAGAGAGAATATTATGGGGCGAAACATACGTGTGTTCAAAGATATTAAATTGCAGGGTTTTTATACCACGTACAGCCACATACAAGCCATCGTTTTCCCATTTGTTTTTAAGAATTGCAACCATTGTATCATTGGCGCCATCTCGTGTAATAATCACTAAATTATCATCTGTCGACAAAACATTTTCCGTTACAAACAAATCATCGATATATTCGTCCAGTGTTTTTTTTGTAACAGCTTTTTCTGCATGAAATTTTATATAAGTTTTTTTATTAGTATCAGAGTTAGTCAATAGCATATCAAGTTGGTCATTTTTGTACATGCTATTAACATCATCAACACCAAGGTCTTTATAAGCAGCCACATCGTATCCGATGGTTTCAAGTTGTTTAAGAATATTGTTCCTTGATTTGAAGATCGAAATTACACTGTCGTCGCCGTCCATTGATATATATATATATCCCATTTATATATCAATTAATTATAATAGATTTAATATCGGGGTCTTGTGATGGTGATTCTTCGGTATCATCTTGCATTGGGAATGATGGATTTGCAGGAGTCTTATTAGGGGTCTCAGGTTTAAATGTCGTGCCAACATTAATATTTATAATAGGCTGAGCACTAGGAGGTTGAGCACTAGGCGATTGAGCATCAGGCTGAGCACTAGGCGATTGAGCACTAGGCGATTGAGCATCAGGCTCGGCATCATCAGATTCTTTTTCATCATCGGATTCTTGATTGGGATCAATAAAACCTGTTAAGGTTCCAAATGATTTCATAGCAGTATTCGCGGCATTACCAGTTACATTTGCGATATTGGTAGCAATCGGTGCAGCGGAGTCAACTATTGGTGAAGCGCCGGCAATAACGCTCTTTAAATCGTCTTTCATGTCATCCGGGACAGCAGAGTATAAATTTTGACTCTGGCTTATAGCGGTAGCAGCAGCACTAGTGGCAGCACTAGTGACAGCTGATGTAGCATCATTTGCGCGAGAAAGGACTGTTGTTGGCAGCTCGTCTTCAATAACTTCTTCCAATTCTTCTTCGGATTCATCAGGTTCGTCGGTGGGGGTGGGTAAATCCGGAATAATATCAGCATTAAAAAGTGTCCGATTCCGTTCGACTAATGTTGCAGGGTCAATCTTATCTTTCATGAACAGATTTTCAAGAGTCTTAGAATAAGTCATGTTTTGTAATTGGTCGATATTATCCTCTGTAATAATCCTCATTTGAACATTCATGACCATTAATTCTTGCATTAGTAATTTAAACGCATATGGAACGCGAACAATGCTAAAACTACGACCATATTTAGATACATTATCAACTTCAATAGAGCCGTCAACATTTGTATTAAATTTCAATGGACCGTCACACTGAGGACTCAAAAAAATATTCTTATTTTCATTATATACCGCGATACATCCTGTTTTATTACAAATAGCCATGTAATATTTGTCTCCTCGTTCAATCATAGACTCGGTCAAAAATGCTGTCATACCGTGTGCAATAACACCATCGCGTTCCATTTCACCGATTCTAAGGCCACCATCATTTGCACGACCTTGGACGGTTTGGCGGGTCATTAAAGTTCTAGGGCCGCGAGCTCTATAATTAATTTTATCTTTAACCATATGTTTAAGGCGCATGTAATATGTTGGACCAAAAAAGATATTACTGGACAACTGTTCGCCGGTGGTCCCATTATATAGGACTTGGTTACCACTACTATGATAACCCATTTTGGTAAGCATATCGCCAAATCCTTTAAGTTTCGAGCCTTTATTATTAAAGGCTGTACAATCACCAAATCCACCATACATAAGACAAGATTTTCCCATAACAGTTTCAATAAGTTGTCCAATTGTCATTCTAGAAGGGAGAGCATGAGGATTAATAATAATATCGGGTTTAATACCGTCATGAGTGAAGGGCATATCGGCTTCAGGAATTAATAGACCCATAGTTCCTTTTTGACCGCATCTACTACAAAACTTATCACCAATGGCGGGAATTCTTTCTTCTCGAATGCGAATTTTTGCCAATCTGAATCCTTCTTCTTCCTCAGTAATAAATGCTTTGTCTACAAATCCTAATTGTCCTTTTTTGGGAAAGATTGAATTGTCTAAGAATATTTCAGGGTCTGTGGGGTCATTTTCAACCATACCAATAATGACTTTTTTATCATCCATCATAGTATTCTCTCTAATCAATCCATTTTTATCTAGATAACTATAATCAAATCCTGGTTTGATACCAATAGCTTCTTTGCTCATAACATCCGAGAAAGTTTTGGTAGTGTTACTATTAGCAACAGAACTGCTACTTTCACGTGTTTCGTACATATTAAAATAAGTAGTTCTAAACATTCCGCGATTAACAGAACCTTCGTTAAATAAAATGGCGTCTTCAACATTATAGCCACCATAACACATAATAGCGACGATGGGATTTTCACCATATGGATGTTCTTCATTATTAATGTATTGCATATAACGACTTTTGACTAATGGGATTTGACCACTGTTCAAAACGACTCCCATTTTATCAATTCTATATTGATAATTAGAATGATATAAAGAGACGCCTTGTTTACTTTGGCCACATGAAAATAAATTACGAGGTAATTGATTATTTTCCGGAAACACAATTTGATTTCCCATTACGCCCAGCAATAAAGAAGGGTGTATTTCAACATGTGTATGACGAGTTGCCTCATAACCATTTTCTAATATATGTGTACTGATATATGATGCATTCGCTTCACCAGCATCCATAAATTCTAGCACTGATGCTTGTTTTAATAAAATGGGGACGGATGTTTTGTCACCATATAACTCTTTCACGGAATATAATTTATTAAAATTATTAAAATTCTGTTTTGGATTGGAACCCGTTAATAAATCAACCCATGATAATGATGCAACATTACGATTATCAAAACTTGTTTTTCTATTGTCATCAATATAAAATATTGGACGAGTGAGACGACCACTGTCGGTAAAGATATTAATACATGATGCCTCGATATCCCATGCGACGGATGTTTGAATAGGTATAAGGGCAATTCTTTTATAATCTTTTAGTGTTGTAGAGAGAATATATGGATCATCGGTAGAACCAATAAGGTGCCCATTGACAATGACCTTTGTACCCGATGCAACCAATGATGGTTTTGTTAATGGTGAAATCATAGTCAATAACATTTTAATTAAAGTATCTTTTGAATATCCTGATGTAATATGTGTCATAATCGTCATATGTTTATGAAAACCAACATTACCACCATCGGGTGTATCAACCGGATCAATAAATCCCCATTGAGACCCATGCAAAAATCTGGGTGCAATTACTTTTGCACTTGCATCCATATTCAAATTCAGTTTTCGCAACATAGACAATGCACTATTAAATGATAATCGATTAAGGTCTTGTATTGCTCCTAATCGTTTGGTATGTTCGCTTGCGCCCCAGTTTCCTTTAAATGCTTTTTTAAAACCATTTTCCAAAATACGTTCTCTAAAAACTTCCTGATAATTTGTGTCAATTAAGCTAATAAAATTGGCAGTATATATGTTTTCATTATAGTAAAATTTCTTATCAAAATTTAACTTAATATTGTCTATTTGTAATTTGAAATATTCTTTGAATAAATTATAAATCATGACACCAGAAAGTTCTATGCGTTTATATTTAAAACTGTCACGATCTGTTGGTTTTTTATCTCCCGATGCAACTTGCAACAGTCCCAAAACCATATGACCTAAGAAGAAGGCTTTATCTTTAAGGTTATCGACACCAATATGAGGAAAAAGGAAATCCATTATAATATGTTGGGCATGGGGAATAGTTTTACCTTTTGTAAAGCTGGCGATGAATTCTAAGGCAGCCTTCTGTGTAAAAATTTTACTGGCATCATGTACAGAAGGTTTTAGCATATCGACATATGTTTCGTTTTTACCAATATCTAGGACAATATGTTCGACAATTGATTTGTCAGAAATTACTCCTAATGCACGCATGAGGATAAATAATGGTACGGGTTTTCGTACATTAGGTACATTTACAACAATATTTCCAAAAGAATATTTTGCACCAGGGACTAGTAATTGTACAGACATGGTTCTAACAGGTTTGGAAACGTCTTCTGATACAGACCGTATCGAAGCTGAATATGTATATATATTAGTACCTCTATCACTAATATTAATCATATTATTGGCAAATTGTTCTTGACAAATTATCGCTTTTTCCTTGCCGTCAATAATAAAATACCCACCTTTATCATTTTTACATTCTCCTGCATTAAAACAAAAATGACGGTCCATTCCACTAAACATACATAAATCAGAATGTAACATTATAGGAAATTTACCTAAGAGTATATTTTCGATGGTCTGTGTAAATGGTTCTTGCCCTTCAATAATATATTCAACCTCAATATCAAAATGGATTGTAAAACCATAAGTCATATTTCTTATACGAGCTTCATTTGGAAACATAAAATGAGCATTATCCTCATCATATATGGTCGGTTTGCCATAGTATATTTTGTCTCCTTCTTTACCGCCAAGATACATGCGTGATTGTAAATCATATTCACCCGTCAGGTCGTTGAATTGTTTTTGCATAATAATTGGATTTTGCTCTTTAAATATGTTAAAAATATCAGAATTGAAAAATTTATTATATGATTCAATATGATGATTGACTAGACAATAAGGATTGCTTTTAAAGAATTTATCTATAATTTGCCATTGCATTTTATGTTCATCCATCTTATATTATAATAACAGTATATTTTTTATTATAATAACTTATAACAATTTCCCTGTGAGCATACTATTACTCATTGAGAACCCAGGGACATTAGATGGAGAATGCTGAACAGTCCCGGAATTTAGCATAAATAATCCAATAAGAATAAACATAATAATATATGGAAAAAAGACGATAATCCATGACAATGTTCCTAATCCACGTTTGCATAGCATGTCAAGAATCTTAGTCCAAATAAGAATGTAGATTGCTTCGGCACCAAAAACGAGTGGGGTTGAATTGCTCGTGCATTTATATTCACCTAAACATAATACGTTTTTACCTTCAACTATATTTTGTACCATCATGATAATCATCGAAAATACAGATATTATAAAATAGAAGAATGCAGGGGCGCATAGAGAAGATAGTGCTTTTTTTGCTGAACCTTTCATATATATATTATAAATATTTTAAATTAATGAAAAATGAGATAATGTTGGTAGGGGGCTGGCTAAACCTTTAAAGCCATATAGACTATTTACGAATTGGCTTGGAATAAATTTTATCATATTCACCGTGTTTGCTAATGGCGCAGGAAATAATCCCATACCACCCTTTTGAGTTTTCTGTCGTCGTTTCTGTCGTCGTTTCTGCCTACGTTTTTTTGGCCGTTTATTTTGTGTCTGGTTCAATAGTTTTGGATTACACAATCGTTTGCATGTTTTTTTATAGACTAATTCGGTGGAATTAATAAACGCACAGTTTTGTTTTGTTTTTGGTTTGAAATGTCTTTTATTAAATAGTTTGTAAGATTCAGCACATGCTGTTTTACATTTACCCATTATATATTATAATAAGAAAACTAAATATAGATTTAGTCAATATCAACATGTGTCAATATATGTCGCCTGCAACACATCGATTGTAGTTTTAATTCATCCAATGTAATTCCCTCTGGTGTCTTTTTAATATATTCTGGTGTCAGATATAGAACTTTGTCTTCATCAATATCCAGTGATATTTTTTTTTGTCGAACATTCTCTAGATAATACTTATATTTGTCGGCAAGAACCTTTCCGCAGGTAAAACATCTTACTGGGATGATCATCTTATAGAATATATCTATAATATAACTTTGAATCAATTTTTATTATAATAAAGATTAATTCGTATGTTGCTTCTTCAACATTCTCTCTATTTCGAAAGGTTCTTTCATCCCCGAACTTCTAAATATATTTAGCCCCTCTGATAATGTTTCTGTAAATTTAATTTTATGTTTCTCTAATGTTTGATTTTCATTATCATTCTTAAAAGAAATATCATTTAATATACTAAATACAACAAATCCAGTAATAGATAATACTATAAGAATAATCATATCAATATTTGCTGCAATGAAGCCAATATGTTTAAATATAATTCCAATAAATGAATCACCAAATAATTGTTCTGCATTTTCATTGATAAAATTTCCAATAAGTATAATAAATCCAATAAGTATAATACCACTCACTAAGATAATTCCTATTTCCATTATATTACCATAATATTAAAAAAGAAGTTCTACTGTTCTTTAAGTTGTTTTTGTTCTTTAAGTTGTTTTTGTTCTTTAAGTTGTTTTTGTTCTTTAAGTTGTTTTTGTTCTTTAAGTTCTTTAAGTTCTTTTCCATTATTGTTATCTGGTGAAAATCATCGGTCCATCTGTTGTAAGTTTCCTGGTAAGAACCAAATTCTCTGCATGAATCTTATCATGACATATCTTACAAACAGCACATAGATTCGATAGATGATTTTTATGACCACCATCAGGCAAATATCCATTACCATCAGCATCACATTGGTATTCAAGATGGTGTGTATCTACTGCATCTCTTTTATTACAAATTTCGCATATACCAACCAACTTCTCTCTATTATATCTAGATTGTTTTGTTTCACTAACACTTCTTTCAATTGGAAAGTAACTGCGTCGCAGTTCATGTGCTCGTTCAAGAAACTGTGGTTTCATATTGAGTGCTTTGCATACTTCCAGGCCATACATTCTCTCTCCCGACCCTTCTTGAAGCAATCTATCATATACTAAAACTTTTTTCTCATTATCATAATGTACTTTCATATGTTTGAATACTACATTATTAAGTGCAGTTACCTCTGGTTTATCAACAATCTCATGCATATGTGTTGCAAAAATGAAACTGGATTCTATCTTTGTAAAATGCTCAATGCCAGCAATAAAAATACTGATAGCTGATTCGGTTTCTGTACCAGAGCACAGTTCATCACCTAGAATAAGACTGTTCTCATTAGCATTATTAATAATATTTCTTAGTTCTATGATTTCAACAGCAAATGTTGAGAGACCTTTGAATAGATTGTCATTACCAATAATTCGCGTGAATATTTTGTGGTATGGATAAAACGTCATGGATTCGCATGGAACAAAGAAACCTGCCTGAGCCAAAATTACGGAAATTCCAACTGCCCTGATAAGACTTGTTTTACCGACAGCATTTGTACCATATAGGAGAACACCCTTTTCGTCCATGCCGATATTGATGTCATTCGGAACATATTTATCATTTTTCTGGATATGTTCAATAAGAGCATGACGCATTTTTGAAATTTCAATAAATGATTTACCGTTATTATTATCGATGATTTCAGGTTTTGCATAGTTGAATTTTTTGGCAACAAACCCTTTTGTATAGGTAATATCCATTTTTGTGATGGCATTGACAATATCAAAAAAATGAGTATTGAATTTTTTAAGCTCATCTACAAACTGATTGAATACTTGACCGATTAATGTATGTAGAATATGGCGAGTGTTACTATATTCACTACAAATTGTAGATATTTCACTGGATGTAATATGTGTTTTATCTTTTCCACTATTTATAAATGTAATTAAATCAAGAGATAGAGAGAATGTTTTGTCTATACCATCATAACTAGATTTATAAGTAAGTTCTCTCTGTGAACTCAAATGACTAAGATAAAGTTTTAGTACACTACCGCGTTTGCGTGTGCATTCAAAAGATACGTCTAATCCACTGGTAATATGCATTTTAATAGGTTCTTTTGAAGCTAGCTTTGTTTTTTCTTTCTCTTTCAATGTTGTATTTAAAAAATTCAAAATACAAATCATTTTGTCATTGGATTCTATAAATATTCTCTCTCTATCATCTAAATCTTCTCTAAAACCTTTGTTGATATAATTAAGTATGACATCTTCACTGTCGTTAATCTTCTCAAAATTAATAACATGTTTAATATATTTAGCAACCTCTTCAGTCTGTGTAACAAAAGTATCATAATTGGTATCGCCGAATACATGTGATAAGATACATTCATGTTGAGGTTCTCTCTTCAACTCATCAAATAACATACTAGCAAATGTGATATTGTCATATAAGTCAACAACATCTTTGACACTAAGTTTGTTATTGATGATCTTCCTGTATTGATATTCAACATCACCTATCTTTTCAAGATATGTTTTTACAAAAGAAAGATCTGTCAAGTTAGAGAGAATATATTCAGTAATAGAATATTCTGCTTGAAGTTTATCGATATTGGTAATAGGCCGCGTGATAACCTCATTCATTTTGCGTTTTCCCATTTTAGTACTGCACCGATTGAGTAGATCGCAAATAGAAGATGCTGCGCCAGTATGGTTACCATCATTAATAATATTGAGTTGTTTAAGAGTATGGTTTGCAAGAATAAGTTTATCGGTATCTTCTTCATAGAAAGGAACATTGATATTTTTAACAAGATTTGTATTGTGCTTCATTAGGAAGTCCAAAAGATAGCAAAAAGATTGAAATGCAAGAGGATGATGGGCAAGAATGTCAATAGTTTCCTGTTTTTGTTTATAGTCGTAAATTTTGCCGATGATTTCATCTTGGAAGGTTTGTTTTTCGCATTTATCAATAGATTCGTCAATACATTCACCGATAGGTTTTACATGGACAACCTTAGATACGATATTTGCGTATGTCAAAATTTTTTGAAGAGCGGAGTCAGATAGATTTCCGATGATTAATGTTTCACATGGGTTATAAATAGAATTAAATCGTTCTAGTTCATCATATGTAGTCGGGAAATCCAAATATTCGGTTGTAAATTCATATATACTAGATGAACCAGTTGAAGAATTTACAATAGAAATGCCAATCACAATCATATCTGATTTAGGATGACATCGTTCTTTATATTGGGATACCCAAACACACATGATATTATTAGAAAGAATATTCTCCCCCGAATCAATCATCGTACCAGCTGAATAAATACAATTCAAACTTCGTGTAGTATTTTTGGTATTTGTATCTTGCACAAATAATGGTATTGTATAGCCATTATCTTTCAAAAGTGTTATATATTTATCAAATTGGGGTACTGGGCAACCTGCCATTACAATAACAAATGGGCCTGATACTTTATTATTTGGATTTATGAGAGAATATGTTTCACTGCTTAATTTAGAATCTCTACCAATTGACATCCGGAATCCGCAAATTTTACAAACATCTTTTATACATGAAAAATGGACATCACCTTTGGCGTCTTTAAGTGCATATATTTCATAAAAACTTCCAACCTGCATAAGAACCAATGTTTTTGGACCATACTGTTTTTTATAGTTGACAGTTTCTTGGAAATAATCATCGTATATGGTCATATATATATATATGTATATATATTTAAGTACTATTTACATGTCTTCTTTAATAAAATTATTCAGTAACACATCACCGTTTTTATTTTCCAATTCTCCAGATAATTTTGCATTCGTATAAATAGACCGCAAAACGTCATCTGGTGCAGTTGATCCAACTTCTAGCAAACTATTTTGCTTTAAATATTCCTTGACCTTTTTCATTGGAGTTATATTTAATAGATGTTTTTCGTTACGAATATTTTTGCGCGTAGTATTATCATTAATTAAGACTGATACTTTTTTCCCAATCTTGCCCAGTTTCATTTTCTGAGTTTGTTTGCCATTTTTTTTTGCGTTTGATTGTTTAGTTGGTATATTGTTTTCAATATCTTTAATAATTTCATTTTCTGGTATCATATCTAATATATTTACTTCGTCCATCTTAGACTCCACAATCTTGTCTATGTTTGCCATCACTGGTAGCTCTTCTACATCCAATACAATATTATCTAATATAGGACTTGACATTGGAGTTACATGTAAATCGGGTGGAGGAGATGTTAATGTGCGTTCATCAATATTAATATTCATTGTGGGTGGATTTGTATTATCAAATTCATGAATATTATTATTATCAGTATTAAACGTTATATTTCGCCGAGTTGTAGTCTTTTGATAGGTTGGTTTTGTTCCACGTTTCAAACATCCATATTTCGGTTCATTATTTTTTCTTGTTTTACCCGCATTACCAGATATACGAAGGGGAGGCTCCTGCAATTCATCCGGCAAATCTAAATTTACTTGTTCAAATGAAATTTTGGACTTGAATTGATTAGCAGGCACAGCAGCAGGCACAGCAGCAGGCACAGCGAGAGCAGGCACAGCGAGAGCAGGCACAGCAGCGGGAGCGGGCACAGCGAGAGCAGCGGGCACAGCAGGCGGGGCAGGTACCAGGTTTTTATCTAAAAATTTGATAGTCCCATTAAAAGAGTTATCGGTTTGTTTTTTAATTTTGACGCCATGTTTAACAGAAACAGGTTTCGTATTGGTATTAATTTGTTTTAAAATTTTCCGTCGGAGTTTTGTAATAGACGAACTTTCGCTCCTCTTAAATAGAGGCCCTTTTTTTTTTAAAGAGGTCTTTCTGGGTTTTAATAATTCTGGATTGAACTTTATTTTTTTACTCATTATATTGTGATTTCAATATTAATTATTACTTTAAACTTATATAAAATTGATTTATATATAAACACAACTTAACAAAGAATAGAACTATGAACAAAACGCAGAAATGGGCATCAATCGAAGATCCGTGGACAATTATTAGCAAATATTTTGAAAATGGTTATTTGCAGCGAATGGTCAAGCACCAGATTGAAGCCTTTGATAATTTTACAAACATCCAAATTGAAAAAACGATTGAAATGTTTAACCCAGTAAAGATTCATTCCGATAACGACTATGATGAAGAACATAAAAAATACAAATTAGAAGTTGAATTAAATTTCAAAAATTTCAATCTATATCAACCTCAGATTCATGAAAACAATGGCGCAGCAAAGGTGATGTTCCCACAGCAAGCACGGAAGCGCAATTTTACATATGCTTCCAAAATGACAATTGATATTCATATTAAATATATCATTCGAAATGGAGACAATTTGGAAAACATTCAAATCCACAATAAAATTGTAGAAGGTATCCATATTGGAAAACTTCCAATTATGCTGAGGTCATCTGTTTGTGTGTTATCGCAATATAATGCACTTAACTATACTCAGACAGGTGAATGTAAATATGATGCAGGAGGGTATTTCATTATTAATGGATCAGAGAAAACTGTACTTGGTCAAGAACGTGCTGCCGAAAACAAAATTTATTGTTTTAATCTGCTTAAAAGTACAAAATGGACATGGCAGGCAGAAATGAAATCAGTTCCAGATTTCAAATGCATTTCACCCAAACAGATAAATATTACCATTAATAAGAAAAACAATGGATATGGTTATGGATTGTTCGTTAATGTTCCACGAGTAAAGCAACCAATTCCATTGTTCATTATGTTCAGAGCCTTTGGTATTATTTCAGATAAACTCATTTGTAGATATATTGTAAACGATTTTAATGAGACACTCGTTGATACACTTAAAGCTTCCATTGTAGATGCATGCAATTACAACACCCAAGAAGAAGCATTGGAGTACATCACAAGTAATGTAATATTTGTACCCATCAATATGGATAAAGAAACTGGTCAGCAAAAAAAACGGTCTTATGCAGAAGACATTATTGAAAATGACATATTTCCGCATAATAAAACGACCACCCAAAAGATATTCTATTTGGGCTACATGGCAAACCGTTTGATCCAGACAAGTATGGGACTCATTGCCGCAACCGATAGGGATTCGTATATTAATAAACGAATCGATTCTACTGGGTCCCTCCTAAATAACCTGTTTAGAAATTATTTCAATAAGCTCGTCAAAGATACCCAAAAACAGATCATCCGGGAAATTAACAATGGTTCCTGGCGATCAACCAACAATTTCGAAGAAATTATTAATCAAACCAATATTTACAAAATTATTAAAACCGGCACGATTGAAAACGGCATTAAAAGAGCCCTCGCAACTGGAGACTTTGGTCTGAAACATATTAACAACAATAAGGTTGGTGTCGCTCAAGTATTAAGCAGACTTACATATATTTCCAGTCTTAGTCATTTGAGACGCATTAACACACCAATCGATAAAAGCGGAAAGTTGATTCAGCCCAGAAAATTGCATAATAGTTCATGGGGATTTCTATGTCCAGCAGAGACACCAGAAGGTGCTTCGGTTGGTGTCGTAAAGAATATGAGTTATATGTCACATCTGACAAATCCATGCGAAAGTGACGCATTGTATGACTTTGTAAAACCATTTATTACATCTTTGGATGAAATCGAACTTACCACTTTTGCATCACAGGTTAAAGTATTCGTGAATGGTTCCTGGATAGGTGTCACACAAAATGCAGTGGAGTTGTATGCAGATTTAAAGAAAAAGAAACATACTGGTGTTATTAATATCTACACATCAATTATCTTTGACTATACATACAAAGAAATCCGGATTTGTAATGATCGGGGGCGTATTACGAGACCAGTATTGCGGGTTGAGAATAATAAGTTGGTTGCAACACCAGAAATCATAAAACAACTCAGTTCTAAAACCATTAACTGGAATGATTTACTTATCGGTACCGGCATCGGTAATTCAATTATTGAATATATTGACCCAGAGGAACAAAATAGCTGCATGATTGCTATGAATATTAAAAATTTGGAAGACCATCATTTTACAACACATTGTGAAATTCATCCAAGTACCATATTTGGAATTCTGGCATCATGTATCCCATTTCCAGAGCATAATCAATCACCAAGAAATACCTATCAATGTGCGATGGGCAAACAGGCGATGGGTGTATATGTAACAAACTTTGATGATAGACTTGATAAGACCGCATATGTATTGAATTATCCTATGCGACCACTTGTTGATACGCGAATTATGGGAATGATTAATTTGCATAAAATTCCGAGTGGGTCACCAGTTATTGTTGCAATCATGACACACACTGGATTTAATCAGGAAGATAGTATTTTATTTAACCAAGGTTCAGTCGACCGCGGATTGTTTCAAGCAACCATTTATCACACTGAGAAGGATGAGGACAAAAAAATCAATGGAGATGAAGAAATAAGGTGCAAACCAGACCGTGCAAAGACTGCATCAATTAAATTTGGAAATTACAATAAGCTTTCAAAGACTGGTATTGTACCGGAGAATACATTGGTAGAGAATTTAGACATTATTATTGGAAAGGTGATTCCGATTAAAGAGAATAAGAATGACCCAACCAAGGTTATTAAATATGCGGACCATAGTCGATCATTTAGGACAAATGAGGAAGTTTATATTGACGAAAATTATGTTGACCGAAATGGAGACGGCTATAACTTTTGTAAAGTTCGTATGAGAACTATGCGGCAACCAGTAATTGGAGACAAGTTTAGCTCGCGTCATGGACAAAAAGGTACAATTGGAAATATAATTCCTGAGGCAGATATGCCATACACGCAAAGCGGACTGAAACCGGACATTATTATTAATCCGCATGCTATTCCATCTAGAATGACGATTGCTCAGCTGAAAGAAACTCTTTTGGGAAAAATTTTGGTTGAATTGGGATTATTTGGAGATGGCACAAGTTTTGGTGATTTAGAGATTAATTCAATTCGCAATGAATTATTGAAATTGGGATATGAAAAAAATGGCAATGAAATTATGTACAATGGTTTAACAGGAGAACAACTCACTAGTGATATCTTTATTGGCCCAGTGTTTTATCAGCGACTTAAACACATGGTTAAAGATAAGGAACACAGTCGTTCAATTGGACCATGTGTCAATTTTACGAGACAACCTGCCGAGGGTAGATCTCGGGCAGGCGGTCTTCGTTTTGGAGAGATGGAACGGGATTGTATGGTTTCGCATGGTGCGGCCAGATTTACAAAGGGACGATTGTTTGATGCGTCAGATAAATTCTCAGTTACAGTTTGCAAGAGCTGCGGTTTGGTTGCAAGTTATAATGATGAGCATAATATACATGATTGTAGAACGTGTGGGAATCGAATTAATTTTGCAAATGTAGATTTGCCATATGCATGTAAATTATTGTTTCAAGAATTGATAACAATGAATGTTGCACCACGGATTATGGTGGAATAAATATAGGGATAATAAATATAGGGATAATAAATATAAAATATTTTTTATATATAAATGACGCTTAATACGAAATTAGACCCTAATTATTTAGGAAAAGGTGGCGAAATGTCATTTATGCGAAAACTGCGTGTAACTTCTTGGCATAATATTAATCCTGCTACAAATAAACAACAAGGCTTTTTAAAACATAATAATTCTGGCGTATCTACTACTACGCGCACGAGTGGAAGTGTAGTTGATGCAAGTGATTATATCAGATATAAAAAAATTGGGGCAGCCACCGAACATATGAATTAATTCTATTTTTAATATTAATTAAATATATAAATGCAGAAATATTTAGCAGAATTCGTCGGAACTATGTTCCTCGTTCTCGTTGTACTTTCCTCCTCCAATCCCCTTGTGATTGGTGCCGGTTTAGCAATTGCTGCTATGGTAACCGGAAAAGTTTCGGGAGGCCATCTAAATCCTGCGATCTCAGTAGTTATGAGTGTAGCGAAAAAGATGCCATCTAACGACCTATTGCCTTACATTGTTGCCCAGGTTGCTGGTGGTTTAGTCGCTCTTGAACTCAAGAAACGCATGAAATAAATATGATATATATTTAATATTAATATATATTATATGGCAAATTGCACGAAACGGCGTACTAAAACGCGTACGAAAACACGTACTAAAACGCGTACGAAACCACGCACGAAACCACGTACGAAAACACGCACGAAACCACGTACGAAAACACGTACGAAAACACGCACGAAAACACGCACGAAAACAAAGTCTCCCCGAAAAAAACAAAAGTCGCCGATCCGTAAGGGGAGGTCACGACGATATAAGCACAGAGGAGGAGTAAACTTTCTTGGCGCTTTAAAAGATGCTTTTGGAGGAAAAGTTTCCGACCCGGCGAGCACAGCTGCGAAAAAAAAAACTCCAGGAGCCGAAGAAGTAGCAGCAGACGTAGCACCAGCCGAACCGAATCTAGCAGGAGCAGCAGGAGCCCAACCGAAGCTACCAGCAGCAGACGCAAAAGCAGCACCAGACGCAAAAGCAGCACCAGACGCAAAAGCAGCACCAGCAGTAGTAGTAGCACCAGCAGGAGTAGTAGCACCAGCACCAGTAGTAGCAGGAGCAGATAAAGCACCAGCACCAGTAGTAGCACCAGCAGCAGTAGCTAAACCACAAGTACAAGTACAAGCGCCGGGAGGAGATGTGAATAAGTAGATGGCTCCTTTAAGTTTTGCGTTTTCTGTCAATTCTATATAACATATATAAAATTAACATTGCAAATGTACTAAGAAATATCTTTCCGTATAATTTATTTGTTTTTTTAAGTTTTTCTAATGTAAACCCCTGACTCCCTGGTGCACATGAATCAATTAAAGGTTGGTGATTTTTTGTAATATATTCATAATCCTTAGTATGGATGAATTTATGTTGGCATCCGCCACTTGCTGGCAATGTGATTGGTTTACATGTGATATCTGTATCAAATAGATTATCTAAATAATAAGGCATAGTCCTCTTTGTCAACGCAGTATCAGGATCGTAATTTTTAAAATCTATTTCAAATAGAAGACCTTTTGGTGGTTCGCGTTCAGTAATAGTCATTCGATGATATATACCATCTTCACTTCCATGCTGTTCTATAATACGCGTAATCGGTATCGCTTTATCGGTGCCAACAGTTAATTTATTTTTTTTGATTTTTATGATTCCAGCGCCAAGGTTTATTACCGGATTGGCGGGCATGATGACAAGCGAAATGTCCTCCTCTACCTTCCCAGTAGTACCAAACGTTAATATTTTATCTGGGGTCTGCTGATACGTTATAATACTGGTCGTCCATCCCGAAGGTATAATTTCTTCTTCAGGACTAATTTCCAAGTCCTTAACGGGTTCATTATTTTTCCAAAGATTTTTTAATAAATTTTTACTACCTGTTTGATTATTAATAATATAATTATATCTGGTACATGGTTTACCGTCGCATAACATTGGATATGAAAAATATGACTCACCAACATTATTATAACAAGGAAATCCTGTGTCCTGAAAATAATTTTCCGTCTTATATATTTCAGTTAAATTTTGCGGAGAATCGAACATATATGGTATTATGTAGTCAATATTTTCCACAGCTCGGTTACCAGCCCTTTTTAAGACGGCGCCTTTACAACTGTCATTCCCCTCTTTGAGTCCATCACAGTTCGCCAGATTCCGCGAAACATCATGACTCCATATTTTGTCTTCGAATTTTCCCTTATAAATCGCTAAATATTGATTTTGAGAATTATATCCATTATACATAATATAAACTATCATTTTTTTTTTGAAAATAATAACAATAACATAAATGTTAAAAATAATGGTATAAAAGATTTAGCTAGTCTAGATTTATCAATTATGAACCCTTCTACAATTCGTTCTACTTGGTCAGGGTGCCGACCTAAAAATTTCATTTCTGCGTCTTCAAACACAGAGACAAATGCAGTATTGGCGCTATTGCCATCAGTCAAAGGACGTATATTAACTGAGGTACATGCTTCAAATTGAGATGATAAAATACGCATATTTCGCGAATCATGTGAATTTTTTATAATGCTTTCGAATGCAGTTTTAGGATATCTATCATCAGCGTCATCATTCAAATTAAGGCGCGGTCTTTCTACCATAATATAAGAACTTGGCTTTGGATCAGCCGAAAATATTGAATCTATACATTTTTTATGGACAATATCTTTGCCATCAACTGTCTCCGCAATAGAAATAACCTGCATTTTATTTTCAGTCTCCGCTTCGTCAATAACGCCAGCCCCTCTGGGCATATTCACCATCTTCTTTCTCCAGTCATTTCTGGTTTTAGGGAAGAATTTCATGGCCGGATACTCCACCGTATCCATCCCCCTCGGATCGGGTGGGGGCGGCATGTTTGTGGGGGGGGCCGGTTTTTCTCCTCGTTTCCAAAAGGAATCATCACGATAGGGTTTAAAAAAACTGGTTTTATCGTTCGTCATATTATATTATATATATATATTAATGATATCAATTCAAAGACGTATCCTAATTGCCCCAGCCCTGCCGGGAGACATTAATAGAGAACATGGCAAAGCTATGCCAATAAAACATTATAGATTAAGTACTGATTGTGATTGCACAAGTACATCACAAGGTCCTTATAGAGATACCGATGTATGTGAAAGTAGTTACAATCCTGAATTAAGTGCGTTAAAAAAGGTGCGTAATTCAGGAGGCACAACTAGACAAACAATGTCAAATGCTGAATATTTAAAGAGTCGTTCTAAAACATATGAACAAAAAAGCCATCATTTTGTTAAATCGGCAGCAGATACTGCACGCAATTTATATAAAGCACAAGGGTCTGGAACAAAACTGGATAGCAACGGTAATCCAATCGACTACTGTACTACATGGAAACCATCTAATAAATATTTTAATCAAGATGGTGGTGTTTCCAATAGTACCAATATTAATAAAATAAAATATAACACAATTCAAAAACATGCCAAAACAATGTTGAGCGAATTTGACAAGTCGGTTGCAAATGCATATGCATATTCAGGTCGTGCTGCTGCCCCTTTTACGGATAAATCTAAATTGCAAACCGCGATGCCTGGAATGTTTAGGCGGAAAGGAAACCGTCAAAGTTGTGATGTTTGTAAATAATCAATACTTATACTGTTTTTTGATGTATATTTGTTATATCCAATATTATTTTTAATACACCATTGAATACATTTTGTAATATTATTTTTAATCATTTCTTCAACCTTTTTATTTAGGTCATTTTTTTGATATTTAATAAGTGATATTGTATTCTGTATGACATTTATTTGAAATTGGCAAAGAACATTTGAAATCTCTTCAATACGAGTAACATAAAAAATGGGCATTTTAGTATTAAGAATACCCGATATATATTTTTGGTCTGCTTTTTCTTGAGAAGATTCAAGTGTTTTAATAATAGTGCTAAATGTATTTTTGTATTGTTCTGTGGTTGTAAATTTGAAAGATTTACAAACGATATATTTTTCGGAGTTTGCTAGACGACTTGTTTGTGGCTTAAAAATATATACTTTATCATAAAACATATTTAAAATATAAATAAATTCAATTGTAGATTTGAAAAAAATATCAAATATTTTAAGTATAAAATGACCCTTATAAGCTTGTATTGATATAGCATATAAGATTTGGGCTAATATTAATTTGCTTGACATATTTTCTTGATTATTAAAGTTTGATGAAAAATCAAAACCCCCATCACCAGTAATAATATTCATGGTATTTTTGAATTTATTTACAGTATGTAAATAATTTATATAACTAATAATATTTCCGGTATTGTCTTCACCATATTCAATATGAATTTTAGGATTATTTTTAAGTAATTTAGGATTTTTCTTCCAGCCAGGAATATTATCATCTTCTCCAATAAGGGTCATGCCATAAAATTTATCATTTGAATTATTGCGAAGGTGACAGATTGCTTCTATAAATCCACCGGGTCCTTCACATAGATGAAATGATGAAATACTAAATCTGTTGTCAGGTATAATATCAAAAAGATTGGCAATTTCGACGAATTTGAAGTATGCTCGTGATACAGGTTTATATTTTGAAACGGACTGTTTAAGACTAGGTATTTGTGTATGTATGTATTCATATGTGTTGGTGAATTTTTTGTATATATCCCATTTATCCGTATGAGATTCGATTTCTCTTTTTAATGTTGATAAATATTTATGGGTTGTTTTACAAACATTATTTAATAATTTGTCATCAAGTTCTATGTGAATATCACTACTGTCTAATGTACTAGAAATATGTGGCAATAAATAATAAGACATCTATTATTTATTGTAAAGAACTTTTAAATCATAATACTATCATTTAGGCGGTTTAAGTGTATCTGTAATATCAACCATGGATGGCTCCCCTCTTGCATCACGTGCCCGCTTACCTAGAACCCGCGGGTCTGTTATTGAAATACCTTCTTCTTCTGGTGCGCCTTCGTCTGCTGCGTCGTCTGCTGCGTCGTCTTCTGCGTCTGCGTCTGCGTCTTCTTCTGCGTCTTCTTCTGCGTCTGCGTCTGCGGCGTCTGCGTCTGCAGCGTCTGGCTCTGCGGCGTCTGCGTCTGCAGCGTCTGGCTCTGCGTCTTCTTCTGCGTCTTCATTTGCGTCAAGTTCTGAGCCAAGTTCTGAGCCAAGTTCTGTATCAAGAACATCTTCTTCGGGTATTGCTGATGAAAAGTTTATTTTTTGGAATGGAGTAGTAGTAGATTCTACATCATCAAGAACAACGGTTGCTGCATCAACAGTGCGTATCTTTTTGTAAATGAAGAACCGGTTTAGAAATGAAATAGCTTTTTCATTTTCACTCATTTTATGAGATTGTCCATAGGTTTGTTTTTCTGCCAACATTTTCGTAAATAGTATGCTAAAATTACCAGATGAAACTGGCATATCTAATGCATTGGCTTCTTGTTGTGAAAGTAATTCAAATCCATAATTTTCCATAACTCTATTTAGATAATTAAAATTTACAAGATATTCTCTAAATTTTTTGCCTATAGTTTCTTGTAGCACGTCAATAGCATATCCTAAACAGGAGCTATCATTATCAAATGAGGTGTTATCATATTGTTTGGTAACTTCTAACAATTTATGGTCATTCTCTCCAATAACAAAACTTTCTCCCTTGGAAAGAGAGGCCAATTTATTAAAGATTTCGGTACCATCATAACATGTTCCAACAAAATAACCACCAATCTTTGTATTTTCGGCCACATTCCGAATAAATCCTCTAAGTGAAACCATATCTTCAAAGAAATAATGCAGTGCAAATTGACATGAAGATATATTAAATCCCGCACTAACTCTACCATAATGACGTGCAAGTCCCTTCCCTATTTGTTTCTCATCGTTTGGTCCTCTGCCGATGGTTGAATTATAGATCATTTTATCGCGTTCGCTGTTAAAGCCAGTTCCTTCCTTTAAATTATATTTCGAATTACAAATAGTAAAGAGCGCAGTTAATTGAGAATTAGTTTGATTCTTCATTTCGATATATCTTACACAAGCACCGTCTTGTTTATTTTCAATATTATCCTGTGATACATCAACCCCTAATACAAATGATAATTTAGCCATTTTCCATTTATTTAGATCACCCGCTTTACCAACAGCATAATCAATAAGTGTATCACCAGGATTACTTAAATTCATAATAAGACTATTTTTAACATATAAGTTGTGAAAATTTCTCATAGACTTGGTTTTGCTTTTGGATTTATCGCCGGTATAATAAACACCACTATCAAAATCTTCTGGAATATTTTGACCTGTTATAATCATCTCTAATGTGATAGGCTCATGAATTGATTTCCAATTACTATTTGCAACATCATATGAATTACCATATACTTTTTCACCGGATAAATATTGAGCAGTTTTATCATATCTCACTTTAATGGGGATCCATCGCCATTTGCTTTTATTGTCTCTAATATATTTAAATTCAACAATAGCTTTGTCTGTAAATATATCTCCGTCTTCGGTCATCATTTGCAACGTTCCAACTGCATCTTTTTGAAGTTTAATGTTACAAATATGTGCTTCATCATCACTGGGATTTGTAGGATGAAATGGTGCCGGTTTATAAATATTCGAACGTTTAGGAATGATGATATTATCATCAATGACATTTTGACAGGGATTAACAAATTGTTCCGAAAATCCACAACGCAATGTAAGTGTTTTATAACGTTCGATATTTGGGCCAATCATATCATAAATAGCATCACTACTAGCCTGGTTTTTGATAGTAGTTACTAAGAAATCGACAGTATTATGTTCAGGTGGTTTCCATTTGAAACTTCTAGTCCATGTTTTCTTTTTATTTACAATTTTGTCTTTCTTTTCATTAATACCAACACCTAAATCACTAGGTGTAAAAATCAAACCGTCTGTTTCGTATTCAAGATTTCCACCATGTGCATTGTCGATAATTTTTTTACAAGAAGCAAATATGTTATCACTGGCATAAAATGTTTTACATTTAATTTTCAAAATATTACTAAGATTATCAACAATATTACGTGTAGAGTCGTCGACCATTTTTGTCAATTCAATAAGCAATTGATATCTTGACCGGTCCTTGTCGTGAAATGGAAGATGTCTAACATCAATACCATTTGAGAAATAAATATCAAAGCTTGCATAAAGATTTATATAATCACTCGATTTACCATATAGAATATGCTCGCCATCTAATATAGAGTTAAAACATGTTTTATTATTGCATTTCATACCAGTAAATTGAACTTCCATATTGGTACTAATAAGATAAATATTACCATCGCTGTTAATTATTAGTAACTTGCGCAAACCATCGGCTTTATCAGTCACAGTATAATTCTTAGTAATATTTGGACCAATTTGTTCATTATCGGTTTTAACAATATTGACAAGTTGCAATGTAATAGAATTTGGTCCTATAAAATTACGTGAGTTCATCACAATTTGCTCAGGTTTTTTCATGTATTTTTGATATGTATCGATAGGCGGATTACCGTTGACGATATTATAGTAATTTGTTAGAACATAAGATTGCATCGTTTGTGGTATTGGATAATTAGTTTCTTGTAACCCAGACGATATATATTTAACCATTTTTTTTATAACACTAATTACCGTCTGCATATCCCAGTCATTCGGCAAGATTTCGAATTCTATTTCATAATTTTCAGGATTATTAAATACATTTGCCGCTTCGATTGTATATTCAGGGGTATATTGCCCACCCTGAATTTTAGATGACTTAGTAATTGTCATATCCACCTTTACATTAGGCATTGATTCGTGAACCAAAGTGATGCGACTAATATAACGAAACCGTTTAGACATATCTTTCCATGTAGAAAGGTAGCCATTAATTTTATCCATATCTTCAACATTGCGTTCAATTTGGTAAGATAGACGAAATTGAAATTCACTATTATCATATGGATGAATTCCCAAAGGTTTAGATTTTTCTAAAAATGAATACCGCTCGGCTGGTATTTTAGATAGATTGTTTGTTTTACAATAGGTTGAAATATTTTCTGTACCATAGATATCACATCTAACATTTTTCATATTAGAGCTCATGATTCTCAACCGGTTCTCAGTGTGGTTGCTTACCAGTTTGAATCCAATTGAACGTAATTTTTTGATTACATTATCGTAATTAATTTTGGTAATTTTACCATATTTTGTTCCGAACCGTATTTCCAGTTCATGTTCTGTATTAGGATTAGTTGAACCACTATTTTCTAAATAGTTTGCTATGATTGGTTCCATTATATATATATAATGTTATTATTATTTATTCAATTATTAATAATACTTAATATCGTATCATATAAATCTTGTTTCTTACGCCGTTTTCCATTAGAATCTTCTAATGCAATATTTAGCTTAATGGCATAATTATGTAAGTCATCAAGTTTATATGCACTGACTGGTTTAATAAATCTTTTAATACTATCCATTTTACATAGATTCAATCTATAATAATCGATATCATTCTTATTTGTATCAATCATATATTCACCTTTATTAAACACAACAATGTTGGGTGTCTTAGTTGCATCACCCGTTTCAAAATAGAATGCATTGTGAATATAAACAATATCGATTTTATGATAAATACATAGCAAAAAAAATACATCAATAGATATTCTCTTATCATTCACAAGCTCACTTTCGACTCCAATTCTGGTTAGTTTAAGTTCTTTTAGGAGCGGTTTATTGCTACGAATAATATCAACAAACTCAAATTTCATTTGTTTTTCAACCGAAAAAATATTATTTTGAACCATATTGTATTCATCGATTCCTTTATGAAATATGAAAAAACACCAAAATAGTTGGTCTTGTGATTTAGGAATATTAATAAATCGGTCACGTTTAACCGCCTGTGATTTGGGTATATTAGCTTTTGAAGAGAAGGTCTCAAATGATTTATCAATAAGATTGTTAAATAAATCATTTGTAAGAGAATACTTATTAAGATTATCGAGATTAAATGTTTCCATTGTTAATAGTATCTATTAAATTATCTTTAATATCTTTATCAAAATAATTATCTTTGTATGTTTTTTTAACATCTTCTGTTGTTTTGAGAAGATTTTCTTGCGAAATAATATGTTCAAGATGTGTATCTAACTTAGAGAGAATATCATCTGACATCCCAGTCAGATTTATGAAGACTCCATTCTTATTTTCATTAATTGGAATTTTATTTTCTTTAAATAAACGTAGTATTTGTATTTGTTGTTCTTTATTTAAATTTTCTATTGTATCTCGCATCTTAGCCAATTCATACGGCATTTAATATATATAAAAATAAATTGTTTTTATATATTTTTAACAACAACATTTCCAACCAACCTTTTTATTCAACTTTATCTTCTTTTTTTCAACATCTATTAATACATTAATCGTCGCAGGTATCATTGATTTAATAATTGGTTCATATACTTCTAATTCACCACTATTTGTCTCATCCAATAATAATAGGATTGCATCTATAATTACCTGGCGTTTCTGGTGCCCCGATAAATTTTTAACTGTTGATAAATATTGAATACATTCAACAACAACTTCCAACATATTTTCTAGATTAAAACCATTGGGGTATTTAGATTCTAAATAATTTTTTAGTTCTTCAGCATATTTTGACACACGTCTAACATTAGTTTTTACATTACTAATCGTATTAGAAATACCATTAGATAACTGAACTTCAATTGAGCTTAATCCCTTATTAATAGCATCGGCATTCATTATACTATCCCCAAAGAAAATATTTATATGCTAATTTAATTTATATGCTAATTAATTGACAATTTCGGTTGTGTAATCTCTCCACTTTTAATCTCACCAATCACTGATATATATTTGTCATTTAATTCATACCGTTGTCCAATAACAGACACATTAATAGTATCTCCTTCATTTGCCTTGATAAATGTTTGATTATTGTTGTGGTGGTCTCGTGCAATAAATATAATTACCGGTGATGGGTCTTCATCTATTTCGGCTCGGATACCTGCCTTTGTTTTATTTTTAATGATGCAGCTAAAAATCATTCCTTCGACCGGAAGACAAATCTCACACTCAAATACAACATTAATGTTAATAGTATTGCCTTGAATCACTCCACAGCTTTTTGAAATAAATTTATATGAATCTGTTTTAATATAACCCTCCGAGACACATTTTCCTTCACATGTCTCGACTATTTTTTTTTTCAAAGTTTCATCTAATTTTCGATTAATACTTTTTATCGGCAGATTTATTCTTTTTGTTAAAATACTTTTTGAATATATATTCTGTCGAGAAGTCATTATATATTACTATATTTTATATTTTATATCAATTATTAATATTTAATTAGTGGTCTCGTCATCAGCAGCACTGGCATCAGCAGCGGGCACTT